CCATCACACTCACTAGTAGATTCCGTTTCCATAGAACGGATATGTTCCCGCATATGTTGACGCTCCTGTTCTACCGCTATAGATATACAGATTTCCCACAAACAACGTCGGTTGCATGTTGTTGTGATTAATTACTGCCTATAGTATAGTATGTCTTCGGGAGCTCGAAATAATAATTCTGTAACATTTCTTACATCAATACCCGCAGGCTCTGTATTAAGGGCCCTAAAGGTAAAGTCGTTATCTGATTTTAAGAAGCTTGTTCAATCGAAACCCGGTGCGGGTACAGATAAAGCAGGTGCATTAATCCTTCAAGGGCTTATCATAAAGAAGTTCAAAACACAAATACCAAAGGGAAGTCCCGACTTGGCGAAGAGACTCTCCTATTTCAGAAGTGCCAACTTCTTGAAAAACTTTCTTACAGATATTCCTGCACGTGATCAATGGGATGAGAATAAGTCAGAGACCAGCTATACTGCATGGTTTAATACTCTCTTCAGCGTCTGCTTCTCTGACTGGAGAGAGTCGAAGTTAATTGTTACGGGCAATCCCGAACAGTGCAAGCGTGCCCTCTATGGAAATACAAAGCCAAATACAAATCCCAGGTGCTATCTATGCGGCGACCTATTTCTAAAGAAACATGACACGAAAGAGTGCGAACATGTACTACCCGTTGTTTCAGCGCTATCGCACCTCTGGCTAACACAAGAAAGAATCGACAGATATACACAAGGAGAAAAGAATGCACTGCGTCTCGAGTATGATTGGGCGCATCGCTGCTGCAACCAGATCAAATCAAATTATGAATTCATACTCCTTAATTATAAGAGTCAGAGATATGACCTGAATACCCCCCTTATACAAACATATTACAATCACTTACGTGATTCTGCCAAATACGATTGCTCATTGATTAAACTAAAGAATATTCCTCCAAGCATCAGGGAGGGATTGAATGCCCGTTTAGCAGCTATTACTAGAATCATTAATGATAATATACAGTCACTTGGCAGTCTCGATATGTACCACCTGCTGATAAAGTTTAAGGTACTTTCTGCCTTTACAGATGAGATCTTCTTAGAAGCACTCACGGGTGATGGCCAGACTCTTGTACGCAGATCGACAGACCCTGAGGTTCTACGAGCATCAAGAGAAGCAAATGCACTCCGTGAGAAAGAGATACAAGCCGCCGAGGATGCGTTTTACTCATATAAGAAGCAGGCAGCTGAAAGAAGAAGAAAGAAGTATGAGTCTGCTGAAAATCCTGCCCCCCCTGCAAATAATGCTTCTACAGTGGCGAATGAAATGACAAACCTTGTTGGTGGTAATGTACAAGTAAACAACTCTGCGATGAATGAACAAACAAACGCAGATGTCGTTGTTACTCAATTTGCACCGTTCGATGAAGAGCTCGCCTTTCCTGTAAGCTTCCTGCAACTCATTGGCATGCCAGAAGATGCTCCCTTAGATATGGTCGGCGAGTACGCAGTGAACTATATATTAACCTCGCCCAGATATGAGCCAACGGAGCAACAAGTTGACGCATTCTTAATCGAGCAAGGTGTACTTTCTCCAACAGTTCCCTTCACCATACCGCAATCAAATAAGATACCTAACTTCAAGTTCTCGCTCAGTAAGGTTCCAAATAGCAGGATGACAACCAGCAGGGTCTATAATGTTCCATCAACCCCAAGGCCAAATCTAAAGGCTAAACGCCGTGAACCCCTCTCTCCCATCAACGAAGGAGAAGAGAACAATAGCGCAGGAACTCCTGATAAACGATTCCGCTTCGCACCCTCAGAAGTTCTAACTGTCGAAGGGGGGAAGAGAACTACGAGAAAGAAGAGAAAGGCTAATGCGAAGGCGAAAGCCAAGAAGCGGTCAACTCGCAAATAGTGTATCGACTGCAAAAGAATATATGTGCATGCGAAATGCGTACATATTCTTTCTTAATTAACGGACAACCGTAGGAGAATGCCGACAATCTGTCTAACGATGATCGTCAAAGATGAGGGGCATCTCATAAGAGATACTCTCAAACACCTCTTAACCTATATTCGATTCGACTCGTGGTGTATTTGCGATACAGGATCCACCGACAACACAATCTTCGAAATAGAGGACTTCTTTGCCAAGGAGGGGATTCCGGGCTCAATCTACCGTCATGAATGGAAGGATTTCGGTCACAATCGCACTCTCGCCTTTGAAGCAGCCTATAATACCTCTGACTATGCCTTCGTATGGGACGCTGACGACGAGATTGTCGGCGACTTCAAACTCCCCCAGAACATGACAGCAGACTGGTACAAGTTCACCTTTGGGGCAAGAGGTTGCACCCAGTATCGCAGATGCCAACTCTTCAACAACAGGAAAAAGTGGAAGTATGTCGGCGTCCTGCACGAGTGTCCTGCCTGTGTTGAGACATGTGGCCCATCTGTTGACGTATTCGGCGACTATCACTTTGTCTCTGGAAGAAGAGGAGCTCGCAGCAAGGATCCTCAGAAGTATTTGAAGGACGCCCTCATTCTCGACAAGGCCTTCGAAGAATCCTTCGCAGCCAAGGACGGCCTCTATAAGAGATATGCCTTTTACTGCGGAAACAGCTACGTCTCTGCCGGCCAGAGAGAAAAGTCCATCCCCTTTTATAAGAAAGTTCTCTCCTTCGACACCTGGTGCCAGGAACAGTACATTGCCTGCATTGAACTGTTCGATGCCTACGAACAGCTAGGGAAACCAGAAGAAGGTCTCTTCTACCTGGTCGAGTCCTTTCGCTATGACTCGCAGAGAGCCGAGTGCGTCCTACGCCTAGTCAAGTATTACATCAATCGTGGTATGCCCCAGGTCGCCCTCATGTACTACAGAGGAATCCAGGAGTACTATGAGAACAAATACGAACACGACCCTATTGAAGATAAGCTGTTCGTCAGGCGCTGCGATGCTGACTTCTACCTTCCCTATTATATGATTATTGCCGCAGAGAGATCCAAAAAGCTTGACATCTCTGCAACGATGTTCACTGCAATTCTCAAGTACAAATACCTGAATGTGACCGATTGGTGGCTACAGAATCTCTTCCACAACCTACAGTTTTTCATATCGCATATTCCTAGGACCGTTGCATATGCCACAGGCCTCTGTTCCTATATCGACCTAATTCATTCGAAGGGTTTTCGCCTACAGGATTCCCAGTATGCCACTCTGTACTCCTATCTTACTTCCTGCACCCCCGCTTTCGCTGCCCCCTCCACCTTTCTCACTAGCCCTAGACCTGTACGTATTCTTCTTACAATGACCACGTGCAAACGCATCGACCTCTTTCGAAAGACTGTAAATTCCATGCTAGCCACTTGGACCGATCTGTCCATGGTAGATTCTTTCTTTTGCGTAGACGATTGCTCCTCTCGTGAGGACAGAGTTGCTATGCAGGAGGAGTTCCCCTTCTTTGATTACTATATGAAGTCACCTGCTGAAAGGGGACACCGTGCTAGTATGAATATTATCTGGCAAAAACTCAAGGAACAACGCCCAGAGTTCTGGATCCACCTCGAGGACGACTGGCTGTTCGTGCGCAAAGATTCTTACGTGGCAAACTCTGTAAAGTTTCTTACAAAATACAAGGATGCCAATATACACCAAATACTCTTTAACAGAAACTATGCAGAGACATATACTGACTGGAGTATCATGGGCGGAATACCTCTTGAGCCTGGCTTCTTTCTCCATGATACAAATACCGTCCCTGGGAAAAGCTGTGCATACTGGAAGCACTATAGTTTCCGCCCCTCTATGATACGGGTCGAGACAATCCTCTCGCTAGGAGACTATACTACACCCAATACATTCTTCGAAGGCGACTATGCCAAACGCTATGCCGATAAAGGCTTCAAAAGTGCCTTCTTTGATACCATATCCTGCCTCCACATTGGAAAGCTGACTAGCGATAAGAAGGGGGTCAATGCTTACACGCTCAATAATACAGCACAGTTCAAGCAGTCTCAGAATACCTACGTCGTAAACTTGGCGAGAAGGCCAGACCGCAAACATGCTATAGGAGAACTCTTTGAGAAGACGGGTATTGATTCCTATTCCTTCTTTCCAGCCGTCGATGGCAACTCATTAGTAGTAACAGAAGAGATTGTAAAGCTCTTTACAGGCAATGATTTTAGAAATCGACGTGGCTTTATTGGATGTGCCTTGAGTCATTATACCCTCTGGAAACAGCTGCTCGCTGATACTGCAAACGAATATTATATTGTATATGAGGATGATATTGAAGTGGTAGATGACTACTGCAATAAGCTCGCAAAGGTTGTTGCAAATATTGCAGGAAAGGACCTTATCTATCTGGGATATACAATGATAGGTAGTCGTGATGAAACAGTAGTTGACACTGGAATTGTACCATGTGACCTACACAAATATATTGGAGGTACCTTTGGATATATTATTACAAAATCTGGCTGTAAGAAACTTCTCGACTATATTGAAAAAAACGGAATCAAACATGGAATTGATTATGTTATGAAAATATGCACTGGACTTCATATATATAATGCTCAGCCCCACCTCGTTTTTTCGGAATGGGTAGAGGGTGCAAGTTCAAAGGGAGATTCTGATATACAAAAGGACTATACAGGCCTTGAATTAGTAGTATCTGACTGGAAAAAGGATTGGATATACCATGATGCGGTTGATTCTTCTGATTATGATATAATGCACGTTCCTGGAGTGTCCTTGCACGCCTTAGCGATCAAAGCAGACTCTACGCAAGGGTGTGTAGCCTTCAATACTCTAGGGTTTCTCAAGTCGAAGGTAGGGGCTTTCACAAAAACTCCCTACATCAATTCTCCAGGAAGGGGGATATATGTCAAACGGCAACCAACTGACTCTACTATACGTGTCAAAATGCTATGCAACTGGTGCTCGTCAGAAGACCTTTGCAAGGAATGGAAGAATATGTCACAAGGGGATAATCGGTGGAATTCTATCCAACTTACCAGCGAGGATGACTGTGACTACTATGTTATCATTAATAAGCCGAGAGAGGGTGCCTTCTTTATTCCTGAGAAAACGGTCATCTTCCACATGGAGCCTTGGTGCGGTGATGAGGCGCAGAAGTGGGGCGTGAAAACGTGGGGAGAATGGGCAAGGCCTGACCCGAGCAAGTTCTTACAGGTGCGTTCCCACGATAGATTCCTCAATACTGGCTTCTGGCAAATAAATAAGACATATACGGAGTTAAAGGAGTGTGTCGTCAAGGACGGGGTGCTCGGGTCTATCATATCTTCCGTCTGTAGCTCGAAATACTTCGACCCTGGGCATATCAAGCGCATTGACTTTATGAAGTTCATTGAGGCAAAGTGGGATTCGAATGTGCAGCTGCATATATATAATGAAGACAACAAGCACGGATTTGCCTCGTATCAGGGAAAGGCTAGGCCCTTTGTCGATAAGGAGCGGGGTATTCTCCCCTATAAATACTATTTCATGTGCGAGAACAACGTAGAGAAGAACTTCATTACGGAGAAGCTGTGGGAGCCTATTCTTTGCGAGAGCCTGTGTTTCTATTGGGGATGTCCGAATGTGAGTGATTACATAAACCCTCTGGCCTACGTGCAGCTCGATATGAATGACTTTGAGGGCTCATTCCAGATCGTCAAGGCCGCCATTCAAGACAATCTCTGGGAGAAACGGCTCGACATCCTTCGTGAAGAAAAGAAGAAGATTCTCGATACCTACAATTTCTTTCCTACGCTCGAGCGGGTGTTGAAGGGACGTGCAGTGTGTTTTATACACTCATGTCACTTAGAACAGTCAGGTACAGAGTGCCTAGATCTTCTTCTTCAGCATGTACTGGCAATACGAGAAATAGACACGATTTATATTAATAATATAGGACTCCCCCTCCCTTCGAAGTATACAGACCCTCGCATCCAAATTCACCATGAGTCAGATGATACTACTATGTTCGAACTACCTACCTTACGACGCATATCAGAGTTCAGTAAGAAATTTCCTGATTCAAAGGTGCTCTACCTTCATACAAAGGGGATTTCCTATAGGAAGTCGCATAGTCAGTATAACAATGTAATAGATTGGGTAAACTATATGCTATATTTTCTCTGTAGTAAAAAGGATCAGTGTTTGAAGTTACTACGAACCTATGATGCAGTAGGGTGTGATAGGGTGTCTACGCCGAGGAATCATTATTCGGGTAATTTCTGGTGGGCGACAACGAACTATATTTGCGGCTTATCTGTCGAACCCTTGAAGATAAAGCATGATGCAGAATGGTGGATCCTTTCTGGCGAATGCAAATCCTATGAGATGTTCCCGAATACGCACGATCGTTACATACATCGAACCCCCAGGGAAACATATGTAGAGAAGGAGTTGATACCTGCTTAGATGTTCAAGCGAAGTAATTTCTCCTGATAAGGGAGATGAGTGATTCTGGTAGTGCTGGCAATATGAGTCCTGGTCTATCGGACCTTGGCGAGCTGAGTCCCGTGTCGGCGATCCGTTCGTCACCATCACCGGTCGAAGATTTGAAAAGCATCGATGATATTATCGATGAGCTGATTGACGAAGGGGTTATTGAAGACAGGGACCTCAAGTATTTTCCCGAGAATGATATCATAACCTACAAGGATTCGGCGGGTACGCAGTACTTTGTAAAAGTGGGGAAGACGAATGTCAAACAGTTGCTCGTTGCGCATGAGAATGAGATATATGATATAATTGATACCTTTCCAGAGGAAGAGAAGGAGTATTTCATTCATAGAACAGGGAGCGGACTGGAGGACGACTACTCCTATTGCATCCTCGAGTATATCGATGGAAAGACATTGTATGAATATATCGCCGATATGCAGGCAGGGAGAACAGCGCCATCCGTCCGTGAACTGCACACCCTCCTATATCACATAACAAAGGGACTCGATATACTCCTTCGCCACGGTATCGTGCATGGTGACCTCAAATCACAGAATATAATCCTGACAGGGAATCCGCCCATTAAGATATTCGACTTCGAACTATCAGCCGAGCTTGATTCATATGCCGATGTACAGAAGAATCTCTCTGCAACCTACGAAAACCCTAGCCATGGATATCTCTATATAGCTACCGTGTTAGCGAAGGATATAGCTGATACGATTCGCTCTATCTGCGAGACCCCGTCAGAAGGGATGTATGCAAGAGTACTCCAAGTTATCGAGGGGAAGCTACAGAAGGGTGGTCAACGAAAGAAAAGGGGTACTAAACGAGTGAGAGCAAAGAAGGTGAGATGGAGCCGACGGGTGTCGTCCCGTTACGTCAAGGGGGATTAGGCAATCAACTCTTTGAAATAATAGCTGGATACATTACTTCCAAAGTAAACAATGTACCCCTCTATATCTTTGATATGCATTCCTCGCACCAAACGAAAACGAGCGATTATAAGAATACCATCTTTTCGAACATTGGAATACACGTTCCCAGAGACCAAGATACTCTGGATATGCCCCGATTTTACAACGAGGGATTCTCTCCGTGGGATCCTACTATGGTGCCAAAAGGGATACTCGATTCCTATTTCCAATACTATCCTACCATTCTTCCCTACGAGGAGGAAGTTCGTCAGATAGTTTTACAGGGTCTTTCACGGGAACGTGGTCTGGTGGCAGGCTTACTCGAAGGCTTAGGAGATGTTGCTTTCCTTCACGTGCGACGAGGAGACTATATGGGGCTTTCTCATATACATTATGTTCAATCGATTGATTACTATGCAAGGGCTGTTCAGCTCATAGACGTGAAGTCAATTGTAGTCGTATCTGATGATATTGCATGGGTGCGTCAACAAGAGTTATTCAAGGGGGAAAGGTTTCGTATAGTCGACGGGCTGAATGAACTGGAAACCCTGGCGCTCATGTCTCTGTGTAAAAGGGGTATTTGCTCGAACTCGACCTTTAGCTGGTGGGGTGCGTTCCTGGGGGCACATGGATGCCGAGGCACGGTCATCGTACCTGAACGCTGGATTAATACTGGGCTATTTACCACAGATAAGTGGCCCCTCTCTCCACGAGGGGTCAAAGTACCACCCCTGTTTCCTGACGAGTGGATTATATTGCCATAGAGAAGATGAGGACGACACGTAAGATAAAGAAGTGTTGGGGATATCATTTAATCGTAAATGCTGCTGGATGTGATGCCCATGCCATTCGATCGAAGGAGACGATCCGTGAGTTCTCGGCGGACCTTGTAAAAGGGATTGATATGGTTGCCTATGGGAACCCGCAGATTGTTCGCTTCGGTAACGATGTACAGAAGGGATACACTCTTGTGCAGTTGATTGAGACATCCAATATTACAGCCCACTTCAGTGAGGAGTCCGACGAGGTATATCTCGACGTATTTTCCTGCAAGAAATTCAATCCCAAGGATGCACTCGCTATCTTCAAGAAGTACTTCAAGCCCGTGAAAATGGGGACGGAGTTTCTCGTTCGGCAGGCTCCTCGTGTTTAGAGGGGGTAGGAGTAAAGAGAGTAAAATGCATGACGGTACTCGTGTATTTTTCCTTTCCTGGTTCAATGTAGATGATACGGGTATGTATCGCACCGACTACTTTTGAGATTATGGCAATGCAAGAGAAGCAGAATACATACGTAGATATCGACTATCTTCCAGATAGGGACAAGGCTATGAAGGAGCATGCGACAATGACAAAGGATTTTGCCTACACACCTGTTCATGTGTATACCGTAATGCCTCGTCACAAGGTACATCTTCCTGATATTGTTTTCATTGCGAACGGAGGTCTGTCCCTACCCAGGCTCCCCGAGCCATGCGTCCTTCTTCCTTCCATGAAATACGTGCAGAGAAAGCGGGAACTTCCCTATCTGAAGGGCATTTACAACGATCTCGGCATCAAGACAATCCCTTTTCCTAGATCGGCAACCTTTGAGGGGCAGGCGGAGTTAAAGTGGTTCCATGGAGGAACTCTTGCGGTGGGTGGCTACGGGTTTCGGTCAACCAAGAAGAGTTTCGACGTTCTGGCTCGAGTTTTAGCGGATGTCTACGGGAAACATGGAATAGAACCCCCCAAGATACTCGCCCTGCCCTTAGAATCTGCTGACTACTATCACCTCGATGTTGCCATGTTAGAACATGGGGATACGTGTATCGTACACAAGAGGGCATTTTCTACTGCAAGTATCGCTGCACTAGAAAGGTTTCTTGGGAAGGGGTCTGTATATGTTCTCGATACGAAGGATTCCTTTTGTCTGAATGCAGTTGTGGATGGAAAGAACCTTATCACCCATAAATTAACAGACCCGAAGCTCAAGGGGATACTGGAAAAGCGTACAGGCCTCAATGTGACCCAGGTTGATACAAGGGAGTTTGAAAAATCGGGTGGTTCTGTGCGCTGCATGACCCTTGATATCTACGCTGCAAACTGAACCTTTGGCTTGCGACCAGGACGCTTCTTTTGCTTCGGCACGGGTTCAGGCTGAGGTTGAGGCTGGGGCTGGGGTTCTGGCTCTGGCTCTGGCATGGTCTGTCCATTACTTTGCATCATACTCTTCAAGTGATCGAGTTCTGCCATGACCTCGTGGAGCTGGACCTGCATTTCCTCTCGCACAGCAGCAATATATTTCTGCGAGGGATCCGCTTCACGAGTCTCAATCAAATAGGACTGAAACTGGTAGAGAAGATTCTCATATTTCTCCTTATACACAAAGTCCTCTTCCTTTGCCTCCAGCAGCTGCATACGAGAATAATCGAGCGACTCCTCTGAATGGCGCAGGGTACCACGTGCATCCCGTACACATTTTGCAGCAAGTTGCACGGCCAGATGAAACTCTGTCACTGTAAGACGACGTATATCAGAAGGCACCTCCTTTCCAACTGGCCATCTAAATTCTACGATAGGATTTGGATGGGAAGACCTGACCGATTGAAATGCAATCGTATTCATCTAGATGGGTGTATCGTGATTTCTTTAGTCCTCGCCCATGTACTTCGTATACTCGTCAGTTGCAGTGAGAGCGCTTATGAAATAGCACGATGGGTTTGCAAGCTGAAACTGAATGAAGGTGTAGATTTCCTGTAGCTCCATCTCGCCCCGCTTGTTCATATATTGGGGACCACACAACTTCGCAAAATCGGTCGTGGGCTTCACACGTGTATATTTATCGAGCCCGTACTTTCTGTAAAAGCGGTCCTCGTGCGTCTCGACGGAGCCGCCCTTCAGGGTGTAGGGTAATTTCTTCTCCTTCAAAAAAGATATGACCTCACTCATATCCTCGACAGAGTCAATGTTTATTTCCAGAGTTGCCATTATATATAGTTCGTGCTGCGGATTTAGGTCTGGTGCTCCTTGGCAGTGCGAATCTGATTCCACAGAACCTTCTCCCACATGACCTTCTCCTCAGGATACATGCCGTCAGGAGAATGCACAAAGGGCTTCCACTTGTGCACCGCTGAAAGCATCCCGTACATATCCTCGACGCTCGCATCCTTGAGCTTCGCTTGCATGGAGCGTTCCTTATCGAGGTTCGCCAACTTCTCGGAAGAAGTGATGAGGTGCACATATGCGGTGTGAGCCTGATTCAGTGCCACCTGGGCGTCAGAGAAGTTCTTCTTGGCCTGCATGTAGTCACGCTCTACGTCCTCATAGACACTGTCCACGTAGGCCTTGCGGTGATAGATGGCATCATCCGTGAACGACTCGTAGTAGGAGTCCATCGTCTGGTTCAGAGGGCAGCAGCCGAAGCGACACATGCGGGTAAGGGGAGTGGGCTTCTGCTCCTGCTCCTGCTCCTTCTCCTGCTCCTGCTCCTCCTCGGGCTCCTGCTCCTCCTCCTCGGGCTCCTCAGACTCCTTGGTTGCATTCGGTCTGAAGACATACTCACGACCACTCAGAACATGGATACTTGCAAGGAACATAATGCAAATCAGGAAGGTGAGCACGTTGGCGAAGGTCTTCTCAACATCCATGGCGGTAATCATTGCAGGACATGTTTTAGGCGGGGGCGAGGGCTTCAACTTTTTTTCGGCACCGTAGGTGCGAACAAGCAGCGAAGCTGCCAAGCACCGCAGGTGCGAACAAGCAGCGAAGCTGCCGAGCACCACAGACAACCACCACAGACAAGCAGCACAGAAAGAACCTCACATCCACTCTTTGACAATAACCGAATCAATCCACCCATCAATATCTCCTGTCACAGGATGACGTATTACCTTCACGTTTCGAAAGACCGGCAGCCCCTCTTCCCATCCTGGCTGCTTCTTCAGGTCCTTGATTACTCTCTGGGTGCCAAAGTAAGGGTCACGTAGATCAAATCCATGTGCCAAGGTTGCAAATTCCGTACCCCCAACATCAATAATGTGACCTGATTCAAGCAGTAGGTTGTATACCTTTGGCATATAGGATTCTTTCTCTTCAACAAGGTGAGTGGGCTTCCCCCACTGACCAATTCGACACGGATGATGAGGGGTCACCGCAAATCCATTTATCCAGCACATACTCTGTGCCACCTGATGGGATTCGCAGACGACGACGGCCTTGATTGCAGCTGGACCCGTCGGCGTGAAGACCATATCGTCACGGCGAAGAGAAGATATTGTCTTCCTCGATCCATCGGCAAGGAGCACTGGCGAACTAGGACCAAATCCTCTACCGAATTGATTGTTAAAGGCGTGTGTCATAGAGGGTTGTGGTCGAGATGGTTTAGACCTTTGGCCTACGTCCCTTAGACCTTTGGCTTCGTTTTCCCCCTTGGATTTGATTCACACCACACCATAGCATGGAGTCGGTCGTATTTGGGTCCGACATCACCACCCTCTTAGACACAACACCTAGAGACTTTCAGGACAACAGCTTCTTCCCCCTTGACGCAGAAACAACATGGTGGCTGCCAACCTCCGACAGAAAGACCCATCCCTTCTCCCTCTCCCTCCAGCAGTTCCCGTTCCGAGGTCCCACATCCTTTGGTCAACGCTTCACCTTCGACGTGCCTTCCGTCGGTTGCGGCGACATTCTCTTGGCCACCTGCCTGCAAATTGAACTCGGCCACTGGTTCGATGATACCACCATCTGCCGCCTTCAGTCAGGTCAATACACCTACGCACCTGGCCAGACTGTCTGGAACTACGCCAACAGCCTCGGAACCGTCATCGTGGAAAAAGCCGAGCTCGAAGTCAACGGGGTGACGATTGAAAGTATCGACGGCGATTTTATCAATGTCCATGGCTTACTGGGGCGAGATATCCAGACGCAGTACGGTATCTCTGTCGACGGCCTCGGTCGCTATCACTTCCCCTATACTCCTCGGTCGGCAAGCCCCTTCCCTACAGAATCAGGTTCCCTTTGTATCCCGCTCTCCTTCTTCTTCCAACGTATCATGTTAAAGGAGGGGTTCCCTCTTCTTGCTGTGAAACAGGGTGGTGTCAAGATCCACATCACCCTTCGCCCCTTTGAAGCCTGTGTAGTTTCCAGCAGTGCTGACATGAACCCCTTAGGAAAAAGAGTGCAGCTGCTCTCTGCGGGCGTTCCAGTGTTCGTGAATACGCTGGACTCGATACCCCAGTTCAAAAAGATTCAGCTCATTACCTATGCTGCTCACACCCAGGGAAGTGTACACGAGTCTCTTCTACGGACTCCCTTCGAGATCCTCACCCGCAGGGTGGAGACCTTTTCTTTCTTGGAGCCCCTCAAGTACAGCGTGACTACTGCATCCGATGATAGTATCAACGTGCAACTCCCCCTGGAAATAAATCATCCGATGGAAGAAATCATCTGGTTTCTACGGAGAAAGGCGTGCACCGATACCAATACCTACGTCAACTACTCGGCGGTCACAGAGGAGGAGTTCCATCCCATTTTCAACAAGAGACGACCCCTGTTACAAAAGGCTGCGATCTATTTGAATGGAACGGAAGTAGTGCAAAAGGAAGAGTCTTGGTTTCGGCGGCACATTGCGTCTCAGCATGCGGGGGGGATTGCTGCATACTCGCAGTATATCTACGGCTACTCCTTTTCGAGGAACCCTGGGAAGCATCAGCCTTCTGGGACGGCGAATGCATCGAAGCTGCAGTCCGTCAAGCTGGCGCTAACTGTCCAGCATCCTGGAGGCACGTTCAATCAGGAGTGGGAGGTGGTCGTGTACGTGATACGCCTCGATTGGCTGCGCTTTCAGAATGGGATGGCTAGTTGTATTTATATGGATTAGTTGGATGTGTTGATTTTATCGGGCAAGAATAGATGAGTTCACGGGATCTATGTACAGGACGTGATCCGAGGGGTGACTTCGACAGAATACAAAAGAAGGTTCTTCCTCAAAGAAGACCATCAGGACGCAAATTAGCTCTTTTCCTCCTGGGTAGCCCCGCAAGTGGCAAGACAAGTGTAAAAGGGGAGTGGTTGGGTATGCTGGGGCTGGGGGCCGACTTTGTCGATATCTCACCCGATGACATTATGGCCGAGCTCCCTCAGTACAAGGCATTTGTCGCTGCAGGGGATGCGGGGGCTGCTGCGAAGTGCCATGGCAGAGCCTATAAGATAACATCCGAACTCATCAAGGCTGCTACGGCCAGAGGCGAGGATATTCTTTTGGAGCGGACAGGGCAGGACGCCTATTGGACGACGAAGGATATGGAGAAGCTCGTGGCACAGGGGTACACGATTCACATCTGCATCGTCGTGGCCGACCTTGCTAAGACACTTGAGAGAGAGCCGGTGCGGGCGGCGGCGACAGGGCGTCACATTAACGCTGTCACGATGGCGGACAGTCATAAGAAGTTACAGGATAGTATTCGTGTGTACATGGAGCTGCCGTTTCTCAAGTCATTTACGGTGTATGACAACAATGGCGACAGACCGACCATTATTGAGCATCGTATGCGAGGGGGCAGACGTTCAAGGAAAACACGCAGACGCAAAATTTGAATTAGAATTTAGCAGAGTACGTAGGTCCACATGAGTATCGCCGATATTCGCATTATCAAGGGGAAACGGGCAGACCTTCTTCAACGAGAGAAGCTTCTACATGACACGCTTCGTATACTTGCACGCCACGAGTATCAGAAATATAAAGAAGGCCTATGGCCTAGACTGGGCTCGAATGTACTGTCCTTCGAGGAATGGGTGCATTCGGATAAGCACGGAGTTGACGAGGACATTAAGAAGATAACACCAACGCCTGCCTTTCGCAAGAAGCTGAAAAGGATACAAGATGCTGGTGTTATACTTCCCGAGGAAGATGAGCTATCGATCGAGGCAAAGATATTAATGATGATGAAAGATGGGTGGGTCATGAAGGGTGATCCCTTCTCCGCAGAAAATGCATGGGTACAGATTATGGTCAAGACCACTTAGAACTTTCACCACCCCTTTACAGAGATGGCTTCCGCGAGTCTACTGAACCTCGTGTACTCAGGCCTCCAAGAAGATCGCCTTCTTCCACCCAAGGGAATCGCCAAAATAGACACCTTCCAAAAGGTGTTTCGTAAGACAGGGCGCTTCACGACCGAATGGTTTCGCCTGAATTTCGACGGTAGAGCATCCTTCGGCACAACTGCACGAGCCACTCTTCCCCGCAGAGGACATCTAATTACGAAAGCATTCCTTGTTACTGTCATGCCCGATATCAGTACTGTACAAGCAACAGCCGCAGCCCAAGCACCGGCAGGGTCTACGGTCAGTCCCACCTTCGGATGGACAAATTCCATTGGCCACGCTCTTATCCAAGATACACGGGTTACGATAGCTGGTGAACCGATTGATATCATGGATGGTCGCCTCTTAGAGGTGTTAGATGAGTTTCACACACCCCTAGAAAAGGTTACGACCGTGAATCGCATGATTGGGCGTCGTGACGCAGGGTTTACCGCAAAGTCAAATGGGTATGCGAGCCCGAACCAGGAGGTCATTACACCCCTTCCTTTTTGGTTCATGCGAGGCGACCCGTCTGCCGCACTTCCCATTGATGCCATCAGCTTAGATTCTGTACAAATAAGCGTGACCTATTCGCCCCTTGCGTCACTGTATGTGTCTGATACGCTTGCTGCTCCTCCTGCTGCCGGCTACGTTCCACTCACAGGAACTACCTTTACGTATACGGGGGATTCGGTAGTGCAGAGTACGGTGACAACTGCCAATGCATATGACATAGTCGACTCATACATATTGCTGGAATATGTATATCTTGATAGCCCGGAAGCGAATCGTATTCGCCTGGCAAACATCGAGTATCCCATCGTGCAGCACTATGCAGTAACACCGTTTGAGACACGAGGTGCAACAGCGAAGATTCCTATGCGAATCCCCAATCTTACACGGGAGCTGTACTTTATGGTGCATCGCCCTGAAGCCGATGCGTACAATGCCCCTTTCTTAGCAACACGGGATTTGTCTTCGGGTGGCCCAGGCGTTTGGTGGCCCGATGCCCAGGGTCTCAGCACAAAGTCCTTTTCTCGTCTCATCCCCGCCTATAGCACCCTCGATTCGGAGCCGATTACAAGTTTGAGCCTCGTATATGAGGGGTTCCTTGTGAGATATGCTACAGATATGCCGGCACTGTTTCGAAGCATCTTACCAGGGATGGAGCAGAGAAAGACTCCTTGGCACAATAAATACTATTATCACATACCCTTTGGTACACAGCATGAACAATTCGGCATTACAAATGCAATGGGTCATGCAAATCTTGATAAAATACAAAGGGTCGAGCTTTCAATGACATTCAAGCCCTTCCGTGGCAGTATGCGGATAACGGATGTGCCGGCATATACGGTGTATTGCTGGGCGGAGACATATGGCTTATTACGTGTATATGGTGGAAGAGCGGGACTTCTGTTTACTTATTAATAGGCTTACTGACTATAAGTCAGTTAGCCATAGGCTTGCGGAAAAAGCTAAGGCGACCAAGGCTCTCCTTGAAGTCAGGGGTCAGGGTCGAGAATCCATCCATCTTCTTTTCCGATGCACGCTCAAATGACTCTGTTACCTTTTGCGTCCACGTGCTAATAGGGTCATCTGACTTGTCATAGGGTAAGTAGTCAGGACTCGCAGAACGCTCTGTTGTATTTTTGAAGATCGCTTTTACATCAGAGATATTGGTGGGACTAATATTAAACTTGCGGTTCTCAGGGATTGCTCCTACTGCATTTGCAGCTGCACTAACAGGGACATCGACTTTCTCTTCCACAGGACTCACTTCCACGTCGGACTCCGAGTCAGATGAGAAGAGTGCGTCAAAACTGATTGGCTTCCGCTGCCCAAAATCTGTAATAGGTGCACCTAACTGAACTCTTCTCATCTAGAGAGGAGCGTAGAAATTCCTTAGACCGTTGGTAACGTATCACTGTTGCTAAAGTTGATAGATAGAATAGCCTCATAGAATAGCATGAAGCTTGTTGTTGTGGAGTCTCCCGCCAAATGTAAGAAGATTGCCGGATTTCTAGGACCCGACTTTCGTGTCCTCGCAACCATGGGGCACATCAGAAAGCTCGACGAGGACCTCGGTGCACTGGGCCTCGATTCCGACTTTTCCTTGCGATATACATTTATCAAGGAGAAAGCAAAGTCTATGAGTGCGATTGTGGATGCGGCATCCAAAGCATCGGCCGTGTATCTGTGTGCAGACGATGACCGTGAGGGAGAAGCGATTGCGTATTCCGTAGCATGTTTGTTAAAGGGCGATCCCATGTCCTTTCCACGCTCCGTCTTTCATGAGATCACCGAGAAGGCTGTAAAAGCCGCTATTGCGAACCCAAGGCGGATTGACATGAACAAGGTATACGCCCAGCAAGCGAGAGCCGTCCTTGATATGATGATAGGTTTCACGATTTCACCGCTTCTCTGGAAGTACGTGGCCAAGGGTCTTTCTGCCGGCCGGTGCCAGACGCCTGCCCTACGTCTTGTACACGACAAGGAGCAGGCCGTGAAATCCCACGTATCAACCTCTGCTTGGACTCTTAGCATTGTTCTCGGACCCATGGGAGGCACGATGGAGGATGAGCTATCAGACCAGGAATCCGTGTTAAACTATTTGGAGAATGTACACAAGGGTACCACGGCAACGATTCGGTCCGTGAAGGACGGTGTATGGACGGCTGCGCCTCCTCGACCTTTGATCACTAGCACTCTGCAACAGGAAGTGTCGGCGGTCTATTCGCTCAATCCGAAGGAAACCATGAAGGTAGCGCAACGGCTCTATGAGGCAGGCCATATCACCTATATGAGGACGGATAATGCGACCATTTCGGCCGAGGCAGTTACAGCTGCACACGCATGGGTGACAAAGGAGTTTGGGGCAGAGTATGTGAATGCTACTGCAACTGCAACTGCTTCTACAAAGAAAGTGACAGCACAAGAAGCCCACGAAGCTATTCGCCCAACCCACATGGAGGTTCGAGAGCTCCCAGGAAGTGAGGAATGGTCCCCCAAAGAAAGAAACGTCTACGCATTCATCTGGCGGCGCAGCATTCAGTCGACGATGGCTGCCGCTAGAGGCACCAAGCGAACGGTTCAATTTACCCTCGATGCCGACACTGACGCCTTCATGTGGAATTCCTCCGAGTCCAAGACCATCTTCCAAGGATGGCAGGTCCTCGGCAAGAAAGTCAACATCGATTCCGAGGACGAAGAGGAAACCACCTATAAGCTCGACGGCGTCAAGGTAGGCCAGAAATACACGTGGAAGCACATCCAATCTTCGCCCAAACACACCACGCCCCCTCCTCGCTTTACCCAGGCCACCCTCGTCCGTGATTTGGAGAAACACGGGATTGGCCGTCCCTCGACCTTTGCATCTTTATTAGACGTGCTTCTTGAAAAGGAATACGTTGAACTCTATGACAGTCCAGGTATCGTAGAGACATCCCTGCGCTACACTCTAACCCCCCTCGAGTGGCCGCCCGCCTCTGAAAAAAAGGAGCAAGTCATTGGAAAGGAGAAACAGAAGTTGCGACCTACCGCCATGGGCGAGTCCGTACTGGCCATGTGCCTGAAGGACGTGCCGAACCTCTTCGACTACTCCTTCACCTCGAGCATGGAGGAACGTCTCGACCTTATTGCAAGGGGCACCGAATCGTGGAAGACACTGTGCAAAGACATCTGGCATTCCTACAAGGATGTATACGTCGCCTTGAAGGACTCGAGTTCTGCGCCCACCAAGTCCGAAAAGGTCAATGAGCTCGGCGAAGGGTACAAGGCAGTTCTCAGCAAGAATGGACCCCTAGTCCTCTTTAACAAGGTATTTACTCCCTTGCCCGAAGGAACCAACCTTATGACACTTACTCTCGAAGATGCAAAGAAAGCCATTGCTGACCATGCAAAAGGGTTGAGTATAGGAAACTATGAAGGGAGCCCTATCCTAAAGAAGAAGGGTCCCTATGGAGAGTATCTACAGTGGAAGGAGGTGCGGGTACCCTTTGTGGAAGGGGAGATGATCGATGCAACCGTGGGGCGTCTAGTCAAGAAGACGAGTGCGGTAAGAGTAGGGGAGTTTGCATTTGCGGTGGGGCAATACGGACCCTATATGTACAAGGTAGGGCTGAAAAAGAAGAATTTCGTGTCGATTCCTGCTGGCATTGATATTTCAAAGCTGACGGTGGATGGTGCAAAAGAGTTGTATTCGGCAGGGAAGAAACCACGGAAATAAAATATAGAACGGGAAAAGAATGTCATCTCCGCCATCGAGATCTCCTTCGCCGAATCAGACGAATGTTATAAAGGGTGACAAGGAAAAGGAGGCGCCACGGGTTCAGCGCCCGAACAATGGATGGACACGTGAGCAGGAGGAGCTCATGGCCGGCTGGTCCGATATTGCCACCTGTTACCGATGGATGCACGACCGCTGTGAAAAGCAGATGAACACGAGTAATATGTGGATTACTGTGCCCGTCATTGTTCTCTCGACGTTGACTGGTTCTGCCAGCTTTGTAATGAACAGTCTTGTGGGCGATAATCCGACAGGCCAGAAGTATGCTCAGATTGGTATTGGTGGTGTGTCTATCTTCACCGGGATTTTGACAACTCTTGGTAATTTTTTTCGCTATGCGCAGAACTCGGAGTCCAATCGTGTGGCGAGCATTGCTTGGGGAAAATTCCAGCGACAAATTGCGGTTGAGCTGGCCCTGAGTCCCACGGAGCGCTTGGTTTGCTCGGATTTCCTCAATATCGCTCGTGCTGAATTAGATCGTCTTATTGAGCAGTCGCCGCCCATTCCTGATAAGATCATTCGGGAATTCGAGAAGGAGTTCGAGTCTATTCCTACACTCAAGAGACCTGATATTGCTCATGGTGTTGAGCACACCCAAATCTTTAAAAACACGGATACCCGTCTCAAGCAGCTGGCCGTTGATGCTGCCGTGTATATGAAACAGAAGAGAAAGGTGTGGAATGAATCACTGGCTCCTGATATTGATGCTAAAGTGAAGGGTGAGGTTGGGAAGGTGGTGCCGGATCTTATGGAGAGAATCAAGATGCTTGAGGGCAAGCTTGAACAGAAGCCGTCGACACGGGTGCCGTTCTCTATGCGAGGGCGAGCGGGGGCGAGGATTCAGACTATGGCCAGTAGGCCAATGTCACCTCTTGCGCCGATTCCGGTGCCCGCCTCTAGCTCTGCATCACCTGTGTTACCTGGCACGCCTCTTATGGCTGCTGCTGCGCCTAGCACGCCTCTTATGGCTGCTGCGCCTACGCCTGCATCTGCTGCGCCTACGCCTGCATCTGCTGCGCCTACGCCTGCAGCCCCTGGCACACCTGTAGCATCTAGACCTGCAACACCTCGTGTATCCACAGACTCTCCTCACCCTCCTCTTCCCCCCTCTCCACCGTCCGAAGATACTCCCTTAGCCAATCTTCCGCCTGCAAGTTTCACACAATCGTTTGATAGTCCTGAAACAATCGACGAGATTGTGATCGAGGTTGCGAAAAAAAGTGACGGCGAGCCCGCCCCGTAAGTGAAGTCCAAACATGCTCTGGTCCCTCCGCACTCAGAACGCTCGCGTCTTCAACTGGTCGTCGCTGCTCTCGCAGTGGGCTGCGTCTTCGGATTCCCAGCCGCCCGTGCCTGTGGCCACGGTTCTCGAGAACCTGCGTAGTCACTCAAGCCCGCCCGTCGGTCACTTCCTTACATATCTCAATGAGGAGCAGGATGCCCTCAAGTGGTTTATCTATGAGTGCGTTGCGTCGTCGTGGATGTGGAACTCGGGCCCCCGCCTGTACTATATTAAGGAGGTCCTTGACTATGTCGATGACCTGAACTCTGGCTTCCCTGCCTTCCCTGGCTCTCCTGGTGCTAATGCGACGGTTCGCTCATTCCTCACGTCTTCCCTGACGGAGGAGCAGCTGTCGTACATCAGCATGATGCCTCCTCTCGTGAATACGGCGCAGCAGCAGCAGGAGCAAGAGGACTGCGAGGAGGTGGAGGAGCAGAATACCTGCAGCTGCAACCTGCCCCCTGTTACCTTGCATGTCATCCGCAGCATGGATAGCAGCTCTGACGACGACATTGTCGTGATTCGCAAGACGGGCGATGACTCCTACTCGTACAGCTACACGGATGCCCTCTCCAGGGCCTCCTCCAAGAAGGCTCTGCAGGAGGGTCTCACTTCCGAGGAGGTCATGAACCAGGTTGGGATCATGCTCAACCTCCTTCGTGCCGACGATGAGCCCTTTACGGCGGTGCAGGTGTTTCTGCCCAACATGCCCACCGTCCTGTTCAAGGTAAGCTCGCTCTGCTCGTCGACCCGTGACCTGCTGTACGATTCGCTCGAGGCCGTGCTCGACTCGTGGCCTGTAAAAGCGTAGATGTACTAGATGTACTATATGTAATAGATGTAATGTGTAAAATATAAATACAAAACGGTCTGCCTTAGAAGGCAAACTGTTTTTTATGTCCATATCGTAGATGGGTCTAGATACCCTGCATTCCCTGCAGCCCATAGAAGGATACTTAGCGGTACCAGGTGGACACACCTTACACTATGAAATACATGGCAAAGCAAACCCAACTGTTCTTATGTTACATGGTGGTCCTGGAGGCGGAATCCAACGTGGACCCATACACCTCTACACCCCCTACTTTCGTGTCATCACCTTCGACCAACGAGGATGCGGAAAGTCGACCCCCTTCGGCTCCCTAGAAAACAATACCACCTGGGATATCGTCGAAGACATCGAACGCCTGAGAAAGCATCTGAAGGTCGAGAACTGGATAGTAACAGGGGGGTCCTGGGGAACAACCCTCGCCCTCCTCTACGCCGAGAAGTATCCCCGTGTCGTAAAAGGACTCATCCTCCGCTCGGTCTGTCTCATCGATGCCGCCTCCAACGAGTGGTTCTACGAGAAAGGGGGTGCGAGCGAGGTATACCCCGAGGCCTGGTCCTACTTCGTCAGTGTCTTGCCCGAGAGACTTCGCAGAGGCTCGTGGCGTGAGATCTTGGCCTACTACCAGAAAAAGCTACAGGGACCCCAGCAAATGAAATATGCCCGTGCATGGTGGGCCTGGGAACAAGCCACATCCTTTTTACACCCTGTAAAAGATACGACGCCTGATTCCGAGATCTTATCGTTAGCACTCATTGAAAATTACTATTTTGCCAATGACTGCTGGATGAAAGAGGGTCAGATACTCAGGGATGCACATAAGTTAAAGGCGATTCCTATCGTAGCCATCCATGGGCGCTATGATATGGTATGTCCCATAGAAGGTTCGTGGTCTCTCTTACATGCCCTACCCCACACCCGGGTTTTCATGGTACAAGATGCAGGGCACGCAGGATGCGAAAAGGGTACTATGGCAGCACATAAGAAGGCAGTGAAGATGTTTGCCAGCAGTTCTCGAAGGTCTACTCGCAGGAAGGACTCCCAATAGCATTTGTCTGCATGATGTGTATAGAGCATGACTCGACAAGGAGTCCACTAGCATATACTCCATAATTCATATCAGATTTATCGTGTTCGAGAGCAATGTTCCAGACTGTATAGCTTCCAATAGAAGCCCACGGCTTTGCACGCTCATCAATCCAAGTTAAAAGGCGGCAGGCATCATCGGTTGTATAGATTTTTCCAAGAGTTTGCATCGTCGTTTCGAATTCTGCCGTTGTTAGATTATCGACGAGAATTGCATGGCGTCCTGTTAAATATACATCCTTTACGAGCTCTGAGTAGTTTTCAGGAGAACATTTATATAATCTTTTTTCTATACGTTCGTCATGACCTGGATTTTGAACCTTTCCACTTCCAAGTATGACCACCTTCTTGTATCCATGCCGGCTCGTTTTTACCAGTGTTCCAGGGGTTAATGATTCAATAGGAAGATATTTCTCTACGCCGTCGACCTGGCAAAGAATCTCAGTTCCCTCTAAGAAGCAGGGTGCTTGTGCAGGCGCAGAAGCAGGATATAAATGTACTCCATAAATGCCAACATCATATGTAATACTGGTTAAATCATATCCATTCGCATACACGCCAGTGGGCGTATTTGGAACAGTAGGTGCTATGCTCCACTCTGTAACTCCGTTGACTGCAGCTATAAAGGTGTCATACTGTCCAAATGTATTGTTAAGCGGATCAGGAATAGTATAGCCACCAATATTGAATATCTCATTTTGAATCGCTAGAGCGTCTGCGTACGTTGAATAAAAAAATAGTGTAGGACCACCAACGGGCTGAGCAAATTCGTTCATCGGGCCTAGTAAAAGGCGGGGCTGGGATCCAGTATTCAGTGTCTTGTGCACGAGTCCCTCATCAAAGACAAAGCCAGTATTTTCTCTTATGGGGTACGACTGATCGTCAAGAATAAATTCACCGGGACTGTCGGATAAGTATACCAGATGTGTCTGTTCAAATGTAGAGGTTCCAGAATCCCTGTGAGAAGGTGTATCACCCTTAATCCATCTCATGGGGACATGGTCTACCGTCGATAGATCCAGGTTCAGATGGGCACTGAGTGATTCTCTGATAGAATCGGTTAACCCTATTTGAAACTGTGATAAATGGGATGATCCCATCTTCGCCCTTGCCGCAAGAACTTCTGGGTGGCTATGTATATAGGAAACATCTTCTCTACAAAGGATGTGTTCTATAGACATTGTTCTATCCAAGTAGATTATTTAAATGTGTGGGTATTTGCATCATAATTGGCTGCACGATTCGTCAGAAGTTTCTTTCCCTTGTAAGAACAATAGGCTGTGTATAAATCCTCTGGCTTTGATCCACAGACTTCCTTAATAAACTGGTAACCTCCATGAAGACCCTCCTGGATAGGCACATCGAGTAGCAGCTGCATCGTCGTGTTCATCACACGTGTAATCGACCAGCCCCAATAATCATATGCACGCTTCGTCTTGTAATATGTTATATAGGTGTCGAGGCAATCGTTGATAACTGCGTCATTCGGCATGCATGCAATCACATGAGGATTGAGCGTAGTGTAGTCAGACAGGCAGGTCGCAAAGGTGGCCGTGGGCTCGAGAAACTCGTCAATCGGTACGTGGGGCTCAATGTCTGCGTCGACGTAGATGCCCCCGTATTTCAGAAGAATACAGAGGCGCCAGAAGTCGGATTTGATGGGAGGGAAGGGGATCTCGTCAAAAATGTCGAGGTACATGGGGGGATAGTTCAGCTGAAGGAACTGGCGGCACTCGGCATCGCCGTAGCTGTTTACCGTATGATTCGGGTTCAGAGCAATCCACTTGTGAGCAGACTGCGTCTCAACAAGCTCCTTGGTCGAGTGGCAGATATATACGACCTTGGGGATCTGGCTCACACTCATCTTTGTGTAGATGCCATCGTTAATTTAAGCCGTGAAGTTGTGTGTAGATTGTTCCAGGATTGTATACCCTTACAAAGAAGTTCGCCTTCTCATTGGAAACAGAATCTTCAAAATCATAATCCCATCGTATATTCTTATACTTGGGAACTGTATCATACACCCACTTGAATATCTGTGCCTCAGGCGACAGGGTCTGTTGTATCATTGCAATAAACCCATTCATTTCCATACATGCCCCCTTAAATCCAGGACTCCATGTAAAATACTGGAAATTCTCTGTCCTACTTCCAAGCGACAATGCCTGTTTCATAAGAGGAGGTGATGATATGAACAGCGCATCACTCCCTATAAAAAAGGTTGTTTGCACATCTTTTTCAGTTAATATAGGTCGCAAAAGGCGTATTTCGGTGTCAAAAATGCGTGCAAACACGCAGTAATCATAGGAACCTTCTGCGCATTCTTCAAATAACTTCCATAATATATACGAACGGTACCATATATTAGCGTGCCATCTGATATTATGATGGAGTCCCTGCATGCGATACGCATTCCTATTTACCAGGTTCGTATAATATTCGAAGACTTCTGTATCATACGCATGATATTCAACGAGGTCTTCCCAGAAACGAAACATGCGTATGGTGGTACCATTTTTTTCTAGAATGTTTCGCACCTTCTGTTCATTTTCTTCCGTATAATTTCCACTTCGTAGACGATTCGATAGAATAAATATATCAATGCTGGCACCTGGAAATGTCTTCTTTATCTCCTGTATATTTGTATCTAAGATTTCATTAAAGTAACGAAATTGTCCGAATATAAGAACTGCTACACGCATCTGAGGATGTGTTCCAGATTACTTTAGATATAAACCATTCTACGAATAGGGTGTAGATGGAGATTGTTGTCGCACGCTATAATGAGCCGCTTGGATGGACGAGGGAGTTCCCTGTAACTATCTACAACAAGGGATCTCCGTGTGAATACCAGACTATTCCTCTGCCAAACGTGGGTCGTGAGGGGCACACGTATTATACACATATATACAATAATTACCATACCTTGGCTGATACAACTGTCTTCCTCCAAGGAAATCCATATGACCATTCGCCCAATATCCTAGAGAGGTTACGAGAACTGAGTAAAAGGGGGTGTGGTGGCTTCGAGTATCTTTCTGAGAAGATATATACGTCCAATACCTGGGAGTGCCCCTATCACGGGGGCCTGCCTTTATCAAGAGTCTACGAAGAACTCTTCGGCCTGTCACAGTTAGGTGGAATGTGCAAATGGTTGACGGGGCGCTTTTATATGCCGTTCGAGTTTGGGGCAGGGGCGCAGTTTGCCGTCACACGTGAGCGGATTCATCGGCGGCCGAGAGACTTTTACTTGAAGATTATTAAGATGTTGGAGGGGTCGGTCAATCCCATCGAGGGCTTTGTCATTGAGCGGTTTCATGGTCTGGTGTTTGCTTAGGGATGTATCACAAAGAAATGCGGGTTAAACGTAGGGGACGACGTTTCAATATGTCTCACGAAAAAGTTGTAATTACTATCGTCTATCACCCGAATTCGCTCGAGGGATTCCGCATCAACGGCAATGTTCTTACAAAGATAGGCGTGGGTCGTCTGAAGTCGCCTGGCCTACCTGCCGGCAATCAGATGTACTACAACCAGGTCGATTTCATACGGGCTGCTGGCAGGCAGAGGCGCTTCCCCGTCTATAGCAGAGTAGGGGAGATCGACACATATATGGGAGAGTATTCTCTCGACTGCATTTATAAGCGCCACAGCTTCGAGGGCTTCACGTACTTTTCCTACACGCTGCGTCGTCAAGTGTGGCCGTGAGCTTGCGACGAGGGTTCGAGATTTATATGAGTATATATACTACACTTATATAAATATATAGTTCCATATACTCAGTTATAGGAGAGTACTTCAGCCCGATTACCGTCTGTCAAGAAGGAAGCCCATCCTTCGACAAAGACTCGCAGCTCCGTAGGGCCCGAGGGAGTGAGTGCAATATAGAAGGTAGGTCGATCCGCCGTCGTGAAATTCAGAGTGCCGTCCGCTTGACGGAAGGGGTATTTTTGCGGAGCAACGACACCCAGACCCCAGTTCATCGTACTGATTTCCGTTCCAGTATCAATCTCCTCTTTTGCGAAATTGTTCACATCCCTCCAGATCGATGACGACCAGTTCGTTTCTCTCGCCTTTCCTGCAATAGTGAGGCCAATCGTGGAATAGGAGGGAACGACATTCCACAGGCGATTTGCCTGTATATCGGCCAGAGTTCGGAAGAACCAGAGCACACGGGGAGAGGGGTGGCAGCCGTCAATACGGCGATTGACAGCGACCGAGGAGGCTTCTTTTTCTGTCTGGATGGAGATGTTCTCAAAGACTTTCTTGAAGGGGACTTCCTGGGGCTTCTTCTTCAGCTCGTCCTTCGACACGTTTGTTAAAAAGATATGGCAGGTCTCCAGCTCGACCCGCAAGGGAGCCATCTGGCTTCTATCGAGGGCCTGGAATGGGCTAGTGCCCGTGATCGAGAGGGCCTGCAGCTGCTTTCCCCACGGAGTTGGCTTGGGCTGGGCGTCCGATGACTCGACCAGGTCTTCCAGTTTGCGCAGCTTGCACTTCAGTCTGTAAGTATGGGCTGTGGTGGCTATGAGAGGGAAGCCACGGTCTTGGGCAGCACAGCCAATGCTTGGCAACTTGAGGCGGAGAGAGTGAGGGGCGGCGTTGGCGCCAATGGAGATAGTTGAGCCGTCGTGTATCCCTGTTTCATCCATATCAACGAAGCTCTGGGCATAGGTGCCTTCGGTCTGCGAGGCGGCCCACAGATAATCGCCGCTGAATTCCTGGATGACAGTGGTATCTTGGTACAACTGGATCTTCTCAAAGAGGAAATAGGCGATTCCATTCACATAGCCATAGGTGGTTCCGCTGAGATCGGTAACTTGGATAGACTGGAACGTACGTGCAAGGAGAGGAGGAATCCAGGTGGGGAGGTTGATTAGGAGAGTTATTGATTCAAGAACATCACCGACAATGTCGATGGGGAACTCGATCATCTTGCCAAAGTCCATACCGGTCGTCGGAGGAATTCTTCGGATTTCACGGATGATCTGCTCCTCCTCAGCATACGAAGTGTCAAAGGGGAGTACACTGTTACGAGTATCTTCATAAAAGTATGTATCTTTTTTTCCACGACACATGAGTTCGTAGAGAGACCCTTCCGAGGAGGCTATTACACTCATTTGTATCTAGTTGGGGGTGGGGGTTTATGCGGGGGGGTTATATGGGGCTTCATTCTTTAGGGAAGGGCAGGCCGACCATGTCGATGAGGAAGCGGGACCCGCCCACGAGTAACAGGGAAGAATACGATGTCTGCGTTTGAGAAGCGGCAGTCAGGGCTACCTGGCACATCGGACTTCCCGTCGTGAGAAGTCCATGCAGATATCCCCACATTCCATCTGGAACGCAGAGGGTGCTATACAATTTAATACTTCCGTAGTGAATTGAATATGCAAGAACACCGGATGCTACTGCCTTTACGATGGCAACCTCCATACTATACTATACGCTTACTATAGTATGAATCTGGCCAGTTATATTAATGGTCTTGTGAATGCCGCTCTTGGTCGTTCTACAGAAGGATTCATTGACGCAAACACGTCTCCGATAACCGTTCTTTCATGGATCCAGACACTGTACGGATCGATACCGATCCTCTTGATCCTCCATTTCGTCATGGTGATTATCTACGGTGCGGGTGCTGCACGTCTGTCCTATTGCTACCAGATGTCGACGAATCCTGCCGCAACACTCTTTTACCTGTACATAGCTATGGCCTTTCTCTTTTCGCCGGTGTACTACCCCTACTATGCCATCTTCTTGAGCCAGTGTGGGCGGAGATGATTAACTCTTAGGCTCCTTATCTCTTGGGTTCCTTGGCCTTCAGGACGTAAATAGGAGATTCCCCCTTATACTGTGGAAGTGTCATGTGAGCGACAGTTCTATACGATAAATACGGTATGACCTGGAACTGAGGCTCGCCGTTCTGGATCCAGACGTCGAGGTATTCCTTGGTTGTGATATACTCACTGTAATCCTTGTCGATGCCGAACTCGAGAATATTCTTTAGCACCTTGATGGCGTCGGCCACTCGTTCGCCCTTCGTCTTCAGCTCCTTCATTGTCTAAGGATTGGTATGCGCCTTTAGGTTTTGACTTTCTTCGCTCTTTGCTTCGCATTAAAAAAATTGAAACGGCGGCCCCGCCCTTGGATATGTCCCAAACTCCTAGAATGCCTATCTCCCTCAACGCAAACATGCACTACGTGAACCGTGAGGGTGTTCGTGAGACGATTACCGTGCGCCAGGCAATCGCCCTTGGCCATGGTAAGGCCTACGAGAGTCTCAAGCAGATGGCTGACTGGGAGCACTGCCTGGCCAAGTACAACGCCGAGCAGGCTGACCCGCTCGCCAATGCGCACAAGCAACTCGCCAAGGCTACGAAGAACCTCGAGAAGGCTTCCTGGTGGTTTGACACCGGTATGTACATCGTCGCACGGGAGGCCAAGCGTAGTGTGACAAAGGAGGAGGAGGACGATGCTCTAGCTGATCTCGAGGCTGCGGACCGTCTGCAGCAATGCTGGCTCGAGGAGGAGAAGCTTCTTATGGATGCGGTTGCTGCTGACGCTGCCGCTGCTGCTGCTCTTGCACAGGAGCAAGAGCAAGAGAAAGAGGACATTGCACGGAACCTCATCGACGAGTTCAATGAGACTACTCTCTCCGATAGCTATACGGGCTTTCCCCTGGCCCGTGTCGGCAAGACCGGCGCAGCCATTCCCATCTACCCCTGGCCTGGCTGCGAGGAGAACCGCTCCTTCACGGCCAACTTCTTCTCGACCGGCGAGAACGTCGAGGTGAACTACCCCGCCGGCACCAAGATCACGGTCAACTACACAGTGCCAGGGAAGGAGGGCATCTTCCGTCGCACGGCCTACGTGAGCAAGGACGGCGACATCTGCCAGGTCGCCAAGGCCGGCTATGTGAGCAAGGCCTTTGAGACGATTGAGGAGTTCATCGCCCATGAAAAGAGAATGTTTCGGGCGAGCGTCACGGTCACTCTGCCTGACCCTCTGACGGCCATGGAGCGCCGTGTGGCCGACATGCAGGAGAATCTGCGCATCTCTCACTACTACATCCCTGTCGCCCACAAGATCGCCATGATCTACGACGAGTTCCAGCTGAAGTCACGTGTCGAGTTCGGCCCTTCTCAGGGCCAAGGCCAAGGCGTCTGGCACGAGGGTGGTGGTGAGCGTGTGGGGACCTTCGTCCACTCGACCATCCGAGATCTCGAGGTGGAGGCCGACAACGGCCGCTGGTTCCCTGTGGCCCCGTGTGGCGACAAGATCTACATCCGTGGCATCCTCGTGGACCACCTGGAGGGGTACGTGAAGGACCAGAAGCTCCACCTCCGCCTCTCGTGGAACACCAGTGCAGGGCGTCGCTCAGCAATGATTCACCTGTAAGGGATGAAAGATACATGAAATAGTAAAAAGGTCAATACAACAATGTAAAAAAGGTGGGTGAGTAGCCCCTCTTTTTTATTTTCGTATTTGTCTTTTACTGCTTTTACGCTTCGCTTACCCCTTCGCTTTTCCAAAGTTCTTGCAGGAGCTTGGTCCAGATAAGGGGATCTCCGTGGTTATCAGGCAGCATGAAAGGTAGCATCGCATTGAACTTGGCTGCTGATGATGTGGTAGAAGAAGGAAGCCGCTTCTTCCGCCCCGTGAAGACAATCGACCAGCTCACCTTGTACACGTCGACCTTCTGCGTAAACTCGCCAGAGCCATCCTCGTAGCTCCCCTCCTCATAAATGCCCTCATACGTCTTGACTGGCGTCTCCTTGTACCGAATCTCCAGCCCATCACCAAGAAGGAACTCCAGCATGGGAATAGCCCCCGAGTCCTTCTTCATATATTTCCGCATAGGACTCTCATTGTACAGGGCGTATCTCTCACGCACCACATCGGGGAAATAGTCCTCCAGAGTATCCTCGAACATGTAGGCAACGCCACGGAGCGTGGTAGGGTTCTTGCAATTGCGCGTAGGTCCATCCATGGCCTCATCCAGCATACCTGGAGGGAGCTTGTCGCCAAAGGGAGTGAAGGGATTCTCAACATAGTACTCATCATGTATACGAGCGGCCTGGTACTCGAGGAAGGTGTAACAGGGTTCTTTGCCGAGGAGAAGGTCCTTCTCGAACGAGGGAAGGAAGTCGACTGTCATCAGGCCATGGTGTAGAGCTGATAAGAGACGGACATCGAGGCAGGCACGGCGCTCATCCTCGTTGAGCTTCTTGGCGGCGAATAGCTTGGTGGTGTTGAACATGATGGGACCTTTGCTTCGGTGGGGTTGTGGGGTTCATTTTTTTCAGAGCGAACAGGAAGTCAAAAAAAGAAGCCCGCCCTTCTCTTTTTTTGTCTTTTGTATTGTCTTTTTGCCTAGATAGTGCGACGGATCTTCTCGACCACCTCATTGCACCTGTCCTCTGCCACCTTCAGCTCACGCTCGAGGCTTCGCAGCTGTCTCTCTCTCTCAATGTAGCGATCCAATTCAGCACCAATAAGCGACCTCCTGTCTGACTCTGGAATAGTCTCAAAGATACTAGCCTCGAGGTCAGTCAGACGCTTGCAGCTTGTCATGTACTCATTGTGGGCCTTACTGATGGCCTGCTCGTGCCGCAAACAAGCCAGGCTGTGCGTGTCCTCTGGATGCGAGAACTCGAGGACTTGGCGGTAATGCTCACCATACACGCCAAAGTCAAGCCACCACTTGGCCTTCTGCTCGTCAATGGTGGCCTCCTCAATCTTGTCCAAGAGGTTCTTCAGCTTGGCGACGTAGTGCGTGGTTGCCATATACTTCTTCCACGTGGGAGTGTCGTACTTCTCCTTGTATGCACGGTACTGCTCGTTCATCTTGGTGGTCGAGTCGACGAGCTGCCTGGACAGGAAGAAGAGACTCATTTCGTGGGACCTTTGCTTGGGGAGTGGAGGAGTTCAATTTTTTCAAGCGGCGTGCAGCGAGTAAGCGGTACACCTGCTCTGGAGTAGGCATGGGGACCTTTGCTTGGTCAATGGAGGAATTCAATTTTTTCAAGCGTAGCTGACAGTCGGACAGTCGAAGGTGTAAAAAAGGTGTCTTGTCTTTTTGATTGTTGTTTTGAATTTGAGTTCCTATGCACTGGCGACCACGAGCTTGCCACCCACCCGCTTGGGGAAGACGACGACGACGCCTGCAGGGACCTTGGTCTCTCGCATATATATCTTGCACTGCTCGATGGCGTCCGAGACAGCGGAGTCAGTGCCTGAAGACGACTTGAGCTCCACCACGAGGCGTTGCTCGATGATGAGGTCTGCACGCACCGTGCCGACGTAGCGGTCACGGAACTTGATGAGGATGTCACGCTCTGTCTCGAACTTGAGATTCAGGTCGTGCAGGCCTACCTTCATGGCGTTGTGATAGACGGACTCCGTGTGGCCGGCGCCGAGGTCATTGAGCACCTCCGTCGCCAGGGCACGGATCATGGCGACGTCCTCGGTATCGGGCTCTTTGTCTTCCTCTTGGACAGCGACAGGGGCCTCCTTGGCCTTGGGCGTAGGCTTAGGATCCTTACCGCAGCTCGACTTGTTGTGCCCGTCCTTCTTGCAGACAGAGCAGGTCATTTTGGGGTATGGCTTGTGGTTCTGGGGATGGGGATGGGTGTCCTTTGCCAGGAGTAGGGGCGGCTTCAATTTTTAAAGGGTGAAGAGGCTGATAGTGTCCAAGAGGATGGTAGTGTCGAAGACTCTTGCCTCTTGGCTCTTGGCAGCTGCAATAAAAAAGGGGTGTTTGGTTGTTTGATTGGTTCTTGTTCTTGTGTTTACTCGACCTTGTTCATGGAATCGGCCACCTCCTGCAGGCCAGCGGCGTTCTCCGTTCGGCGAATCCACTCCAGACGCAGCTCTTCCAGGGCTACTTTCTCGGCCCTCAGCTTCTCCTGGGCAGCCGTGTACTTCTTGCGCATCTCATCGGCCATTGCCCATGCGGCACCTGCTGCCTGGGCCGCTTCCGCAGAGGCCTTATCAGCGAGGTACTTCTTGCAGAAGAGCTCCAGAGATACCGGCCCATCGCTAGAGGAGGCGTAGTTGAGCAACTGCTCCCTGTCGCCCTCACTCAGCTTCTCGAGGAAGCGACGGGCCTCGCTAGAGGGCGTGGCGACCCTGTCGGCCGCCTTCTGCGCTGCCTCGAGAGCCGCAGAGAGCTCGTCGATTTTCGCCTTTGCCGCAGAGAGCTCGTCGATTTTCGCCTTTGCCGCCGCCGCCTCGGCAGCAGCATTAGCACGTTCGAGGAAGGCCTGGTGGGCCGCCGCATGGGCCATTGCATGAGACTGCCTTAAACGGCCGTAGTTAGGGTTCATGGTTGCTTATTGGGTGACGTAGATGTAGCAGGGTTATTAACTTCAATTTTTACCATAGGTCGATAAAGGGGGCCTCTTTTACGGACTGCAGTAGCTCTTATGCACATCTTATGGACCTCTTTTGGACCTCTTTCCATCAACCTCCTATAAAAATTGAAGCCCCATATAGGCCCAAAAGAGGGTCCCCTTCGCTGTATATCAACCTGTCATAAAAATTGAAAGCCGGATCCCTCTTCAAAGGAAGGCACCCCAACCAGCCAACAACCAGCAGACAATGAGCATCAAGACCGGCCCCGTCGCCTGGAACGCCTTTGTCGCTGATGTCCACAAGGAGCTCGCCCTCGAGGCCGGCGTCATCTACGCCGAGTACGCGTCCCACAAGGCCTTCCTGGCCGCCAGCAAGGAGGCCGGCATCGTCCGCAGCGACGCCATGCAGGAGGCCTCTCGGCGTAAGGCTGCAGCCGCCGGCAAGAAGTCGGGCGTGGCCGAGCGTGCCGACCGTCACCGCATCACCGCTGAGGCTGAGGAGGCTGCCGGCGTGCCCATGCGTGAGGCCCCCAGCACCTATTGCGAGCGTGCCATCCACAAGATCCGCCTGGAGATGCGTGGGCTCCCCATGCCCGCCAAGGCCTCCAAGCCGAAGGCCCCGAAGGTCCCGAAGGCGTCTGAGCCTGCCTCTGAGGACGAGGCCGAGCCCGTCGTCACGCCGCCGGTCAAGCCTACCCCTGCACCCAAGGCGTCGGCCACTAGCTCTGCGTCGGCTCCCAAGGCGTCTGCCCCCAAGGCGCCTGCCCCTGTGGTGGAGGACCCGCACGCCGAGAACCGCCGTGCCTTCATCGCCGAGGGCAACGAGGAGGTGGTGATCGAGGGCAAGGCCTACTACCGCATGAGCACCGGCGAGTGCTTCACGCCTGGCGAGGAGCCCTACACCATTGCGGAGTACATGGGCAAGTGGGACGCCGACCTGGGCGAGTTCGTCATTGACGAGTAAGCAAAGCAACAAACCAAACCAACCAAACCAACAAAACCCAACCCTTTTTTTAGGCGAAAAAGTGAATAGCCACCCCCACCCCCTGCTAAGTCCAGCCATGGACCCCCTAGAAGTAAACGTCATTGCCGCCCTTCTTGCAACCCTCGTAGTGGGGCTCGCCACGATAGCACTGACGAGGCCCCTACACGTCCATCTCACTCTGACTGAGCCTGTGCGATTGGTCATGGAGTATGGGGACGACGACGATGAGGAGGAGACAGAGGCTGAGACCCAAGAGGCCGAGGTCGAGGTCAAGGAGCAAGAGAAGGAGCAAGAGAAGGAGCAAGAGCAGGAGCAAGAGGAGCAGAAGCCCCCTCGCCCCAATCCAATCCTCAAGTGGAACCTATATGTAAACGAGGTCTTCAACGAGATGGCCACCGAGCTCGGCATTCATCGTGAGGAGTACTCGTCCCAGAAGGACTATATTGCCGACTGCAAGGAGTTCGGTCTTACAAGGAAGGATGCAACAGAGGAGGCTCAGGCACGGAAGGCCGCCAGCAAGTGAACAACTAAGAGGTGAGGGTGGAGACTCTTTTTCAGTTGAAAAAATTGAAGCCCGTCCCTCCCCTCCATTAGGTCCCCAACTTCCTTCTACGCTACAATGTCCTACGCACCTGGCACTGTCCTGTCTATCGGCTTCGGCGAGACCCTCGAGCAAGTGGTTGTCCTCACGGAGAACAAGATCGCAACCTGCTGCTATGCGGGCAAGCCTGTTTCACGCCGTGACATCATGAGCCTCGACGACTGGAAGATCCTCTGCACGGCTCAGGGCCAGCAGATCCGCTCTGATACGCCTGCACCTGCACCTGTGGCTGCGCCTGTGGCTGCGCCTGTGGCTGTGGCTGAGCCCGTGTACGCCGTCAACACCATCCTCCGCTGGAAGAAGGACGACGACAACCGCCGCACGGCCATGGTCGTCAAGGACGGCATCCTGCAGCTCAAGGAGATCATGCTCGGCCGCCGCTCGGCCAACGACAAGAAGTTCTTCTCCTCCTTCGCCGACTGGAAGTCCACGCTGCCCTCTGGCGGCGAGATCGCAGTCCAGGTCGGCGCGCCCACTGTCCAGGCAAAGATCTCTGCTCCCATCGTGGCCAAGACCGACGTCGACTACATCAACGAGCTCAAGAAGCGCTTCCGCGTGCAGACGGCCTACGTCCTCGAGAACAGCCACAAGCAGAACTGCGAGCAGTACACTGGCATCATTAGGCAGCATGGCCCGGTGCTGGCCAAGCTGCTCACAGAGCTCGGTCCTACTCCCACGGGGGAGAGCATCGGCTCGATCATGTACTACTGCAACCAGCTCCTCAACGCAGCCTCCTTGGTTCGCCGCAGCCAGGCCATGATCCAGTACAATCCCACCGAGGCCGATCTGCGCAAGAAGAAGTTCCAGGCCATTGGTCGCCAGGCCATCTACGCCTTCTTCAAGGGCGCCAAGGTGGAGATCACGAGCGGCCACGGCCAGGTCGCCATCTCACGTGATTCGGAGGGCCGCATTGGTCGCTGGGCAACCCCCACGACGGCCTCTACCTTCGCCGAGCTCGGCATCGAGATGGTCAACGGCAAGCCCCGCCTGGAGGTGGAGTACCGCAAGAAGAAGATCAGCATGTAAGTGAAAACGAACAAAATAACAAAAGAAAAGAGAAAAAGAGAAAAAGAGAAAAAAGGAAAGAAAAGAGGAGGAACCCTTTTTTGACGGAAAAATTGAAGTCCTGCCCACCCTGTAACACATGTCCTCAACAATGTCCTACGCACCTGGCACTATCCTCTCGATCGGCAGCGGCGAGACGCTTGAGCAGGTCACCGTACTCACGGAGAACAAGGTCGCTACCAAGATGTTCGCTGGCAAGCCAGTAAGCCGTCGTGACATCATGAGCCTCGACGACTGGAAGCTGCTGGTGGGTGATCAGGAGATTATGGCGGCATCTAGTTCCACGACGTCATCTACTTCCACGTCGACTTCTCCTGATACCTATCCCATCAACACCATCCTCCGCTGGAAAGATGTGGCGAGCAAGAGCAGTCGCACCGCCATCGTCACCAAGAACGGCGTCCTGCAACTCAAGGAGGTCATCAACGACAAGGTCACCTTCGACTTCCTCGGGCGTTGTGCTAAGAAGAACTTCGCCTCTGTCGCCGAGTGGAAGGCCTCTCTGTCTGGCGGCGAGCTCACGGTGACCGCCGGCCCTCCCACCATCGAGGACAGGATCTCCGCACCCATCGTGGCCAAGACGGATGCCCAGTACATCGACGAGATCAAGAAGCGCTTCCAAGTCCGCTCTGATATCTACCTCGATGCGAGCGACGTGGAGAAGAGGGACCACTGCATCCGTGACATCAAGTACTCGCTAACATCCCTGCAGAGCCGTGTGGCCGAGTTAGATGCTTCAAATGGGTCTGATGCATACGACAAGCTGCGACGTATCAATCGCATGGGCCGCTCTATCGCCCGCAATGCGAAGATTGCCATGTACTTTGACCAAAACATCCGCTACGAGCCGGTCAAGGCGGCACAGAAGAAGTATATGTTCCGCAACGAGTACCGCCAGGCCATCTACGCCTTCGTCGGCGGAAAGATGGTCCATATCACCAGTGGCAATGGACTCGTCGGCATTGTAAAGCACAACTACAGATGCCACGCTGCACCGGCCACCACGGGGACCTTTGCCGAGCTTGGTCTTGACATGAATGGGGGCAAGCCCCGCCTGCAGGTCGCATACCGCAAGAAGATCATTGACCTTTAAAAAATTGAACCGAACCCAGCCCTACCTAGAAGTCCCACCATGCTGAACCCCTACCAAACCTCGCGCGACATGACCGTGCTGCTGCTCGTAGTACTTATACTCGTATATATCTGGACTTCCGTGACCGATGAGTAAAAAAAGAAGAAAAGAAAAGAGGAGGCGTCCTTTTTCATTTGGCGTAGACGGTTCGGTCAAACCAATGATTTAGATATGACTGGCAACTTCTCCCTGGGAGACCTTTATCATACTCTTTTATTCTACGTAAAATGCCCTTTCCATTATAGGAGTATCCATTCAAATTACTATCCACGACTCGCCGCACCTCTGTATGGATTCGCTGTTGCTCCGTGAAAAAGCTGCCGAGAAGAACGGCTGAGGTAATATCATAGGGGCCCATGCCATAGAACTCTGTCTCTACGTGCTCAACTATCTTGTTAATGCAGCCAAGTAAGATGGGATTTTTCGGCTTCACCACCATATAACCGATTGACACCCCCTTGTGTGGTTCCGTGTTTCCATACGGGTGCAATCGTACTTCGGAAGAAAAATGTTCTTTGTGAATCATATCGGTCAAGCGAAATCCATCAATCAGCTCAAAGGAGATATCCATATATATCCCACCATGTATATATAAGATACAGAACCTCCACATATCGGCCTTGTATGCATTCGGTATGATCCTTCTGTATGCATTAACTACCCTATCTCCAAAGAACTCTTGGATGAACTGGTCACACTCGGCATAATCAAAGACCTTATGTTCAAAGTCGGGATTCTCTGCCCGAATACGCTCCCCTGCAGCCTGTAAAAGGGGTGGCAGTTCCTTCGTATGCCAGGTCTGGAAGAGTTTTCGGGGAATGTACTCGGGAATATCTTTCACTAACCACAGTGCTAGCGACTTGTCGACGTAGTTTGGATACATCTCCGTGCATCGCTCATTGATAATTTCCAACGGGGCGGGGAATCGAAAGGGGGGCGCAAAGAAACAAATTGGCTGCCATTCTTTCTTCCATCCCCTGTTCCCAATCTGTTGCCGAGTTCGGTTCATGAAGGTTGTTGTAAGAAAGTATCTGGCCTTGCTGGTTCGAATCAGTTCGAGGGCCTGGAGCACTTCGTTCAGATGCAGGTGGCCGAGGAGATCTCTGCAGAAGACCAGGTCGACTTCGGGGATGGGATCCTTGGTTATGTCATAGGGGGTTGGGGCGTTAATGTCGCCGCCTATATAGCGTATGTTGGTCAATGGCCTCAGATAAGAACCGTCTCCACAGCCTGCATCGAATACACTTGTTACAGAGTATTTTTGCAGAATGTCGGCGATGTTCTTGCGGGCCGTATCGAGGGCCATCTTTTCAGTGGGAGGAAGAAAGGAGTGTGGTGGACGCATGGTCTGTGCCTTCGGCACTTGCTTCGGCACTTGCTTCGGCACTTGCTGCGCTGGCTGTGCCTTCGGCTTTTGCTACGCTGTCTGTGCCTTCGTCTTTTGCTACGCTTAAAAAAATTGAACCCCCAATACTACTCCCATACAGGTACCACCATGGATACCCTTTTGAGCGTCGCCACCTTCACCGCCAACCAGGGCTTCAGCGTGAGCCCCTTCCTCTCTGCGTCCAAGGCCTTTCGTGACGACGAGCTCCTATGGGATGCCGCCAAGGATTTCCAGGGTACGGGTGGTTACACACGGCTGATGTGGGCTGCCATGAAAGGCCACATCGGTCGTGTTCGCTGGCTCATCGAGCGTGGTGCTAAGGTGAACATACAAACGGAGAACGGTCAAAGTGCATTGTACTATGCATGCGAGAACGGGCATACGGGGATAGTGAAGATGCTCATTGCCGCCGGTGCCAATGTGAATGAGCCGAAGTCTATGTATATTGCGATGTTCATGGGTCACACGGAGATTGTAAAAGAGTTGATTGACGCTGGTGCCAATGTGAATGCGACCGACTGGGACAATCACACGCTCCTCATGCAGGCGAGTGAATCTGGAGACCATGCCATCATGCGACTCCTGATAGCCGCTGGTGCCGACGTGAATGCGAAGAACTCATATGGCCGCAGTCCCCTCTCCTATGCGGCAGATGGCTGTGCAGAGACGGCTCGTATTCTCTTGGAGGCGGGAGCTTGTATGGAGGGTCTCGACCTCAGCAAATAGTGTAAGAAAGTGCATCGATAAAAATGAAGGGTGGGGCGTCCAATATCTAAGCAAACATGGGCTGGTATATGAATTACGAGATTGAGTTCGAGGAAGAGATCGAGTGGGACGATGAGGCTGTGAAGAAATGTCTGAAAAACTTTGATGTCGAGCATCTCCACCTGAAAGATTATATCACAACCCGTGTAATCCTACGTGTCTATTCGCATTACTCGGTGGAACAGATCCTGGCGGTTCTAAAGGGTCTGTATGACACGCCGATGCGCTACCGTCCGTATAATTCGGTAGAATGGACTACCGTATAAGGGTTAATAAAGTTGAAACAATACATAATGCAAGATTAGGTCAAATGGAATACAATGCTGTGGTAGAGAATATCCTGCGTGACAAAGAAAGTGGTTGGGCGTATGACTACTATAAAAACGATGGTAAGACATCGATGGATGTGGCGATCGCCAAAGCGAGTCAAGGAGAAGAAGATACAGTAACCCTCCAGTACAAAAAGTTCGTGGAAGAAAAGAGATTCCTTCTTATACAAAATGTACGCAATACCTTCATCATCAACGGGGATCTTGAGTATCTGGTTCGTGAGATAAAGCGGGTGGAGGAATATGTGGCGAGTATTCGCTAAAGGCCTTACGCAGTTCGGCAATCTCTGCCTCAAGCGTGTATAAATGCTGCATGGCCTTTTTTTTCTTGGAGGCTATGAGACGCTTCAAATCAGTTGAGCTGTAGCATTTGAAATGATCTCTTGCGTCTCTCAGAGTGAGTAAGGTGTTAAAGAGTTTATCGTAGAGGGCGTCCTCCATCTGGTCTGTAGTGGGGGCCTTTCCTTACGTCTTGCAAATAAAATTGAAACCGTCGGCTCCTGTACAATGAGTCTCCTGTCTCCTATCTCCTCATGAAGTGCCAAGCCCGTGTGCTAGACAAGGTCTACCCCTTTGAGAATGTGTCGCCGCCGTTTTATAGCACCAAGGAATGTGGCAACTCGGTCAAGCGGCGTATCTGTGATAGCAACGACGACCGCTACAATTGCTGCTCTGACTGCTTCCGCCGATACAACACCAACGTCGACTGGTATGGCTGGTTCGATGGGCTGTACCCACCTGAGGCACGGGTTGTGGGGTCGCAGGCGTTTTACCAGTGCAAGGCCAAGGTAAACACGGTGGTCGAGGCGCCGAAGCAAATAAACATGAGCGCTATATCGGGCGACGCAAAGGAAGTCGAGGTCGAGCCTAAGGTCGAGGTCAAAGACGAGGTCGAGGTGGTAGATGTAAAAGTGGTGGAGACGCTCGCACCCGTGGCTATTGCCGTGATTGATGACCTTAGCAATAGCTTTGCAAAGCTGCGAATCAAGATCCCCAGCAAGAAAGAGTCGATGTATCCCATTGAGACGGATCTGGCCAATCTATCCTTAGAGGAGCTGCGTGAACTGCATACCAACCTCATGCGGTGGATGAAAGGCGAAGGAAGCAAGTATCCTCGTCTCCTCGTCCCCTATTACAAGTACCGCATCCGTCTTGAGGGCCTTCTTATCAATAAAAAGTGAAGTTTCCTGAAGGTTAGGTAGGAGTACCTACCATGCCGATCTCATCGCTCGTTGACATCTCGCTCGCCTCCGTCTTCCAGGACCTCCCCTACCTGGTGGCATCCCATGGTCTCTACGCAGATGTCTCTGGCTACGGATCGCCCACCAAGGAGTATGTGGGAACGGTTATGTTAAAGGTGTGTACTTACGATAAGGATGGGCTTCTCAAGGAGAGCCGGCTCCTCAACAAGATGAACCATTTGCCGCCCTGCTCGCTGCCGTGCAACTATTGTTCTGAAGCGTCCAGCGAAGGAGAAGATCGCTGCCCCCTGTGCCTCAGGGTATGCAAGGCCACGTGGACCAAGAAGGTCTACTCCGCCAAGATGAATGTTACTGCTACTGGAGAAATCATCATCGATGAGCTGGGCGAGATTGGAAACACCCTCTATTCCTTCCTAGCTCCTCGCATCCTGAAGCTTGTAAATACCTACGAGGAGACGCACGAGTATACGGAGCAAGTGTTTGCTGATGCTCAGAAGAAGAAAGAAGACAATAAAAACCTGCGGCGGCGGAATACGGATGAGAGCCCTTAGCCTTCAAGGTCAGAAGGCCTAAGCACATCCCCCAATATAAAAACAGCATGTGCGGTATCTGGGCGTACGTTTACACGACAAAAAATACCCAGGATTTTTGGACAACCGGTGTGAAGAACCTCATTGCCCGAGGACCCGAAGGAGTAGAATTCAAAGAATACGATAACAGCATGTGGGCCTTTAGCCGCCTCGCCATCAATGGACTAACAAAGGAGGGCATGCAACCCTTTTTTTCACCCTGCGGAACTCTCTCCTGGATGTGCAACGGCGAAATCTACAATTCCTCCATGCTTGAGCAGACCCACTCGATGCAGCTCAAGTCAGGCTCGGACTGCGAGTGCATTGGTCCTCTCTATGATGCGGTAGACGGAAATCCTGTAGCGCTGGCTCGTGCTCTCGACGGTGTCTTCGCCTTTATCATTCGTGATGCCAAGGGTGTTACAGTGGTGGGCAGAGATCCTTACGGGGTTCGCCCTCTCTTCTGGGGAGAGGACCTCGACGGCGGTCTCTTTTTTGCTAGCGAGAGAAAGGCTATCCAGGACTTCGTACAGCAGACCTATGTCTTCCCTCCTGGCGAGGTGTGGACGGTGGGTACTACGATTGTAAAAAGAAAGTACCATGTGACCCCGTGGCTCAAGCTGCCCCTCGCAGTCGACGCGATGCCTCTCGTTCGTGCGGCCTTGGAGGAGGCCGTGAATAAGAGAATTTGCACGACTGAGCGCCCCATCGCCGGCCTTCTCAGTGGCGGTCTGGATTCCTCCCTGGTGTGTGCCATTGCCCAGAAGTATCTGAAGATATACGGGAAGCCTCCTCTGCAGACCTTTAGTATCGGGCTCGCTGGGAGTACCGATATTGAATATGCCAGAAAGGCGGCCGAGTTCATCGGGTCCGTGCACACGGAGGTGATTGTCACGGCCGATGAAATGTTTGCTGCCATTCCGCAGGTGATTCGTGATATTGAGTCATATGATATTACGACGGTGCGAGCCTCGGTCGGTAATTGGCTCGTGGCCAAGTATATTCGTGAGAATACCGATTGCAAGGTGGTGTTAAATGGGGATGGCTCGGATGAGGTATGGGGCTCGTACAAGTATTTCCGCAAGGCTCCCAGTGGCGAGGCGTTCGAGGCTGAGTGCCAGCGCCTTCTGGATGAGATACACTTATATGACGTGCTCCGCTCAGACCGTTCAATCAGTTCGCACGGATTAGAGCCGAGGACCCCCTTCCTCGACAAGCAGTTTGTGGCGGTGGCCATGGCTGTTCCCACTGAGTATCGCAGACCTAGTGGGGGTGTAGCGGAAGTCACGTGCGAGAAGTGGTTTCTGCGCAAGGCGTTCGAGGGGGAGAACTTGCTCCCTGCATCTGTGCTGTGGAGAACAAAGGAGGCCTTTTCGGATGGAGTGAGCTCTACCGAGAAGTCATGGTACCAGGAGATCCAGGAGCGGGTTGCAGTGAATGTCTGCAATGACTGGGAGAATGATGCTCAGCGCTTCTCTCCTGTTCCGCACACGGCAGAGGCCTATTGGTACCGCATCCTTTTTAACAAGCATTACATCAATGTGGGAGATTGCTGGCCCTATTGGATGCCGAAATGGTCACCTGAAACAACCGATCCCAGTGCGAGGACACTTGCCACCTAGATAAAAATTGATATGCTAGCCGGCCTATCGACCGATTATCATGTCTCGTTGTCACGCCCGTTTGACCAAATGGTCTTCTCGTGTGTACATCGGAAGCAGCAAGATGTACGCACTGCAGCTGTTTGTGTGTAATAGGGTTGTTGATGGAGATAGAGATAGAGATAGAGAAGTCCTTTGCAAGACCTGTGCTAAAAAGAGTTTGACGCATGTGCGGCATGAGCCGAGACTGCACGGACTTCTGACCGAGCCCATTCCGGATGACTCGCACATCTTTGGCGGGGCGTGGTATATGCGGATGGTCGAGCGATTTGGGCCACCTCCTATGGAGTGGGTGATGGCCGCAGAAATTAATCAGAAGATTGCCGAGGGATGGGTGGATGGGGCATGGAGATATGAGGACAAGGCTCAAAGCAACAACTCGACTACTGAGCAGGCTATGGAGAAGAATGTTAAAAAGGTTCCGAAGAAGGGTACTGCTGCTGCTCATGCTCCTGCTGCTCCTGCAAAAGCCCCCCCGATATCCCTAACCACTATTGCACCAGTTGAGATTATGTACAAAGAAGCGGCCAAGCCAATCCGGACCTTTGAGACTGATAGCTATACAATTACAAAGGGAGTGTTTCGAGATATTCCGGTTTGGATTCTTCCGAACGGAAAGATGTATGACATGGACCCGGCAGGGAATCCGAAGACTCTTCTGGAGGAGACATATGCGTTCAAAGCTTAAAGAATGAATGTAGTTCTCTGGTAGGCTCCTATAGATGGGATGCCTCCTGCGTGGCCTGATAGCTCAGTTGGTAGATGCATTCGGCTGTTAACCGGAAAGTCGAGGGTTCGAAACCCTCTCGGGCCGCATATTTTTTGATAGTTTAACTACCTAAACATATGCAAATGGATATTTCTAGGAATGGAATTTACTCCGGCATTTTTTGATGCCTCGTCGGCCGCATGGAGGGCAAACAAGAAGAGATATGGCCAGTCATGGAGGTATGTTAGGGAAGGAGCAGGGCGGGAAGGAGCATGGCGGGAAGGAGCAGGGCGGGAAGGGGTCCATGATTCAGACAAGTGCACCATCGATACGAAAGGCGCCGTTGAAAAATTGAAACACGGCTACTTCCTTCGGTCACGGTCCCACCATGAAATGCACGAGTCTAATCACCAGGGGCACACCCTGTAACAAGGAGGCTCTTGAGGGGAAGGAGCGGTGCAAGAGGCACCAGGCCGCCTTCGAAAAGAAGGAGGCGAAGGCCGGTCCCATTCGAGAGGGTGGATGTCATGGTATCAAGGCTGATGGGAAGCGATGCGATATCTTTGCACTCGAGGGTAGTATGCTATGCAGGAAACATACCGCACTGCTCGATGCGACACGACGAGCGGCTGAGCGAAAGCTACAAGAGGATGCCGAGATTGCAGAGCGGTCCAAGGTTCTCATCGCCGACGCAGTGCCATGGCGAATTGCCATGCAGATGGTGTTACATGAGTGGAGGGAGAACGCCCTTGGGCCCCGTGTCTTCTGGCAGACAGCTTTGCGAGTAGCCAAGCATCAAGGGGCGACGGCTCAGGAAATCGACGCCTATTACGATGGCATCCGATTCATGATTCCCCTTCCGTATCAAGGAGGTAGGGAGAGAGGCCTAGCTGATCTGGCCAAGGATCCGCAGAATATCCATACTGCAGAGGTTAGCTCGCAGACCGAGAAGATGACCCAGCTTCTTCTTAGCGAGCCGATCCCGCCCGATCAGAAGACGCTAAAGATACTCTTCATGAAGTGCATGAAGCTGTGCAAGATTACCACGATGAAGAAGTTCCTTATGACAATGGACGATATCAATAGCTGGTATGAAAAGCCCTGGTGCATTAAGGAGAACGACTTCCTGTACAAGCGGCTACTCGATGCGTCCGTTGCTAAGATCGAGACGTCTGAGCACAAGATTGCCTTATACAAGCGTATATACGAGGAGGCAGTTGAGTCGCTGGGTATGTGTTGTCAGGGACACCTGAGTCGGCTGCTCAATGTGTTTGTTGGATTCGACGATGCATTTAAAAGTCCTATTTCAGCGAGGGAGGCACTGCAAGATGAGATGGCTACGCTGTCGACCATGGATATGAGCCCCGATGAGATGGTCGTGGTTGCGAAGACTATTCTGCAACGCCTCGCTATTCCGACAGAGGAATGGTCACAGTGGACTCAGGCATTTGTAGAATAGATATGTAGAATAGATGGCTGCTTTCGTTGGAATACTGAGTATTATAGTACTTTCTGCTGCGGTTATATACCTTGTTGCACAGCTTGGTAAAGAGGGTAACTTTTTACCGCCGGCATCTGCATCTAGTTCCCCTTCTAGTTCCCCTTCTGCATCTAGTTCCCCTGTTGCTTCGCTTACGCCCTCGACTTCCAAATCCCCTTCCCCTTCGAGCTCCGCAACCCCTTCTAGTTCCTCTTCCTCTGTCCCCGCCCCTGTGTAAAAAATGAAGTCTGGTAGCCATTCAAACGCATGTACCATGCGCCCTATTGCTGTAACATGTGTGATTCATCCCGTGAAAGATCAAGTGGCACCAGCCCTTGATAAAATACTTACCTACTGCGAAGAGAATTCAATCCCCTTTGCAGTACGTACATTCAATCCGAGAAAATACTCGGATGATTGCACCTTTATCGAGAAGTTACCCTCCATTCATATCTACAAGGGCTCTGCCTATACCAATACGCACAGTGCAGAGGAGGGGGTAACTGCACTCCAGACTATACATGCGAGGCAGCAGGAGAAACAGCAAGATCTGTATAGGCGGGGCAGGGGAAATAGGATCTTCTGGTGGCTTTGAATGGTAGGTTTATAGGGGAACTGTGGTGTCATAGCATGGACACCCAGTCAGATCCTGACATGATAAATGAATATCTCGGCATGATCGAGGATTCTAATGGATGTATTCAAATGTACAAGAGCGTCGTCGAAGACATGGGGAAAGTCATCAAACAACTACGACAGGAGCTCAAAGAGAAGGAGGAAAAACTCATTCTTTTTATGCAAACGGATCCCTTCAGTGTAAGTCGCAATGATCTACGCACCTTTTTCATAGTCGTCAAGGAGCGCCACGAGACCGATGCAGAATGGGCCCTTTTTCAATCGACCTTCCAGTTCAAACTACAACGGGAGATATATAACTGGATAGATTCCCTGGAACAATAACCGGTGTAACATAGGTTACGTTCGGCGTCGTTGACGGAAGAATGAGTGCTTTCATGGACTCATTCTCTGGCAGAGCAATGACCGGTGGGCGTGGGAACCCGTTGAACTCGCTGCTCGTGACGGACGTATATGCTCCCATATTCGGAAATAGGAGCCAGTCACCCTCGAACAGCTCCTCAGTATCGTCCGTCATGGCAATCACATCCACGCTATCGCATGTACGACCGAAGAGAATGGCCGGTGTTCTCTTTCTTACATCCTCTCCTATCCGCCGCCAGGTCGGCCGTGCACAGTCAAAGGGGATGCAGGAGAACTGGCCATACAGACTCTCGTCGATCGTGTAGCGAAATCCAGGCTTTCCATCCGCCATCGCCTTCTTGCCAATCACTTGGACAAAGAGTGACTGGCTCCCCGCTGAAAAGAATCTGCCAGGCTCGGCGATGAGACGTATGTCAGAGGGAATATAGCCACGCACGGTGCGAATGGCCGTCGCTGCCGCCTGGAAATCCTCTTCTACAAATCCCCCGCCGATATCGATGGTGTGAGCAGGATGCCCTGATTGCTTCAAGGTTGCAATCGACACGGAGGCCGATAGGATTGCCTTAATGTACTGGCTGGGATCCTTGCATCCAGAGCCAACATGAAAGCTGATTCCTGCAATGGGAAGTCCCTCTCGTATTGCGTGCCTACCCAGTTCTCCCACTTGGGTAGGGCAGATGCCGAATTTTCTGCTAAAGGGGACGACACTCTTTGCATCATCCACCCGGATACGAATGAGTGAATCGCCGTCCCATTGCTCATCAACGACCTTATCAATCTCCTCGATGGAATCGACGACCGTGCGTTGTACGCCGGCACGATTTGCATATTGGATGTCACTGGACCGCTTGCAGGGATTTGCATAGACAATGTCGAAAGGTGACGCACCAATGTCGATGACCGTCTCGATTTCACGCACACTTGCGCAGTCAAAGCGGACTCCCTCTCTATGCAACCACTGTAACAGGGTTGGTTGGGGGTTCGACTTGACGGCATAATATGGCGTGATGGAAGGGAGATGCCGTTTCCACGTGGCAACAGATGCTCGTACGTCGGCTCTAGATGTCACGTAAAAGCTACCGCGCGCTTTGACGCTTGAAATCAGTTCGCGTAATTTTCTCAGTGTAATATATTGTATACGCTGAGAAAAGTTTTTAGGCCTTTGGCGTAGCCTAAGGACAAAGTGCCAGGCCGAAGGGCTCAAGAACCCTCCTTATTCTAACACCGTGCATTCCAGTAAAAGGGAAAAGTCCTTTCCATTGAAGTCAACCACCTGATAAAACTCATCCCTAAATTCCACCTGGATCGTCGTAAGGCGACCAATCGGCTGGGGAAGGCTGTAGGAGATCGGAGAAAAGGTTTCCTTGTTCAGGAACTTGTAGCCATGGGTATCCTTATCCAAGTAAATAATGGCAAAGGGTGGGCGTCTCCCCGCCCCACGACTAATACAGGAGAGGTCAAGTGAGTTCTGGAAGTTCATGTAGAGATAGAGGCGTGTCGATGTCGTGTTCAGGTCAATGGAATTGGGAGATATAATTATACCATCGATGGAATGGTAGTCGGACATGTCGAAGCCGAGAAGAAAGGCCGGTGTTTTCATCTCCAACAGGGCCCCATTCGTAGGGTCCAGTACATCAGGGGTTCCCGTTGAGAAAAAAAGGATCGAGAAAGGCTGTGCGAAAGTTTCTTGGATAATGATTAATTTACCAATACAACTACACCTTATTACATAACGACTGAGGGATCCTGCAGAGAGTAAGGCACCCATACTTTCGAGCAAGGCACTCTCGGTATAATACCCAGGCGGAATGACAATTGTCCTCTTGACCCCCGATTCCATGAAGGTGAACCTGTTGTTGGATGCATTCACATTGTTTGTCCTCGCAGGAATGGTGCCACCAATCAATTCGATAGAACGGACATCCTTTATCGGGCTCGGTAAGGTATACTGAAATGGATTCGATTTAACAAGATTCAAATAGTTCCTATCACGGCTATTGAGCTCGAGCATTATTGTCTTGGATTTTCTAGAGGAGAGGGGTCGCTCTTTCATAAGAAGGGCCTGTCCACTTGATTGGGTGGCCATCTACTTCTGAGCCTCCTTTGCCTTTAACCACGAACGAAATGCACGGCACTTTTCGGGGAAATAAGAGCCCGAGTCGCCTTCCTCTCCCTGCTCGGCCTTGAGCTTGATGGCAGCAAGTTCGTGGAGCGCCTTCTCCTTATCAGTAAGAGTGGCACGCCATTCATTCAATAGAGCTTCCATGTGGACTTGGAGTAGGGTAGAGTCTGGGAACAATTTTATTATGTTGTTTAATAGAATAAGATATGCCTGCCAAGCTGAATGCATTTACACGTAATATTCGGAAGAAGATGAACTGCAGCAGAAAGAAATGTGCAAAAGAGAGAACTGCCTGGAGACGTAGTTTGAAAGCGTATAGGGACGAGGCCGCCTTGAAATGTGGGAATGCCTGTGATGCCTGTTTAGCAAAGAATCCTAAATGCCCATCGGGTCCTTGTGAAACATCACGTAAATGCTCAAGTAAGCTGTACCTACAAAAGAAATACAAGGAGGTCCAAGATAAATACTTGCAGTGCGTGAAAGAGAAGTGTTAAAGCATTTGTTGGTAGTAAGTATATGCCCTATATCGTCTATGGCGGTGTAAAATATATACAGACAAGGCACGCAATCCAGTGTAAAAGGTGTTTGGATACGATCGAGAGCAAGCACGTGCACGATTTCAGATTCTGCTCGTGCAAGGCCGTGGGAATTGACGGAGGAGTGTCGAGTGGCAATCGTATCTTAGGGAATGCTGATGATATTGAGTATAGGGGCATGTATTGTGCCATGGTCGATAAGAAGATTTGGCTCCCGCAGCATGTAATCGAAGAGCATTTTCAAGGGGTTAAAAATGAAGTCTGTTCGTCATAGATGATACGTCCCCATGTTACATCTCCCAGTTGACGTCCTGCAATGGGATCTCGCTCCCTATCTCACTCCATCCGATAAGGTCGCCTTCAACCGTGTTGCAGGTGATGCTGTCTACAGCCGTATTCCCAAGAAGAAGTTAGATGAAATGGAATGGCTCATCAACTATACCTTTCTAAAAAAAAGTCTATGGCGGGTTATTCGTAATATAGAAAGGGGAGTATCGAGACGAGTTCGCCGAAAGAACTGGTCTCGCTTCTATCGGATGTTCGACCGGTATGCCACAGTATTTCGGTATAGTACTGATGCAAGAAGGTTATATTTGGAGAAGTTGGAGAGCGCATATAAGAAACGCCTTGAAGCAGTGGATTTTACCGACATACGAACCCCCGAATTTATACAAAATATGAGGGATGTGTATACATATGTGAAAGGGAAGATGGATACGGAATATGCATACACAGGGGTCGACAGAATTCAGCAGACAAATGGAAATCTACCGTCCTTTCAGTAGATGGACCCACGAGTCCTCAAAATAAAAACAACCGACGATATGCTTGCCCTGCTGAAAAAGGGGAAGCCGCTCCGTTCTTTTCACGCAGGGGATACCATCCATGTGTGGAATAAGATGAAAAAGGGGTATTCGTATACCCTTACCGAGGAACCTGGCAAGGGGTTCGCCGAAGGGTTCGAGCCGTATACTACGCCTGGCGAGATCCTCTCTCTAGGCGCCTTCGGGGGAAAGTATCTCAATGACTGTGTCCTGGAATATCCTCGGGAATGGTTCCTCGATGCAATTAAGAAGGATGCCTTATCTCCCCAAGGAATGGACATTCAGAAGAACTTTTTTAAGACAGATTCAGGCCTCCCCTTATCGACGTGGAAGAAGTCTGGGTGGGTACCTAGCGAGAGCAAGAGGGGGACAAGGAAAACCAGTAAAGGGGGAAAGACATCTCTCTTATCCGATCCTACGAGGAATCCCGATGAGAGAGGGTGGTTTCAGTGGTATTGCCGCTACTGGCTCGGTCGCAGAATCCCTGACCTAGATGAAGTGCAGATTAGACGCTGGAGGAACTTTGTTCGCCACTACGGGGCCGTGAAAAGAGCGTGCAGCGACCTCACTTGCCGCCCAAGGCAGAGACAAGCCCTTTTACACTGGGCATGGCCTTACGATGTATGAAATAGGCAGTTGCAAAGAGAACTCCGCCCCACAGACTATCCGCTATCGCAGTTTGGAGGGCGTATCCATCGAAGATAGACAGATTGGTGAAATCGTATACGGCGTACACAGCCACACCGGATGCGGCAGCTCCGAGGACAGATGTTTGCTGCAGTAGGAGGTAACCTAGTGCAACATAGACAGGAATCGCTGCCCACCCACGGAAGCGGAGAGGGGAGCCTTGAATCTTTAGGACCATCTTCTCCCAGATGGGCATCTGGTAGACAAGCCAAGGAATATCAATGATGAGCATGAGTACAGATGCTAGGAGCCAGCTTGTTATGCTAATCATTTGCGTCTAAGTATGTAAAAGAAGATATGTGGTAGGGGCAAAGGATGCTGATCGATTCCCTCGACGTACAATTCCGTGGGCACAGGACGCTCGTGGTGAACTCAGTAGAACTTGCTCTGTGTCGCTTTTCTCTTTTAGAATCAGTCTGCCTCTACAAGGGGAAGAATGTCCTCGTGATTCAAGAAGGTCAGGAAGTATCTCTGGGCAATCCGCTTCTCTTCCGCAGACGGTGGGACGTCATCTTCCGGGTCAAGGATGCATTCGAGTTGCAGATGATGGCGACCTATGTTGCAAATGCTCCGAAGCCGGTACGCATCTTTTGGTCGTGTGTGGGTCTGGGTGATATACCGAGGGGGCTGTGGTCTCGCTGGCAAGGTCAGGATGTGAGCTTACTCGGCTGCTCGGATGGGATAACTGGATGTGAATGGGAGACTATCCTATTCCCTCTCGCATACCCGTTTGACAAGGTGGAACGCACCTTGGCTTCGAGAGGAAGTGGGCTCGTGGCGAAGTGCAAGGAGTTGAAGGAGCATTGGGGTGAGCTCATTGATGCAAAGGCGGCTGTGGCGTGGGTGAGCGAGACGAATACGATTCACTGGTATGACCCGGCGGAGCATGTGTATGACGCACCCCTCTACACGAAGGCGGAGGCGGTAGTGCTTTTGCAGTCATTGGCGAAATGGTTGAGCTGAGCTACGCTCAGCCTATAGCCGTAGGCTGAGTTAGCCCTAGGCTAACGGACATGAGCTGAGCGTAGCTCAGCGTGTAGCCGTAGGCTGAGTTAACGAGCGTAAGCGAGTTAACGGACAGGAGCTGAGCTACGCCCTACAAATAGGATACGTGTAAAGTTCCGGTGTAAATATATTGGTCAAAGTAGAAAATGGCGTGGTCAACGGGGTATAATTTCATTAATGTACCGTTCGGCATACTAGGAAGCAATCTCTATGTTGGCGGTAATGATGGGGCTATTTATAGGACAGATCTAGCTACTGGAACTATTCTAGATTCCAATTGGTCCTTTTTACCACCTACATCTTTTACGAGAGGGATTACCACATCGAGTAATACTATATACGCTGGCATTTTTACCCCTACTGCAATATATACAATTGATCTAGGTGCTGAAACTGCCGAATTTTTTAGTAGTACCATTGTTAACTCTAATGTAAATCTATCGGACTTTCAATTGAGCTCAATGGCAGTTGATGGTGGAAATTTATACGTAGCAAATCCAGGATCTAATAATATAGTTCGTATAAGCTTATCAGACGCCGCTGATTTCGACGATGCCTGGGTAGTAGATGGTGCAATCTATGAGCCGTGGTCTCTATGTATAAATAATGGATTTATGTATGTAACAAGTGCCTCATCTATTGCTAAAATTAATATGACAACAAAAGAAGTAAACGTACTTTCAAATCTTACTGGTGCAACTATAAATAGTATAACAACGGATGGAAATATATTATATACTCTAAATTATACAGTAGGCTATATACAAACACTATCCTTTGCAGGGTCTATGCTAAATAGCAATTGGGCTGCTGTACCGAATGCGACTGGCCAGATACTAATTAATGGATCATATCTATATGCAGGTTCCTTTGGTCCCAATAATAATGATCCAAGTATTTACAGATTTTCCACTACCACGCCAGCTCCCGTAATCTGTTTCAAGGACGGAACCCTCATTCTCACCGATAAGGGCTATCTACCCATTGAGGAGTTGCGAAAGGGTGACCTCGTGAAAACCTTGCTCGATGGCTACAAGCCGATTTACATGATTGGCAAGAAGGAGATCTATCACCCTGCTACTACGGAAAGAGGGAAGGACCAGCTGTATATTGGCACCCAGGCAGAAATTCCTTGGCTCAAACAGGATTTAATTGTAACAGGAAGCCATTGCATCCTGGTCGATGATTTCAAGGTGGGGGAGAAGGAGGAAACCATCGAGGTACTTGGAAAGGTATATGCGACTGATAAGAAGTACCGTCTCCCTGCATGCGTCGATAAGCGCTTTGCAGTGTATAAGCCCGAGGGGAACTACACCGTATATCATTTAGCGCTTGAACATGACAATCGCGTAATGAATTACGGAATTTACGCCAACGGTCTCCTGGTCGAGACGTGCTCCAAGCGCTGTATGGAAGAGTATGGAAAGCTGGAAGTTATCGTATAAGGTAGAATGGACCTCGCCCAGTTACGGAAACCGAAGATACTCGATATGTCGATCTTTGACTGGGTAACATCACTTCTAGGAGCCTTTTGGCTTTCCTACGTGTTCGATATAAAGTGGTCAATGATGTTCGCCTTTCTCCTATTCTGGATAGCCTTCGGGGTGGCCGTGCACGCCTACTTCAAGATTCCCACCATGTTCGGCTACTATCTGGGGATCAACGAGAAGCCTTTGCGCTGATACAGGGGTCATTGTACATCTTTCCTTGCACACCGGGCAAGTGCTATTGGACTGGAGCCAGGTTTCAATGGATACCCTATCAAATACATGAAAACATGTTGTGACCGCCGATGATTCAGGGTTGATCACATCGTGTAAAATGGGGCATAGCTCACCGTTCGCCGCCGCATCACGTGCGATGATTCTAGCGATGCGTGCGGGTAGACGTTTTTCTGTAAGCGTAGCAATAGGAGTGTCATCATATGACGTCCAAAGGCGTCGATTGAAGTACTCAAGTCGAGCGCTACGTGCTGGTGTAGGGTATTTATGATACGAGGGAGGAAATGAATCATTCGGTGCCTTGACACAGATCGGAACGATTCTTGATACGGTGCGTCCCTCAAAGTCACTGACCCGCAGATAAAATCCGTCGCATCGCATCCTAAGTACTTTCAGGCGGAGTTGGATATTCACTTCTTCCGTTGTATGGGCAAGGGATTTGAACATACGAATATCATTCGGATGGATTACTTGTGTAAAAGGTGTCCACATACGCTTGACTGCACACCATTGCAGGATGTGATAGGTTTTGTTATTCGGACGGAAAAAACATATATGGGGGGTTTCAAACCGCAGGATCGGCATCTATATACAGATATGTCGGGGCTATAGGCCTATGATATGATAACGTATCATATCGTGGGGATATTGTAGGTTTAGGTGTTTAATTGTTTATCTCTTTCTTACTTCTTAAACAGCTTGAACGTACCCTTCTTCGGCTTGTAGCCAGCCTTCACCAGGTTCTTGAACGCCTTCTTGCCGAGGGCGTGCTTCTTTCTGCTGATGATGCGGCCCTTGTGCTTCATGAGGTCCTTCTTGGTCAGACCGCCGGACGTCTTTACCGCAGTTCCATGCCAAACGCAAGCCTTTGAGCCAACGGTGCGCTTTCTGGTTGTGTTGGGAGCCATTCTATAGGGGCTAGATATTATCGATCCGCCGCTAGATATTATCGATCCGCCGCTAGATATTATCGATCCGCCGCTAGATATTAACGATCGGCCGCTACTTATTGGTAGGGCTGCTACCTGTAGGCATCGAGATAATTACTTTCCTTAGCCTCAGCTTTAACAATTAATACGGAATTGTCCCATGTATTGACCGTCGAGGGAAGTGTTAGAAGGGTGAAGGTGTGAGCATATTCCTCCTTCCAAACGCCAATCGCTTCCTCAAAGGCCGGTATATCTGCCTTCGAGATATCCTCCACTATATAATATCCACCCGCATTCAACTTGTGGATACTGTGCTTGAAGAAGCATACATTTGCTGAGAATGTGTGCAAGCCATCCTCAATAATAATATCGAACCCCTGTTCCAACCCTGGCTCCTTCCACAAGGCAGCAATTGATTCGGGACTCGTCTGGTCGCAATAGAAGGTATCAATGCGGTCAGAGATAAAGAGAATTTCCTTATCAATGTCTGCGCCATAGATTTGCCCCTTCGGGAAGTATTCCCTCCAACCAAGGAGCGATGCACCGGGTCTTCCGTCGGGACCCATATTCGAGGGGACGCTCACATTGTTTGTACCGAGTCCAAGCTCGAAGAGCCGGATCGGTTGGTCACGCATAGTGTTAAAAAGGTGGTGGTAGAGCGTGGTGTAGTTATGTCTTGACCGTAGGATCTGCGAGTGCCCCTTATCGCTGCCGAAGTGGCCCATTATATGGCAAAGGGGAGTTGGAACTGTAACATCGAAGTCCATTGGCTCATATATGAGGGCTGGCTTTAAAGGTTCCGCCGCAGCTGTAGCTGTAGCTGTAGCTGCAGAGAGAGACCTGGTCTAAACGCAAGGAATACTTTATAGGTAGTTAAATATGTCAGGCTCATGCTGGAGAAATAGGGGGCCCTTTGATCCTAAGAGTCCGATCGCTAGAGAATGGGGGTGTTACTCTGTAATGGCCGACTTGGCGGCGTCGGTTTCGAACATTGAGAAAACGTCGACCTCGCTTGGCCCTATAGCGACTGCTTCTGCAGGCTCTGACTCCACGGGGCCTACGGGCTCAACAGGCACTGACTCAACAGCCACTGACTCAACGGGCTCTGACTCAACAGGCTCCACAGGGCCTACAGGCTCAGTGGCCACTGACTCAACAGCCACTGACTCAACGGGCTCTGACTCAACGGGCTCTGACTCAACGGGCTCTGACTCAACAGGCTCCACAGGGCCTACAGGCTCAGTGGCCACTGACTCAACGGGCTCTGACTCAACAGGCTCGACAGGGCCTACAGGCTCAGTGGCCACTGACTCCACTGTCACTGTCTCAACGGGCTCTGACTCTACGGGCTCGACAGGGCCTACAGGCTCGACAGGCACTGACTCCACTGTGACTGACTCGACGGTCACTGACTCCACGGGGCCTACAGGCTCAACAGGCTCTGACTCCACGGGGCCTACAGGCTCGACGGCAACTGACTCGACGGGCTCTGACTGCACGGGGCCTACAGGCTCAACAGTGACTGACTCGACCGCTACAGGCTCAGATGCAATAGGCTCAGCGGGCTGTGCCGAGCCGGTGGCAGCGGGCTCAACCGCCGAGCCGGTGGCAGCGGGCTCAACCGCCGAGCCGGTGGCAGCTGACTCAACCGCCGAGCCGGCGGCAGCTGACTCAACCGCTGCTGAACTATCCCGTCCCGAGAGTAATTGCCTTGCCGACGGGGAGTGCCCTGCCGAGGGGGAGTGTCCTGCCGGTAATGAAGGAACCGAGGACATGATAGGCTTCTTAGATACGATTAAGGAGCGGAACCACGATACAATGCCCGAAAAAATAGGAATCATAAAGTCTCTCACGGGGGAAGAGCTCCGCATTATTCTATGTAAAGTGGATACGAAAGAGTATGTAAATATCCGTGGAACTGTTCTGCCCTATAATGAGTTACAGGGGATATTCAACGATTTCGAGTTTATGAAGGAAACCTATGCCCATATAAAAAAGGAGGATATGCGTGATACGAATATATGCATGGCCGCCCTCCTCGCCATCGTTTTCGTGAACAGCATATTTTTCTACGTCTCTACCCGCTTTTGAACCTTCTGAGTTACTAGAGTAAGAGGGTTGTAGTTATAGACATACTCTAAGCCAGCGTGCGAGAGGCCGTGAATACCAATCGCAATAGAAAATAGGAGCATGAGAACCAGTATCTGATACGGGTCTCTCGACACAACCTTTGACACATGCAAGACCAGGTAAAGTATACTGGCAAGTAAGACTGCTCCGCCAAATGTGTGAGCGTAGATCGAGGGGCTATACATTCTTATAGGGTGGAGTATTTTAGTTTCATGCATACTGATTTAATTTCCCAAGTATACATAGATGGTTAATACAACAAGAAAGATTAAAGAGCTATCAGTTGATACTTTACAGAAACTCACACATAAATATGGTGTTACTAAAAGCGGTTCCAAAAAGCAGATAGCATTACGATTATGGAAACTTGAAAAGCATGTAATGTCCCTAGGAGATTTGAAAAGTATAGAAGATTTCTTACACTTAGCACCGGGTAAAAGATATAAGGGCACAAGATATGGTAGGAGAAAAAGTGGTACTTTATACTGTGTAAGTGGTAAGTGTGAACAAGAAGACTTAGATTAGTTTTTGAAAGTCTAAATACGCAAATACAGACTCTCCGCCAGAATGGTGTCGCGTAGAATGAGCATCCTGCCCTCCTCCAAGAATTTCAGAAGATCCACACTCGTGTGCAGCGTTGCCAACGATTGTAGCTCCTCCAGCAAAGCCGCCAGCTTGAGAATGGCCTTCTGCACTGCCCCCTCGAACAGCCCATACTTATGGGCCAGGCTCGCAATGCTCTCCTCACCCGCCAACCACGCCTGCATCGGCTCCAGCCAGTCCTCATGCAACTCCCAGAAATCGGTGTAACAGATGCCATGGAGCCGTTCCGCCATGAATCCCTTCTTCGCCGTCTCGCTGATAAAGTGCAAGTGCGCCGCCGCCTCCCCATCCACCGTGGCCCGCACCTTCTCCTCCATATCCTTCGGCTCTCCCAGGAAGATGGCCAGCGCCGTCAGCACCTCAACGAGGCTCAGTGACTGGCCTAGAGAGATCTTCTCATGTAAATACAGCATATACTCGGTCAGTAAGAATGGATGACCCTCATTACATTCCGACGCCAAACGACCATTTGCCGTCAGAGAACCCTCAGAATCTACGTATCCGAATACCTCCAATACCCGAACACGCTGAACCACTTCGGGCAGAATGGCGGATCGTGCCTCGGTATTCGATAGATATGCGGTGTGGGTGCTGCACAATTGTACCTTCTTGCTCTCCAGAGCCGAGTATTCATCGTATCGGGCAAAGATCGGAGCCCAGACCGACTCTTTGTGATCGTCTTTCCATGCGTCGTATTCTCGCATGGCTATCTTCTTTTTGGCATTTTGACTGTTTCCGATCCTGTCTAGGAGAGCCTTTCTTGCGGAGCAGACGGACAGTTCATCCGCGGAAAGATTCAGACGTGACTGCTTTATCGATATCTCCTCAATATCAGCGCGTAGAACTCGCTTATCTTCCTCCTCCAACGTCCACCAGTAAGAATCCTTCAGCATCGCATCCATAGACACCATGCCATTCAGACCCTTGAGGATAAAGTCGTAGTCAAAGGAGAGGCGTGACTGGAAGCTACTCGCCTTGCCCGTCAGCATGCTCTGAGCCTCGAACAGATCAAGCGGTTCCTTATCGGGAATATAGATAACGAGCCCCTTGTCATCCTTGCCACGACGCCCAGCACGCCCCGCCATTTGAATGTATTCCGAGGAAAGGAGAGGGCGAAAGGAGCCGTCCGTGTACTTCTGCAGAGAGGTGAAGATGACCGTCTTCGTCGGCATATTAATGCCCACAGCAAACGTCTCCGTGGCAAACAGAAGCTTTACATACCCCTTGCTAAAGAGGATTTCCAGAATCTCCTTTAGGAACGGAAGCAGCCCACTGTGATGGAAGGCAATACCACGAAGAGCAAGGGCACGGAGCGTGTGCATCTGCGGACTCTTCTCCAGCAACGACTTGTAGCGTGACAGGTGGAAGTCCCAGATATTGGCCACGGCGGCCGAGTCAGAGGAGTCGAGGAAGGTATGAGGAACCTTCGAGGCGAGGGCCTCGCACTTTGCTCGTGAGAAGACGAAGACTAGGGCAGGTAGAGAGCCATGGGTGTTGAGCCACGTGAGCGTCTCGTGGAGCACATGGTCAAAGCTCTTCGTGTGGACCTTGCCCGAAATGGGCCCCTCCGTACCCACACGGCGCTCATCCTTCACCTTCTGGCGGAACTTGTCTAGAGCGGTCGCCTGGCCCTTTCGCTCAGCGAGCCATGCACGATACACGTCAGCCTGGAAGACCTCCTTGGGCGTATAGATGGTCAGGGGAGCACCATCACGGATGACGCAGTGCTCGAGAGGAACGGCACGCCACTGTGTACTGATGAGCCACAGACGCACCTGCTTGAGATTGGCGAGCCAGTTCGCAAACAGATGTGGCTTCGATAAGGTGGCCGAGAGGAGGACGAGGTGGATGGTGGGAGGGAGTAAGATGAGGGTCTCCTCCCACACATGGCCACGGTCCTTGTCGTTGATATAGTGAACCTCATCGAAGATGACGGAATCTACGCCGTCGAGGCTCAGCAGTGAGGATGCACCCACGGCCTCCGTTTGGCTGCCCTTCTTGAAGAGGAGGTTACGGAGAATCTCCGTGGTCATGACAATAATGTCGGCATTGGGGATGAACTTGATATCGCCTGTCATAATGCCGACAGTATTGTTGGGGAAAAGCAGCTTGAGGTCGTGGTACTTCTGATTGCTGAGTGACTTGATGGGTGTCGTATAGAAGACACGACCGCCACGCTGGAGACTCTTGGCGATCTGGTACTCTCCCACGAACGTCTTGCCTGAGCCCGTCTTGGCCGTGACGAGGACGTTCTCGCCAAGCTCGATGGCCTCAATGGCGAAACGCTGGAACCGGTCAGGGGCGTAGCCGGTCACGAGTGCAGGCGAAGAGGGCATGGGGGGCACATCCTCGTCGTCAGTCACGATACGCAGAAGAGGTTGCGGGGTAGACATCCTAGGACAGGCAATCAGGGCCGGCGTGCTATTCAATTTTACACCTCCAGTACTTTCTTATATGCATTCGGGTATAGTAAAAAGAGTAAGATGACAAACATGGACATTCCAAAATAGATGTAAAAAGAGTGTAGTTGATTATTCTTTGCAACCATGCTTATACAGCACTCAATGCACCCCCACACCCCGATCCACCAAATTATGACAAGGAGTGACAGGAGTATAATATACACTTCCTTCATTTATATACTGAACACATTTTTTAAGATTGCGCTCGGTTATTCACTAAACATGTCGCTCATATTATCGAGGAGAAAGCCGAAGCCGAGCCCACCCATTATAATCACACCTATTACCATGAGTGCAATCGAAAGAATCTTATTTGTTGAATCGGGGGACTTTTTATCTTTCATGTAGAGCATATAACCGGGTACGAAAAATGCTAATCCTAGGAGGATGAAGAGGATTTGACCTAACATAAGACCAATTGAGAGGCCGAATCCAGTCTTTATTAATCCACGTAGTGAGTTAGATCCTCTCGCCATTTCTAGTGTAGAATGCTATTTTCTAGTGCATGCTAGACAGCTCGGAACACAATACGCTCCTTCCAATGGGGCAGCTGCTTGTTCTCGTACCAGGTAATCGTATAGGACGTGCCGACCGTGAGTTCCGTATTCCGCACCGTAATTGCCCGCTTCCACGCAGGAATCCAGACACGCTTCTCTGACATGGCGATGCCTTGGACCGGGTCCTTCGATGACAAGACGCTCATGAAGAACATGTCACGAGTAAAGGACTTCTCTTGCTTCTGTCTGCGGTTCAGCTCGGCCACCAGTTCCTTTGTGGGGGCGATTATGTCAATCTTACGGTCCATGATATTCTTGATGATCCGCTGATTCACCAGGTCGCAGTATCTGCGAATGGGCGAGGATGCATAGGCGTAGGCAGTCATGTTCAGCCCACCGTGCTCCACATTCTCCTCATCGGCCAGGACGTATTCGGCGGCGGCCATGGGTAATGCAGAGAGAAGTCCAATAGCCTTGAACTTATCCATCTTCTTCGCCGAATGACGACGTAGAATACCCACCTTGTTCTCTCGCAAGAGGCTGCCAGCCGCCCCATTGTACAGAATCATGAGGGCCTGGACCCATGTATGGGAATCAGTGGCACGAAAGTCCTCAAGCCCAATGTCCTTCGATACATTACGCAGCGCTGCTAGCTCGGGAATGGCCTCCACTTGCTTATCGGCCTCGTCATAGGTGAATGACCTCTCGGTCTGGATGGTCGTGCGTGCCCAGGTAAAGTGAGTGGGTCCAGTGCCAGGCGTCCAGTGGAAGTGGAGCGACACGGTGGGCTTCTTGGATCCTGGTAAGAGTGTGGCACTCTCTTCAGAGATAGTAGGGGGAAAGAGTGGTGCCAGAGCTCGTCCATCGGTGGAGTAAAAGGTGGATGCCTTCTTCTTCGCCTGCTTATCGAGGGGCGAGTCTTCCTTGACCCAAGCGTCCACATCGGCTATGTGGATGTGGATACGCCACCCTTCGCCCTCTCTCGCAAATGTGAATGCGTCGTCGACGTCCTTGCAGCCTGGAGGATCTATGTGAAAGGTGAAGCCGGTCACTTCTTCTCGCTGCTCGTCTGTTTGCATAGAAGAAGCAGAGGCAGAAGCATTTGGATAAATGGTACGGAATTCCTTTTTACTGTCATATGCGTAGGTCATAAGAAGCATAGTCTGCTCCGTACGAGCCGATGGAGCGCCCAGTATCTGGACGATGGAGCCCCTTGGCATAGATGTATTGCCCTCGGAAGGCTCAATGATTGCATGGATATTCGTACTGAAGTCTCTGATGGAAGAACCGACGGCGAAGGGGGCATATCGCTTATCATAGGGGACGAAGCGGAAGATGGGGCAGCCACGGGTGGTCAGCCCGTAGCGGACCTTGGAGGCCACTTCGAGGGTGCCGGCGATCCACGACATTCTGTTTTGGGACTTTGTGTAACAGGGGAAGGGCAGTTCACTTTTTTTAAGCGAAGCAAATGGGCTGAAAGCCCAGACAAGCGAAGCAAATGGGCTGAAAGCCCAGACAAGCGAAGCAAATGGGCTGAAAGCCACCTAAAAAAATTGAAACTCCACCGCCGCCTCAGCACAAGTCTACCATGGCTACGAAAACTAGGTTCACCTACATCCGCACCGAAACCACCGTCCAGTGCCCCCACTGCGACTACATCAGACCCATCAAGAATGTCTCTTCTGTCCACGAGCACATCAAGGCCAAGCATGCAGGAACCTTCAAGCATAAGTGCAAGCACTGCACATATGAGTCAGCTGTCAAGCAGAATCTTGATAGTCATATCCTTTCTCGCCATCCTGAGCATTCTGTAAAGAAGGCTAAGACCCATACATGTCCCTCCTCCTGCTGCAACTATGCTGCAAACACCAAGGGACAACTTCGGAGCCATTATCTTCTCAAACATCTGAATGCCGACGTGCAAGCCCTACGGGGGGCAGAAGAATTACAGTGTGGCGTATGTGAGCTAGTATTCAAGTCAAAACCGGCATTTGTCTATCATGCAGTCTCATGCCTCTCCCCCGACGTCCTGAATAAGAGAGAAGTTCAATTGGGCCTTGGCTTGCTTACGGAGGAAGCAGAGGCCGAGGAGGCCGAGGCCGAGGAGGCCGTAGAGGCGGTATCATAGATTTCCTCTGGCCGAATTGTCTGCAGCTTACCTACCTCAATGACAATCTGATACATATTGTATCCAAGCGCAGCAAACGCCAGCAATGCTAAGATCTCGAACGACCATTTCGCAGAGCTATAGTCATTTTTTCCTATGTAGACCATCAGCGGACCAATCAGTACAATGTGCATGATATTCACCCAAAGAAAGGGGGAGTGAGCCTTCCATCGCTTAATCGCCTTGAATAGATGATATACGATGATAACGAGACCGAGTATCGTCAGTGCATGATATACCCAAAGAGGCACAAGTCCTCGGAAAAATGCAACATAGAAGAGAAGCGGGAATACGAATAAGATATGGAATACATATAAGCCAAGAGCACCCATCTAGCTTCTATGTAAGAAATACCTCTCCAACATTCCCTCTGCATGTTCCAACGCCCCTTCCATCCACGCCTGCTTCATACTATAACTCTCTCCACATACATACAGGTCGGGGAGACGACTAGGGAAGGGACGCATAATATCCTTTGACTCCTTCGCAGGATCGTAGAGACCCGGTGTCCAATAGGTGCACCCATCCTCCCAGTAGTACTTCGACATAGATATAGGGTCTGGGATATCCTTCATGGAGAACAACTCCCTTACCTGCTTCATAATACCCTTTTGCAGAGCTTCCTTCTTTAACGATGCCCATATCTTCGTGTCGTCAGCATCCGTATACGAAATCATAATGGTCCCCTTGGCTGGATTTATAGGGATGATATGGCGGAGCGAGTTGGGCGTGACGACCCTCGGCATCCCCTCGAACCACACGGGTCTAGGAAAGGTGGCGTAGATACGAAGAAGCGGTGTCATCTTCAAATGCTTTAAGATGGGATAGGACGTGAAGGGACGAATGGCCAATAGTGCCGTCGAAGGTACTGCGAAGATAATCTTGCGGGCCGTGAAGCGTTTTATCTCTTTTCCGTGGCTTTGTGATTGGACTGTTACAGACATGGGAAACGAATCCACCGAGCCCATTCCTGTTACACGGTGTTCAAACAGCATCTTGACTCCTCTCTTCTCAAGTTCCGTCTCCATGCCACGGATAACCGAGCTGAGCCCCTCCTTAATAACATAGAATGACTCCTTGTTCGAGAACTCATTTGCAAAAGAATGCAGGGCAACATCGGCCCGCAAAGTAATAAGTTCTGAGCGATAGGGGAAGTATGCCATCAGCGAAGTGGCCGTCTCCTTATCGAGAAGCCTTACAAGAATCTCTGCCAGGGTGTAACGGGAGAGAAGTGTCTTCGGTACAGTGGCGAGGGCATTCTGGATAATGGTCATGCACGTCGGCCAGAGGTTTTCTTGTAAGATACCGTTCTCATCGACGTACTGTGTATTGTGCTGGAGAGGGATTCGAGTGAGTGAATACCTGTCACAGTAGGATCCGATCATAGGATGGGATACGGGGATGCGGCCAGCACCTGCTTCGACCCCGTTGATCGTGTGCACTCTTCCGCCAGCGATTATAGACGATTCAAGTATACAGATATTTTTTTTCGGAAAGCGTTCTGACAGCCGTAAAGCACAGTGTAAGCCTGCGAGGCCTGCACCTATGATAAGAATATCGGTGTCCATCTACTATATGTTACAGGCTTATCTTAGGTTCTTATGCTTTCGCTGGGCTTTAGTTCGCTGCTTACGTTCCACTCAACCATTCCACCAGCTTGCCCGCTTCCGAAATCTGTTTCGGGCCTAGGATGGTGTTACCCGTCGTTATCACCAAAAAAGCAGGTATACTCCGCACTCCACAGAAGCCAGGCGTGTAATTGTTCTCATCCACATCGCACTTATACACAGTATACCCCTTAATATTCTCCTTCACCGACTCCCAATCAAACGCCTTGCACGGCCCACACCACGATGCCGTAAAGTTAATGAGAACCGGCTTCTCCAGCTTGGCAATACGAAGCTCCTCAAATTCTTCTTGCGAGCGGAGGGGAATCATCTTTGCCTTGAACATTTCTACCTACCGCCAGGAAGAATCCGCCGACCAGGACCGCAGCGAGAATTCCCAGGGACATGGTGTCAGAGGGGGCGAGGTCCGTTGCCTCACCACCACCCTTTAACACCTTTGCGGGCTTCACAGGTAGTTTAGCAGCCGGCATACTCGGACTAGCCGGCCTTGAAGCTGCTCCCGCAAGAGCTGTTCCAGCAGCAGCTAAGCCTGAACCTGCAATGCTCGTTCCCGCCATTGCCGTAATTTGAGCAGCATTCGCAAACTTCGATAGAGCCGCTGTGATGCCCGGGCCTATTGCCATAGGGATGTACGAAATAATCCCCTCAATGAGTGCCATCGTGTATTTCGCAATACGAATAAAGGGCTCGACGATTCCAAGGCTTTTCTCTGGTGACTCTATCTTCATTTCAGAGCGCTGTATGTAAGGACTCTGCCCATCCACGTCAATGTTAATAAACAGTTGCGGGAAGGGGAAGGGGCGAGACACTCCATTTATGAAGACTTCCATCGGATACAGAAGAGTATATATCGTCTCGATGATACTATAGATGTAGATGAGAGGATTTAAGTGAAACAGGGCATTCCACCAATCTCCTGCAATGATACAGGCCAGGGGACCGATCGGCACGGCAAGAAGGAAGAGAAATGTCCACAGGGGTGATGCAGGCTCGAACTGGCTGGGATACTTTTTCGGCTCCTGGCCCGGTCGTCTCGATAAGAGCCATCCAATGATGAGTTTCATCCATTCCGCCATTAGATTTCCAGCCGTATCGGCAAGAGATCCTGACCCCGTGTTGAATCGCAGAGGAGGCGGTTCAAAGGCAGATCCAGGGAGCATAGGGTCTGAACCCGAGCCATATCCATATCCACCCATTCCAGACATTCCAGACATTCCAGCCGCCAGTCCTGGAGCCATGGCACCCAGACCAGAGCCTACGCCTGAAGCCACACCTCCCAGACCAGAGCCTACGCCTGAAGCCACGCCTCCCAGACCAGAGCCTACGCCTGAAGCTACACTTCCTGCATCTGCCACGCCCGGACCAGAAGCCTTCTTCGCATCTGCCGCAGCTTTCTGCCCAGCCTGTTGTTTGGCTTTTGCTGCCGCTGCTTTATCTGCGGCCGCCACAGCTTTATCTGCAGCCGCCTTTTGTACTGGATTCATGGGCACACCAGATTTTCCAGCCTGAGCAGCTTTCTGCGCAGCTTGCTGTGCCGCCTGCTGAGAAGCTCTATGTGCCGCTTGCTGAGCAGCCTGCTGGGAAGCTTGCTGAGCAGCTCTCTGTGCCGCTTCCTGAGAACCTTTCGCAGCAGCTCTCTGTGCGGCTTTCTGAGCAAGTTTAGCTGCAGCAGATCCAAAAAGACCACCCCTCTGATATACATCATCCGAATCTAGACTACCCCCCTTCTGATATATGCCTTCCGATATAACCCGTCCCTCTTCATCCGTTTTTACAGTACCTCCTTCCCACATACCCACGGCAATACCAAACTGACACAAGAACGGCGACCCTAGTCCATACTTATTCAGATCATCCACCGTTGTCTCATATAACTGTAACATGTCAAAGAGATACCAATACCCACCCGTATACATATTCACAATATAGCACAAGATCCCTGTTAAAGGGGAGCGAAGCATAAAATGATGTAATCCGAAGTATCCAAAGACTAATGTGAATAATAACATTCCAAATTTCGAATACTGCGGCTCCCCCCACACTGCGACGTGAGAGCCTGCAACTGCTTCTTTTATGAAATCGGGAGTATACGATCCCATTGCTATATCTAAATATTAAAAGAGTGATTGTTCTTACGGACTCATACTCGGAACAAGATGCCCCCAAAGCCATCCACAATGCGTAGAATATTGTGATTGAGTGCATATATGCGTACACTTGCAGTGCCCCGGGCAGGAGTGACCGTCGTATTTAACTCGAGCTGCAGAGTCATTGTATTCAGACGACTTGCATTCATCGACCCACTCGGCTGGATATCCTCAGGTCGGAAACAGAAGGAATACGAATATACATAGTCATTGATCGGCACGACGGTGTGATATTGGTACGGCTGCACGAGACGGAAATAGTCAGCCGTACGTATGTCAAAGCGGTCGTATCCTTCGATGCGGAGCAATGCCGTCGTAATGAGATTCTGGAAGGACGGGGCAGTCTCTCCCACCGTATAGTTCGTGTAATTGAAGTACTGGTTCGCATTCAAGGATGCATCACGCTGCACGACCCAATACAGTTCACGGATCGGATTGTTGAATTCCATCGGGACCTGGACAGTTTGTGCCGTACTCTCAATTGCATACGACGACGTATACTGCACCTGCTCAATCAGATATTCGTGCGAATTTGCCACGAACCTGCGTCTCTCCTCTATATCAAGGTGAACATAGTCGCCATATAAGTTTAATGACGTAATGCTGACAGGATTTGCTGACCGGTCACAGGGGGTCACGGTCGGCGTATCATTGATAAACAGTTTATTGAGAGAGCGAAGCGTTATATTAAGACGTACAGGATGATACTGGAGTGCTAAAAGAGGTAGGTACATGCCCGGATTTTTGCAGAACCAGAATCGTAGGGGAATATGAAGGGTCAGAGGACCATAGAGCCCCACCATCTCAGAACTATCATTACCCTGACTTGCACCCTGCACTTTTCCAATCATCGTATTCCATGCAGTCTGCTTATCTGCCGTAACCGTGTAATTCGACCAGAGTTCCATCCACTCGCCCGTCTGCTTATCGATCTCCTGCTCACCGATTTCAAAGGTCAGCTCCTGCAAGATTGCGTGGCCGATAGCATTTGTGTAAGAAAGGGGTGCCCCCGTCTGCGAATCCGTTATAGCCGGAAGAGTGAGTTCCAGCCAAAGAGGACCAAGGAGGTCGCCTTTTCTCGGTAGCAGACAGGTGAGCCGCCTGCCAAAATCGGGTTGGGTGTCAAAGGGGATAATGGAGGATTCGATGGAGAAATTCGTGTAGCGGCGATATACCATCTTGAACCAGGTTACCTGGGGATTGCCCGTAAGAAAGACATCCTGTTTTCCATTTGCTACTAATTGTAGGAGTCCTCCCCCTTGCGTCATCTGTTGTGTCTGTTGATTCTCGTTTAGACAGGGTTTGGCTGAGGGACGGATTACTTAGGCATAAATGGCCAATAGGGTGAGCGTTTTTTGCACTAAAAATACGTCCTCTTATAGAAGATGTCGAGAAACATCCCCTTTATCGACGCTGATGCAATCACATTACGAAAAATATTTGCCCTCGGTCCTGGCAATACCCGGTACCCTGCTAACCAATTTCTGGTAACGGACGGCACGGGCGGGGCTTACTGGATGGGTCTTACCGGATGGTCAGGGCCTACAGGATATATTGGGCCTCTGGGACCAACCGGTCCCTATGGACCTACGGGCCTTCCTTCGACCGTCACAGGGCCGACGGGTCCTACGGGGTACTCGGGGCCGGCAGGGGCGCCCTCCGTTACGACCGGGCCTACGGGCCCCCATGGTCCCACAGGTGCTACAGGAATGACCGGGCATGCAAGCTTGCTCACGGGGGCGACTGGGTCTACAGGCCCCACGGGTGCCACAGGACATATTGGAGTAACAGGCCCTACAAGTACGGTGACAGGACACACAGGAGCTACCGGTCCCACTGGTCCTACCGGTGACATCGGAATGACAGGAGAGACAGGGCCTTCTGGGCTCACCGGGTACACGGGCTACACGGGATATACAGGTGTTACAGGGGTGACGGGGCCCGTAGGGGAAACGGGGCCCACTGGACCGACGGGATATACGGGAGCCACGGGGTTCACAGGTCTCACGGGGCAGACGGGTGCTACGGGGGCCACGGGCCCCACCGGTATTCAGGGCTATCATGGTCCACGTGGTTTAAGCGGTCCAACCGGTCCCACGGGCTACACGGGCCCTATTTCAAATGTTAGCGGGCCCACGGGTCCCACAGGACCCACTGGACCCACGGGCTACACGGGGCCTATTTCGAACGTGACCGGTCCCACCGGCCCCACGGGGTTTACAGGGATAGATGGTCCCACGGGACTCCAATCGACTGTCACGGGACCCACAGGCCCTACAGGGTATACTGGCTATTCCGGGCCTCTCGGTGAGACAGGTCCCACGGGATATGTTGGGTGGACAGGGTCCACGGGTATCACGGGGGCTACAGGGGTTACAGGGCCTACCGGATTCACAGGGCCGAGAAGCTCCTACACAGGCGCCACGGGTCCCACAGGAACGACCGGTCCCACAGGACCTAGGGGACAGACCGGCGCTACAGGAGAATCAGGTTCCGTTGGTCCACAAGGCCCCACAGGAAATCTGGGCGACCAGGGATTTGCGGGGCCCCAGGGTGTCACGGGCCCCCAGGGTGTCGTTGGTGTGGCGTGGTCGACAGGACCCACGGGATCCATCGGACCGATAGGACCAACGGGACCTCTGAACTCTCCCTACCCTAACGCAACCGCTGCTGATTCCCTTATTACAAATGTGCAACAGAGTGCTGGCACTATCGCAACCCTTCTTTCCGCAACGAATCCGTCAATATACCCCTACGATGTCCTCTTACCCCCGTCAAAGAATGTGGTCTTTTTTACCGATATTATAAATGGGACAATTAAGTACACCTTTCCAGGTGATACATCAGGAACTCTCATTTCAACTGGATTTTCTGTTCCCACGGCGATGGCATTTTTCCCACTCACCAGTACACTGTATGTTACAAATTCCGGGACCAACCAGATCAGATCTTCAGTTCTAACGTTTGGTAGCAATTCCATTACAGGCACCTTTAGCGTCTACGCCGGCAAATCGCAGGGCGGATTCTCGAACACAACCCGCCAGAATTCGAGCTTCTTAAATCCGTCAGGCATTGCCGTTGCATCAGACAATACTGTCTACATATCCGATACGGGGAATTACGCCATTCGCAAAATCGACCCTACTGGCCTTGTGACGACCTTTGCCGGCACAGGGTTCAGTGGATTTCTCGATGGAATCGGCAGCTTTGCCCAGTTCATCCGTCCTACGAATATATGCATTGATATACCACAAACATACCTGTATGTATCGGATGCAACGGCAATAAGAAGAATTGAAATATCGACGGCGAATGTCATTACTATTGCTGGCTCTTCTGTTGGTGCCTCCAATGTAGTGGATGGCATTGGAGCGGCGGCTCGGTTTTCAAATGCTGCAGGAATTGCGGTAGACGGCACAGGAACCGTCTATGTTGTTGATACTGGCACGTGGTCGCTCAGGAAGATACAATACTTAAATTTACTTTATAACGTTACGACAATCTCGGGTAGCAACTCATTAACCTCTAGTGTGAACAGTTATGGTGTGAGCAGTAATATTATTGGTGCTACATATAAGAATCCGCATGGACTAACCCTTGATAATAAGTCGACTCTCTATATTGCTGATACGAACAATAATGCAATACGTGCCATTACACCGACCACCTCCGTCATGACCGCAATTAATGTAAATACACTTACAGCAAATACCATTATTACACCGAGTGCGGCGTCAGGTATCGTATTTTCCGACCCGAGCGGCACGTATTATACATCTGATACCTTCTTCACCTATGACTCTGCGAACAAAATTCTCACGATTAATGGAATTACACAGAGTTCGGATGCTAGATGTAAGAGGGATATCATACCGCTGTCGAACAGTCTGTCGAATGTCATGGGCCTGAATCCTGTTTCATATACCATGATCACTGGATCTGCGAAGAGACATATTGGATTTATCGCTCAGGAGATGGAAACTGTTCTTCCTGAGTTGGTTCACACGGATGGCACGGCTGAGCAAAAGAAGAGTATCGAGTATGCGAATCTGACGGCGGTGCTGGTCGACTCCGTGAAAGAACTGAATGCTCAGGTGATGGCTCTGCAGAGCACGGTGAATGGCTTGCAGAGACAATAGACTCTGCAGGGCTCGAAGGCTTAGAAGGGAGACTCGAGTGTTCTATAGGTAAATGGCGGAAGAATCGTGCACGACATGTTGCGCCGACTATACAACACAATTGCGTAAGCAACTGGACTGCCCCTATTGCGAATACAAATCGTGCGCATCCTGTGTAAAAAGGTATTTGCTGTCCGTTACATCGGATGCTCATTGCATGAGCTGTCGCAAGGAGTGGAACGACGACTTTCTTGATATGAATTTCACGAAAGCCTTTCGCACTGGTGCATATAAAAAACATAGGGAGGATATCCTGGTCGATCGTGAGATATCCATCCTCCCTACTCGCCAGCCCCGTGTCGAAGCGACCATCAATATGCGCAAACACACGGAAGTACTCAAGGATCTTAGTGCCGAACTCGACCGCTTAGAGTCTACTCGCAAGAAGATTCTCGTCAAGTATACCCAGGAGAGGACACAGGTCATTCGCTACTCTGCCGAGGCCCAAGGCCAGGAGCCTCCTGCGTGGACCTTGCGGGCCGGCGAGGCAAAGGCCGAGAGAGCGAAGTTCATCATGAAATGTCCGTCCGAGGAGTGCAGAGGCTTTCTGAGTACTGCCTACAAGTGCGGGACGTGCCAAATGTGGGCGTGCCCCGACTGCCTAGTCATCAAGGGAGAGGAGAAGGACGTCGAGCACACCTGTGACCCTGGGCAAAAGGAGAGTGTGGCCCTCATTATTAAGGAGTCGAGGGGGTGCCCGAAGTGTGGGCAGCGTATCAGTAAAATAGATGGGTGCGACCAGATGTGGTGCACTGACTGTCACACAGCATTCTCCTGGACGACCGGCCAAATTGTCAACGGGGTTGTCCACAACCCGCACTACTACGAATTCCTGCGGAAACAGGGAAATGGGGTGGCACCTCGCAATCTTGGCGACGTGCCGTGTGGGGGTATTCCTGGATATACTCGAATTTACCGCCTTCTCCCTGCGACCTCTGAGCACAGAATAACCATTATGGCAATCCATCGCATCACATCCGAGATACAGGATCAGCGTATTCGAATGTATCAGGGGAGGTTCAATGTGGATGACAATGGCGATCTGGCAGTCAAGTACCTCATGAAGGAAATGTCAAAGGATGATATGAAGGCGGAGCTGGTACGCAGAGAGACTAAGCGGAACAAGCACACGGCCATTCGTGCCGTGCTCGAGATGTTCGTCAATACGAGCACGATTTTGTTAAATGGGCTGTGTGATAGGGAGGGTGGGCCGAGCGTGGAGGAGATTCAGACGCTGGTCGATTCCTATATAACACTTCGCAACTATGTCAATGATGCACTTATGAATATTAGCCGAATGAAGCAGTGCTCGGTCCCGCAAATAACGCCGGCGTGGCATTGGAGTTCCTTTAATAAAGTGACTCCGAAAACACGGACGAAGGCGACTGCGTCGGCTTCTGCATCTGCATCAACTGCTAATGAGTAGGCTGCTACTTCTGCAAACTAAGGCCTGCGACCAGTTAAGCCTGGTTGGTCTTCGACCTAAGAACGCTTGGCATCCTTCATCGCCATCTTCAGCGTGTACTTCTTGCCCTTCTGCGCGCGCCCCTTGCGGAAGTGCTTCATTACCTTCTCGTTCCACGCCTTGAGGCCAGGGGACAGCTTGCGCTTGGTGGTTCTCTTCTTGTCAGCCATTTCTGATAAGTTGTGCGAAATTTAATGGCCTCGGGCAGAAGGCAAGCCAAGCTTCTCCTTCCCCCAGACCGCAGATTCCTGCACGAAATCCGGTGTAACAGGAATGCTATACGCACGGAAATCAAACAGCCGGCCCTTGAATAATTCATCCTTATTAGTAAGTAATGATGAACTATGCCGCCAATTGCTCTTTCCAAGATAGCAGTTCGTCATCAACCCCGTGGACGGCAGACAGCCATCCCCCTTCGTATACACCTTTTCCCCGTTGACAAGCACATTGAGTGCCGGACGGAATGCATCCGCAGAGTCGGTAGTAATTGTAATATGGGTCCACTCCTTCAGCGGTATGATGTTATTAATCATGATGCGCATTTTCCGGGACTTCTTCTCCCATACCTCGTAAATCAGAGAAGCCTTGGTGCTGGGGCTAGCCGGTTGGACCGTACTGTGCGGTAAGAGAGTCGGGAACACCTCGATTCCCTTGCACACAAAGTCATTCACGTTCGCATCAGTAGTCTCCATCAGGCGCTGCGGAGTGGTCTCTGCCACGAGCTGTTGACCGGAGGTGGGCACTACCGTCGACTCATTAGTAGCACTCACTCCAAAATCCCCTTTTCCAAGAATTCCGAGGAAGACATTGTCAGCGTTCGGCCCATTCCCAAAGTCAAAGATCTTGGCATTGTTCGTGAACTCATCAAAGTATACCCAGACCATCCATGTACGGATCGAACGGATAGGAACCTTGGTTCCAAGGCTCAGACCTGCCTCATCGTAGACTCGCAGGTATTGCTTTCCATCGAATGAGAGGCCTTCTATTGCCTCGTTTGCCTTCGGCATCTCATTAATCTTCATGCCCCCCGCAATCTGCACCTGTGTCCTAGCAACCGAATCCTCCAAAGTCCGATCGAACCGATACCACATCTCACACCCCTCGTAAAACCGCAGCAGCTGCGCAATCTCCTCAGGGGGCGACGGATCCACAACATCCCGTCCATCAAACCGACTATCCCCTGCCCGAAGACACAGAGGCTGGTAAGTAGCATCAGCCGCCCGTAAGATACGGCAGTAGTCGGCCCTCCCATCACCATCAATATCTCTCATATAGTCGTCCTTCGAGATACGGAACCCGTTGTTCACCGTAGCCGTACGGAAGGAGGCCGACTGCAGATTGTCCGTTCCAGACAGAGCACATGCAAAAAAGAGGTCAGTAGAACCCCTTTTACTCACCATACGACAAAAGTCATAGGCTGCACCAATACGAGTAACATCGGCGTACCCATTGAAATATCGGGGATCTCTCACATAGTCGGGGTCTTCTTCGTCAGGACCCACATCGCCACGAGGAGCAGCAAAGGTCGACCAGAACGTTGTTTGCGGAGTCATCGCACCTATCGACGTAAATCCCTCTGTGACTATGCGACCAGCCACCAGCTCAGCTACCATCAAAGCACTTATGCAAAAGAGGGTTATATAGAGGATGGTTTTGAATATGCCTTCGTACATTTAGGCACGCTTCTAATCTGTGCGTAAGTAGATATGTTACGTAAAGAAAACCGCACGCCCCTGGCCGAGGGATCCTATGGCTGTATCTATACGGAAGATACCGCTCCCCCCTGCGAGGCCAACTCAGGCCCCAAAGGGCGCAAGGTCCGCAAGCTACTCAAGAAAGAAGATGCCAGCGTCGAACTTACCATTTCGAAGCTGATAAAAAGTATTCCTCTCTGGGAGTATTATTTCGTAGTACAAGAAGAGACTGGCTGTGTCGAGAAGAATTTCAAGAAGGCCCGTCCCATGTATGAAGAATTCTGCAAGATTTATAAATCTTCGCAGAATAAGAATCTCACTGAGATAGTGTCGCCGTTTCGTGGCGTAGCCCTCCGCACCCTTACGATTACAGATTCTTTTTCATATATTGAATCCTTCCAACATATCTTAACTGGTCTCTCGGCCTTGCACAAACAGGGCATCTGCCACGCCGATATCCATGCGGGGAACATTCTGGAAGAAAACGGATATCTGCGACTGATTGATTTCGGCAGCTCCTTCCTCGGCGACAGCATCAATGCTACAGGAGTGGAACGCTACAACTATTCTTTTACACCCGATTTCCCGACCCAGCCGCCCGAGCTATCGCTGCAAAATGGAATAAATCACGGTCTCGATATTCATTACTGCGTCGACGAGCTCGTGAAGCACCGCATCGTCTTTCGCAATGGAAGTGTTACAGGGATTACTCCTGCCTATGCAAGGAACAAGCTGCTTTTGGCGGCAGGGGCCATCGGAACAACGAAGGCCCACTGGGTGGAGTATTATAAGAAGCACTGGAGGAAGTTCGATACCTGGTCACTGGGTGTCGTATTCTACAACGTATTGCAGAAGTCCCTGTTTCTTCGCTCCTTTCAGCCGATTTGGAAGAAGAACCAGGCCATGCTCATGACGGTGCTGCGAGGGTGCCTGGAACCAGACCCTAGTTGCCGCTTCTCCGCCGACGAAGCTTTGTCTTACTTCCACGGGTCTGCCGTCTGAAAGGGCGAACTCTTCTTGTCTTATAGCCACCCCTGCTCACGGCGGCGTGGACCTTCGACCGAGAAATACAGAAATAGCCACAGAAATGATTGTAATAGAGTTGGTCACCCTTTTTACTGTAGTCGAAGTTGGCTAGCCGCACATCAGCAATGCGATTCCCTTTTGCATCCTTGTCTGTGACCGGGCCCTGGCCGCCCTTGTGGGAAAAATAGTGCGTGTTATCGAGACGTAGGACATGGTAGTCTCTCTTCGTGTCGATAATGAATGCTACCATCGATGTCCCTCTAGGGCACTGCTCCTCATATCCAATAGGTATATATGCGTCGTCGCCGAGGATGCGGCCAATGAGATTGGGGCATGTCTTTTCGTCCATCGGCAACCATTTCGCATGTTCACCGGGTTGATGCGTATTGCATTCCTTCTTGGTACGACATTCTTCCGCAAGAGAGTTCGATACGATATTGAGGGCATAGGCAAAGCAGTTGTGCACCTTCTGGATGAAGGGGTCGGCGTTCCACACATCGGGCGTATAAGGGGGCTCGGAGCCACTGAGGATGGTTTTAAAAGGTTTATGGATATGCTCCTTGCAGAAGGCCTCTCCATCGACGGGGGGATGCATGCAAGTGGCTTCGTATTGACAGCGGGCCTTGCCATTGTCAATGATAATAACGGTGGGCGACAACTTACTAAGGTTGTGCCGATGATTTCTTAAGGGTAATTTCTTTGTCATTTACAAGAACGATAGATTTTTCTTTTTCCTCAGGAAGACCTTTGAACGGGGTCGGCGGTACGAGAGAGTCAGAGGGGGGTCCATTTTGCTCAGTGATCTTGTAATATTCTTCCTCTATATGTTTCATGCGTATTTTTTCAAGGGTGTTACAGATGTATACATATTGACTGAGGTGCGTGGCTTCCAGTCCTGGCATATTTGAGCCACTGTACTTTCCCGATAATTGAACATATTGCCAGACCTCGCTAATAAGATGCTGATAACAGGTGTGGAGCACGTGGTACTTCTTGTCGATTTTCATGAGATTCATGAGGCCGTTGCAGATTGTAACAAAGAGGGATATGATCCAGACGGACCAGTATACTTGGAGACCGATCGTGGCGGCCTGGCTAGTGACGCTGCCATTGACATATTGGGCAGATAAGAGGGCTGGTACGATAAGAGAACCGACAGTAGTGGTGGTTCGTAGGGTGTGAAAGGTGATGGAGTAGATACGGCAGCGGAGCTTATATTCGTGGAGAAGGCCGTCGACACGGAGCTGGAGGATCTTCTTTCTCGAGTCGTCGAGGTCAACAAGGGATAGGGCTTCTTTGATAGACACAATATCACGTTTGAAATGAAAGGTGGACTCTGGCTCTATCTTGGCTTCTCTTGCCAAGGCTAAGGCCATCTATTAGCCTGTCCAAAAAATTGAACATCGAACTGGCGGCATGGGAAGGTCCTAAGGCCAATAATGTTTCACGTATCTATGTTTACAAAGGGGGAGAGGGATTCGTCGTGGTCTGCGACGCCCAGCAATTCGCTAGTACAGAGGCTGCACACACATTTTCCTCAGGGCAGTATGCGATGGGTTGCAGTGCTGCGGGTGAGCGGGGAAGAGCACCGTATTGCACTGGGGAGCCCTGAAGATGGCGATGAACTCTCTCTTCATCTTCCTGCGTGGTATATTGAGTCGATTGGGATCTTTGGGGACGGCGAGGAGCTCATTGTTAGCTTTGAGAAGTGCGAGAGAATGACGAAGGCGACGGCTCTACGCTTTCGCACTGTGGATCCGATCCCAGAGTGGCTGAGCATTCGTGATGTGTTAGAGGAGCCGCTATCGCAGCTGGGTGTCTTGAGGCAAGGACAGATACTCCCGATACCTGTACTTGAATCGTCGGTCATTATTGTGGAGGTGTGTGAGCCGACGGATGCGGCGTTCGTGTTCCTCGATGGCGAAGATGTGGCCATGGAGGTGGAGGGGCTTGAGGAGCCGGCGGCGGCGATTCCAAGTATCAGGGCGGAACCGGTAGGATTTGCATCACCCTTTGAGCCGGCTGACTTTCGATCGATGTTTGATTCTGCAAATGCATCTGCAAATGCAACTGCATCTGCATCTGCAATTCATATCCAAGAGGAAGAACCCGTTGTTACACCTCGGGTTGGATTTGTCCCTTTCTCGGGGAAGGGGCATGTGCTAGGAACAGGTCGTGTGGTCTGGGGACCTTAGGTTAAAACCCCAAAAACCAAAAAGGAGACTTGCGTGTAAGGTTGTTTCTCTTTACATTTGTAGCCGCTCTAGCATTCGTTTTCGAAGCATTTACTCTTGTGGTATTAACTCTCGCCTTTGCTGCTGCATTTGCATTTGCATTCGCAGCCACCTTGTTTGCAGCCAGCTTGGCTGCAGAGACATTTGCCCATGTGGGCTGCTTGTTTGACGCAGTTCTGGTATTAACTCTCTGCATCGAAGGAATAGAAGCAGTACCCTTCAGATTCGACAGGTCGCCCAGCACGCCCCGTGTATTAAAGAGCTTTATCGTATTCACATCTAACGAGTAATCCTTTATCAGGTGCTTGATTGCCCGTATGACCTGGTCGTGTGTGCGGAGCAGATCTTCACGCTGAAACGAATAGGCAGGGTCCGAGACCAGTTCACGAAGAGCATTCCGTAGATGGAGCATGCCATTTAACGTACTCATCGCATACGAATACTGAATGTCGGGATCCTCTACGGATGCAATTTTTCCCATGTGATTCAGCTCATGCTTCGCCCACTTCATGGCCGACATAGATGTTAAATGATATTTGTGTTGTTTTTTTTGCTCTTGCTGCTGCTGCTGCTCCATATCTACATAACGGCCTTATTTTTTGCATGAATCTTCCAGAGATTTGTTATATTGTTAGCATATCTGACGAGGGGGCTTGCCTTACTTGCAATACGTCTCGTCGTACGCTGCCCGGCCTTCTGTAACTGCATCTGCCGAGAAGGCAGAGAGGTCGACGCAACGCTAGCCGAAGCCAAAGAAGAAGCAGAACCTTTTACATACTCATACATGTCCTTCGGCAGACTAATTCCTACTGCACGAAACACTGGCGCCACCGCCGGTCTCGCAAAGGCAAACGTCGAATCAGGATTTCTCACTGTAACAAGGTACTTGCGCATCGTCTCATAGACCACCGGTCGCATCTTCGGGTCCTTCGAGTCCATCGGAATCAGAGTCTCCTTCGAGCTGGCCACCTGCGGCAAAACATAAAACCCTGTACGCTTGTCAAAGGAAATAGCACCATTCCCATAATACGGTACACGGACCCCATGACGCATCGCCATATTCAAATAGCCCAGGAGGTTCTTCTCGACCCTTGGTTGGTTTGTCTGGTCTGGCTCTTGCCCTTGAACCTTCAACCGGCCAAACGAGAAGTGCCCACTTACCATATCGACGACCCCCGATTGTGTCACAGTGGCCAGCGGCAGATACAGCAGGTTATCATTCTTAGCGTGCTTCGATAAGAGAGCCATCGCCATAGTCTCCGAAGTACATTCCTGGTACAGATTCGTATCACTCGGTGCCGTCGCATACGGATACAGAACGACCTCGGGGAATCCATTGCGGGGCTGCTTGCCCCGTTCTGCCCGTGTAGCATCCATATAGGTCGACGCTGCTAAAAGGCTGCCTACACCCGGAAAGCGTTTCTCAAGACCTCTCAAATACGGGGCCATCGTTCCCTCAAAGCCGGCTTCCTTGGCCGCAGGTTCAATCGAATCCATATTCGCAATGGCCATCCATCCCCGTGTTCCGCTCGACCGCTGATAGGAAGGGAGCAGGCAGTTGTCATAGGAGAGGGCATCTACCTCCTTTTCTGTCAGCTGCGTACAGGACTCCTTGAACACCGAGCATCTCTGGATGGGGGCCGAGGACGGGAAGCCCTTGGGAGATCCACGGACGAGGGAAGATGGACGCATCAGGCAAATGACCTGTACGTCCTTCACGAGTACGACTACTTGCATGGCATCGTATGTCTTCCCAACCTCGTGGACTCCGAACGAAACGAGCGGGTGGGCGTAGAAGAAGACATTGTGCGTGGGTTTCAAGCAGAGGGCGCCATCGACGGGAGTGCCGAGGTAGTCTGTGTAAAATGCCAGAGGGTCCTCGGGAATGCGGATTCCACGGAACAGGATCGTGCCGGCGGGGATTGTTATAAGGGTTATGTTTTCAATCCTTCCAATGCTTCCTTGCGAAGCCATCTATGTATGGTTGAGCTTATTGACTATTCGATTTGGCATAAGCTACGCTTATGCGGTCCTGATTCAGCTACGGGTTCATCCTATATACCGATTATTGAAATCCTTCTGATACGAATTGTAGAAGCCGTCGATAGCACCCTTAAAATTAACTGCCGGACGAAAAGCAATAGGACGCTTCGACCGTATATAGTCCACTGCGTCAGATGGCTTCATATGCTTGACGACGATGAGAAACATGGCCATACACGCCGCCGACCGCTGCATCCCTGCAGCACAGTGCACCAGAATCGGCTGCCCCGCCTTGTACTCCTGCAACATCTTGAACACGATCTCGTAGGACCACAACTCGAGATTCCGAATCTCCTCCTCCTTCAAATTATCATCAACCGGTATACGGTATTTTCTCTCGATTGACGGGTACAGTGCAATATCCTTTGTGCAATTAAAGACACAGGCAATATTATGCTCCGAAAGCCAACGGGGATTTGTCGCCGCCTTTATACTTCCTAGCCATATGCCTGGTAGGATTTCGTCAGCTGGATTTGCATCCTCGAACTTCATTCTAATAATAGCCGGTCGCTATACTTTGCGTTTGTATCGCATGCTAAAATAGATGCTTCTGCTTGTAGGAGCTTTAGCAGCGTTGATCCCTGTTACAGGGTATTCTGTAGCGTCACTGTCCGTGGGTACGTCATGTGCCAGTCAGCCAACATGCGCATTCATCCAGGAAAAAGCCGACGTTATTTGCAGCACCCTCTTGACTGGGTGGGATATTGTAAATGGCCCGACGTGTTCCTTGCAGGGGGCTTCGTACGGATGCGTATACTCTCCAAGCTTGGATTCGACCGATTTGATATTTTGCGTGCAGACTACTCCATCTCATTCGGCCCAGGGATCCAGAAGCGTATCTATGTCGGCATCCGTGTCTCGAACTGCGTTTCCCTCCACGAGTGCGAGTAGATCACTTGCATCCGTTTCGTCTTCCATATCGAGCTCAGCCTCTGTCTCAGCACGTAGATCCGGCTCGCCTTCCAGCTCGGCCTTGGTATCCGTATCATTCGCTGCAACAAGAACAGTGCCTCCACCTGCCCCTATCCTCTTATGTGCAGCGCCATCACGTAGTGTGGGCAGCGGCATAACCCTTATTACAAATGCTATAGGGAGTCAGTACATGGATGGTATGAACTGTGCAACATCGGTGACGAGCTCGACAGACTATATCTTTGTGTCGTTCACGTCGTTTAACACTGAGGGGTGTTGTGATACGTATCAAATCCGAGATGCTTCGGGCATTACCGTATTTAGTGGTGCAGGCCAGCTTTCTCCTCCTGATATTATCGTATCCACTCCCGCTCTCTTCACTTTTACTACAGATCCATCAGTTACCCTTAGTGGGGTCGTAGTATCCATTGTTCCGTATACGATGGCAACAAGAACCATGACTCTCAGTGTATCTGCAACAGCTGTTCCGTCGGTAAAGACAACTGCGTACGAGACGCGCACAGCCTCTGCACTAAGATCAGTGACGCATATGTCAGCCTCTGCCCGGGCCACCATTAGTTTACTTTCGATGACAGCCCTTGCGACAATGTCGGCCTGGGCGTCGGATATGCCGAGCCCATCGATGTCGCCGTCCATGTCCTATGGTTCCATTTCACCATCGTCATCCATATCTGCCTTACCCAGTCAAAGACACACGCTCAGTCAGTCAACATCGCCCAGTCCCTTTGTTCTGAAGCTACCCGACCTGAAAAATATGTCGACCGGCCAACTCGCCTCGCTCGCCAAAGGACTTTCCGCATACCCTCCCAATAAAATCAAGGGACTTCTCAATACTCTCACAAGTGCCGCCCTCGCCGCCGGTGGCGGCTCCTTCTCTGTACAAACCGATGCCTTCGCACTCCAGAGCAAGACCCTCTCAGCCACCGAGACCCTCAATCTCTCTCTCCTCTCACTCCCTCCCCTAGGACTACCCAGCGGCTCCTTCGCCAGTATCATCACGTGGACCAACAACCCCTATGACAGCTCTACGAATCCGGTCGTCTCCGTCAGTGCTCTCAGCCAAGATGCTAAAGAGTTGTCGATCCATTCCTTGCCTGTACCCTTTACGACACGTTGGCCAGTTGCAAGTCAGAAGTATACGTTTCTCTGTGGGTCTGGCCAGGTCTACCTGACCGTGGGAGGAGGGCTCGTGCCTGCCCCGAATGTAACAAGGGTTTCTAAGACTCGGTGGTCCGTCCTATGCGGCTCCTCGATGATGAATGTATCATGCCCTATCGAGACGTTTAGCTGCCCACCTCTCCCCGCCACCTGCTCCTACTGGAATACGAGCCTGGCAGCGTGGGCCACCGACGGCTGCGTATCAGAGTACGCCGGCAACGAGCTGCTGTGCCATTGCACCCATATGACAGACTTTAGTGCCCGGATTGGAGCAGTGGTCGATGCAAATAAGCAACTCTTTTCTATGGCCTCCTCCGTCTACTCCGAGGAAGGACTCGTCAAGTATGCGCAGTGGTATTCCATCTTCGGGTCTCTCGGACTCTTCTCTATCTTCCTCATCGTCGTTGCCACCCAACTCGACTACCCGATTCGCAAGTCCTACGTCAACCTGGTCTACAAGGATCCCTCCCTCCAACTCATTCTGCGACGAACTCCCTATACTCCGATCTATCGCTACAATGCGTATTCGTCCTTCGCCTTGTACAAGGAGCTTGAAGAGCCAAAGAGGATTCGGCAGGAGGGGTTCAACATCTGCAGGCGTCTGTGTGTACAGCACACGTACATGCAAGCATTTATTCGCTTCGATCCCCGGTTAAGCCGTGCCTTTCGCACCCTCTTTCTTCTCGTCGTCCAGTTCCATTCCCTCTTTGTAACGGCCTTCTTCTACAACTTTGCCATGTCAAATTCTGACCTTGGCATCTCCGATATCATCTTACTGTCGGTGCTAACCTCCTGTGTCACGATCCCCTGCATTCGTATCAGCTCCATGCTGTTGAACCACGTGGGGCTGCAGGAGTTTCGCTATCAGTTTCCCATGTTATATGATGAATACATGAGAAGAGTGGAATTCGAGCAAGTGGCAGCCCCCTTGTTCAAGGGGACAATGGGAGGAGAGGGGGAGGGTGAAAGTGGAATGGCCGCTGCCGATCTTGATGAGGCTGCCCAATTCAAGTTGCTCGAGTGGCTGTGCTTCTGCCGATCGAAGGTGGTGGAGAAAGAGGCCCCCAAGAGAGCTGTAATAATGAAGGAGCTGGCCGCTATCATCTCGAACTCGTACCCCAAATTCGATACCCACAGCGTATTCTGGGACTATCTCCCCTGTCACACGGTATACGGCTGGCTCTTTCTCTTCTCCTCCTTCGGCTGGATCGGCTGGTGTCTCCAGTATCTTCTTCTTTTCGCCGCCGCCCACTCGACTCCCATTGGGGCGGGCATCTTAACGAGCTACGCCACCTCGGAACTCACAACAATTGTTCTTACACAACCTATGACTATTCTCACTGTAACAGGGGTGTTGGTGCTGGCCCATAAATATAAGAATAGGTTGCCGTGGCCTCTGTCCAAGCTGGGAAGCGTGTCAACGAAAAATACGATTCCGTCAATGTACTACTTTAGCAACCCCCTCAATCACCATACCCATACAGTTCTGAGCTCTGAGCTTGCTCATACTCTCTTCCTCAAGCTGCCGTCGTGTGCGATTGATATTGATATGATGTCGGCTGCGCCGATCAAGTCAATCCTGGCTCAGATTAATAACGAGGCGGAGCCGACTCCGGATAGGCGTGTGCAAGAACTATACCATCAGATGGTCGAGTATTACAATAAGGCGTTTGTTTGATTTGTTTTTGTCCATGGCCCTTGGCCATAGGTTCCATGGCCTAAAAACTATGAGTGACCTTACACAAGTATGAAACTTGTCCTTATTCTTATGATTAAGAATGAAGAGAAAATTCTCAAGCGGTGTCTCGACTCCCTCGACGTCGACGGCTACTGCATTCTCGATACCGGATCCACGGATTCCTCCGTCGAGCTCGCACGAGAGTATTTGGCTAATAAATGCGGCTGCGTAACCGAGGAGCCCTGGCAGAATTTCAGTCACAACCGCACCGTCTCCTTTGAGCGGGCGAAGGAGTTCTGTTCCGGCCAGGGGTGGGATCTCACCGATACCTACGGCCTCCTCCTCGACGCCGACATGGTCTTCGTGCCAGGAACTCTACGCAGCGAGAAGCTCGGGGCTGTCGGCTACAAGGCCCTCCAGAAGAACGGAAATCTCGAGTACATGAACGCCCGTCTTGTTCGCATGGACTATGACTGGAAGTGTGTCGGCGTAACCCACGAGTACTGGGACGGACCCACTGAGCACCTCGACGCCTCCGTATGTTACATCGACGACAAGAACGACGGCGGCTGCAAGTCCGATAAGTTCACCCGTGATCGCCGTCTCCTTGAGGAGGGGCTCGTAAAGGAGCCAGACAATGTCCGCTACCTCTTTTACTTGGCCCAGACCTACAGCTGCCTAAATATGTACAAGGAGTCGATTGAGTACTATAAGAAGCGCATCGAGGCCGGCGGCTGGTACGAGGAAGTCTGGTTCTCCTATTATTCCATCGGCGACCTGTACAAGAGAATGGGCGATATCATTGAGTTCGAGGCGTGGATGCAGCGTGCCTTTGCATATAGAAAGGAGAGAGCCGAGAGCATTTACAAGCTCGCCCAGCATTTCCGCACGACCGGCGACCACTACAAGGCCTACCACTATATCCGCCAGGGCATCAAGATCCCTTACCCGAACGACTCGCTGTTCATTGAGGCGAATGTGTACCGTGGTCTCTTCTCCTACGAGGCCAGTATCGTCGAGTATTATGTTAAAGATAAGGCTTCGGGGCTGCGGAGCTCAGTAGACTACCTGTTAAAGAGTGGCGACTACAGGGAGAATGTTCTGCAGAATCTGCATTATTACGTGACGCCTATGGTATCGTCTGGTGTCGCTAGCTCAGAGAAGGTGGTGCTCGAGAGCCCGTTTCCCTCGTATACTCCGTCGGCTATCTCCGTCGATGTCTACCCCATGGCCAACGTGCGCTTCGTCAATTACTGGATGGAGGGGGGCGAGTATAAGACACGGGGAGGGCCGGTCGATACGCAGAACGCCTACATGAACCTGGAGACGGGGGCGTGTGTGGCGAAGATGAATGACTCGATCGGGCTGCCGAAGGCCGAGAGCCGAGTACAGGGGCTGGAGGATGTGCGAGTGTATAGGGATGAGGGGGCTCTACGTTTCTTTGCGACGTCGGTGCACGAGTATGATGCGGCAAGGGTGTGCCAGATGGAGGGGGCATATAATGTGGAGACTGCTTCCTATAGCGAGGTTGCATGCCTGCAGTCGCCGTTTGGGCGGGTGTGCGAGAAGAACTGGATCCCGATTCCGGGGACGGGTATGGTCATCTATGACTGGTTTCCTCTGCGGATTGGGTCCATCAAGGGGTCTTCTTTGCGCATCAATATCACACATGAGACGCCGCCGATGTTTCAGATGTTTCGTGGGTCTGCGCCACCTCTTTGTCATAAGGGAGGATGGCTGGCCCTTGTACACTTCGTCGAGTATTCCAAGCCGAGGAAGTATTATAATTGCCTGATTGAGCTTGATGCGTCGTATGCACCGAAGAGAATGACTCTGCCGTTCGTATTCTTTTCGGCCTCGGTCGAGTATTGCATCTCGTTTCGGAGGTGCGAGGGAGGGCTTGCTTTTTATGTGAGTCAGATGGACGCCAACCCGTGCAAGGTGACGATTGCGGAGAGCGCTTTTAGCTGGGTTTCTCTTTAATAAATGTCATATCGTTAATGACTATACTATCAGAGAAGACATAGCCAAACGGCTTTCGTAAAAAATAGGGAGTATCCTCTCGGATAGTTCTCCTGCCCATAATGGTGTTTGCATTCTCAAACATGGAGGGAATAGGCAGACCTATATGAGACGTTGGGTTCTGGAGAATATATTTGGCAAGGATGAGCTCAGTTACCTTGGTATCTATGGGAATACTATGCAGATTCTTAAGAAATTCCTCGTGATGTGGTATCTCCACGAGAGTTTTCTTCAAGGTTTCCAATCGGGCGTTGTATCGTATGTCAGTATCATTTCGTATCTTGAGAAAATCGGAGATGATTGCCCTCTGCTCCTTCGTAGGAGCAAGCTGGTTAAATATATGGCCGAGCTCCTGGGCATTCAACTCGGCTGTAAAGTCCATTTATAAACGCAGATAAAGTATTTGAAGTGTCTTTATATCTTAGTCCTATATAACACAGGTTCTTCCTGAATAAGATATTTATACTGGGATCTTTGCAGAGGATGTTTAGGAACACCTTTTACAGATAAGCCTATAACACATACATCTCGATTCATTATTTTTCTTAACCACTCGGGTTCCTTTTGCCTTTCGTCAGGACCCTTTGTACCCCACGCATAGATTATAATGCTGGAATCAGATGCCATTTCTTCAATCGACCTTTCATTTATTGCACGGATATCATCTGGATATGCCATAGTTCGTAATTCAGCAGGCCTTGGTGTAATATGAGGGTAGAGATTTCCTACATAGAACCCTCCATATCCGTTCCATTTTTTAGTAATTTCGAGTAAGGCCTTGATTGTCCTATCATCTTCCGTTGCATTTGCAGTAGATGGATTAATCATTATAAATAGGATTTTATTTTTCGTTGGTTCCCAAATTCTGCTCAACTTGTACCTATATGGGCCTGACACTTCCGCAGACCTTTGCATCATAGATACACTATACGGATTCACATCACACACATCCCCACGCTGATTATATACAACCCAAGCTCTCTTTCCACTGGTGTTAAAGGGGTCTATGCCCTTACACGCACAGACGCGTAAGGTCTGCCCTTCATATCCATGCATGGTGTCGAAGCTTACACGTATATTTCCTCTAGCATACGATTCAACATTCTTATTGCAATAGCGACAGAGTAGAGTGTCTGAAGGGTTCATGTGTGTATCAGTACATAACGACTCAGATATGTCAGATATATCAATTTTTATTACATGACCACGTAATAAAAATTGAAGTGGGCGGGCGATTGGGGAACTGGTCCACAATGATTCGGCGCTTACGGGAAGTTGACCTTGCTGTAGTCGAGGGGATCTTCAGGAAATCGTTCTCTCTTCCTGTAGGCGACTTATACATATCCTGGTCTCAACGATCGAAGAAGGATTCGGTGGGGGTTTGGAAGAATAATACTAATGCTTCTCCTACGAAGCTTATCGGCTTCATGATAGCCTCCTTTCACTCCTCTACTGGAAAAAGTATGTACGTCGACTATTTCGCCATCGATCCTGAATATAGAGGAAGCGGACTCGGCACGAAGCTTCTCCTAGACCTTGTTACAGAGTGCTATGATATGAGGGGAAGCGTGCACGTATACCCTGAGAGAGATGATATTGTGCCGTGGTATGAGCGGAACGGGTTTCGCAGAACCAGGGGCGGGTATTATGTGTTCCACTCCTATGACACCAGGGCTCAGAGGGAGGTGCATAGGAGGCTTGGCCTAGCGTAGCGACTAGCGTAGCGATTGGCCTAGCGACTGCATTAGCCACTACACCGAAATCCATTTCAAATCACCCATATCCATTTCAACAAGAATCGGGTCGCAGTCATTTTGCGACGCAATACAGCGTAACTTCGACCCAATATCAATTCCGAGTGTATACTCGATATGATTTTTTACAAAGTAATAGGGTATTGTATAGGAGACAAGCCTGTAAGATTCATCCAACTTCACCAGCATATGATAGTACTTCCTCGGCAGAGTTTCAATGACGCAGTGGACCATGGAGTAAAGATATCCTTCGTGATACACAAACGTAGTCGAGCCACGCACGTGGCGAAAGAAGTGGGGAGTCGGCAACTCACTGTGTGTTTTAAAGATACCATTTTTTACTGTACCAAGAGTGAGCGGGTGCCAGGAATATATGTAGAGAGAATCGCCGTATGCTCTATTCATCGGAATCCAGTTCTTCTCAACATGGGAGCCTGTGGGTGAGTGCATGGGCTCAACGATCAGTTGATGGGACTCAAGGTCATATGTGCCTTCCACTTCCTGAATAAGGCCGTTGTGTGAGTATTCACACGACGTAGCTGAAAAACATATCTGATAGTCCTTTCGAAACAGCCGAATGTCTTCGAGCCCGCAGATATTTCTTGCATGGGTCGGCGGGTCTCTCGGGACCATCTCGTGCTCTTCCATCGTCTGAAACTCGTTGTCCGTTATCAGACAGACATTCCTCGTCCTAAGAAAGTGGTGCGGACTCAGAACACCACCCTCTGACATAAGATAGGAGCCATTCTCCTGAATCCTGTAATTCACATATCGCACATTCAGAAGAAGTTTTGTAGGTGAGAGACGGAGGATAGAGGTGGATGTAGGAAGAAAGTCGTCCTTCTGACCGACAGAGAAGGGTCTACTGGTAGAGGGGAAGGGACCCACGTAGAACTGTATGTTAGTATAGTCGATATTTTTGTAGAGAGAATAGGAGGTCATGAAATCGATGAGAGCTTCTTCTCTAGGAATGCCTACATAGTAACTAAGAATGCTTCGCTCGTAGGCGAGGAATGATTTATCTGCCTCTTCGGGTGTAATAGTCTGATAGACTGCCCACGCCTCAGCGTGTTTGCCTTGGTATCGGAGGGAACGAACAAGCTCCATAGTCTACAAGTCCACATGTAATTTAAGTCTTAATAAATCGTATATACGTTCCCGTTCGTGTTCTGGAGGAGAGCCACGTCAGTCGCTGATAAGGACGGGTAGATGTTGGAGTTTCTCACGACGGTCTGCCCAGTCCCAGCGATCGTAATCGGCACCCCTGTTGCATTCTTGATCTGCACGTTGCTGTTGGGCTTTACGTTATAGTTGATGGTTCTTATTTGATTTGCACTATTATTGGTATAATATAAGACATTCTGGTAGGGATGCCAAAATAAACCATTTGGAACTCCAGATGTATATTGACCATAGGGAGTTGCATAATTACCCGAAATTGATGTAACAGTATTATTTCCACTCACTAATTCAATCATTCGAATTGTAGCATTATTAACATCTGTAATATAAAGAGCAGTGTTAGTTGTATTTATTGTAATTCTGCCTGGACTATTTATTTGAACTGCATTTCCATTTCCATCGCCGTTCCAACCAGCTGTGGCATTCCCAACAATAGTTATTACATTTGTCGTGGCTATAACAACTCTCCTTACTAGATGGTTAACTTGTGTAAAATATAGATTAGATCCTCCTGTATCAATACAAATTGAATTTGGAGTAGTAACTCCAGTTGCAATATCTAAGCTGGCCCAAGTTCCAATTGTTATACGCTGTATTTTAGATGCCTGATATATAGGGCAATACAAATATGTATTTGTTGGGTCAATGCAGATACCGTAGATTGCATCTGCAAATGAAGTAGACGATACTACTTCATAATTCCCTGAGGTTAGATTTATCGTGCGAATATAGGAAGTAAATGCATTGAAAACGCCACTCGTTTGAACGGCATATAGAGTAGTACCCGTTGAATTAATTGCAAGTTGATTTATTGTGGTAAATCGTGCAGCAAGACCATTACCATCTAATTGAGCATTCGTTCCAGCTGTTCCTGCGATGGTTGAGACTATCCCCGCAGGAGTAATCATACGGATAGTAAAATTAGACTGGTCTGCTACATATATATTTCCATTTATAGGATTCACTGCCATATCAACTGGTGCATTAAACCTCGCTGTCGCAATCGGGCCATCGAGAGTACCGCTTACTCCATTCGTGTAATTCGACTCCGTATACGTATTATCGAGCAGGTTATTGAAGGTGTAGGTCGTCGAGGGGTAGGAGCTATTTGAAGCACCAACAATGTAACAATCTACATTCGAACGCCCCATAAAGTATAGATTCGATTGACCGAGATATCCATTGTATAAACTAATTGTCTGAGGATTGGATCCTCTGAAACCAGGGGCAAACACAGAAGCTATCATAGTAACCGCTCCAGTGCCGTCAAGAGGTATTCTTGCGATCGAATTTGCCGTGGAAAGGGAGCAATAGAGGTTGTTCGTGTATGCATCATAGTACGGGGTGTGAGCCGTGGCTGCGAGGTTGGATGCTATTCTTGTGGCTACTTTCGTTTGTACGTTGTAGGAATAGACGTTCGAGGTCGACGTGGTTGCAAAGAGGAAGGCGTCGTTCGGTGTGGCCGACAAGAATCTCAGGGTTCCGTCGTTCGAATAGATTGCCGATGTGAACTGTATAGATGTCTTATTAGCGGAGTAGCGATAGATGTTGCTGGTCGTGCCAGATGCATAGACGTAGACGGAGTTGGTGGTTGGAAAGATACGGGAATTCGCATAGGGAGCCGTGATAGCCCAGAGAGCAGGGGACAGAGCACCCGTCTGTGTATTCACGGAACATTTCACAATATTCGAGTTCGTTCCATAGGAGATATATACGTATCCAAGAGTATCTATCATAACGTGCTGGATGCCATTTGTGTCGAAGCATGGATTCGTCGACGTATTCGAAAGATTTGTACGACCTCCAGTTAGTTTGTAGGAATATAGATAATTTGATGCAGTAGCATTAATTGCATTGCTATCAGAATACAGGTATGCAAACCCAGATGGATGGACCACACATTGACTAAAAATAATAGAAGGCATGTTAAAATATAAATCGTTCGCCATGCTATACGTTGTTGCAAACGAAGTCGTCGGGGCCTTCACGATATACAAGGTATTGCCAGTAACGGACACCGTGCCCGTATTGTAGTTGATGTTACAGGTAGAGTACGGTGACGGAATCAGCGTATTAGTGGTGAAGTTTGATGCCACGATATTCGGTGCCGTGAGACTCGTCGCCGTCACAGGGAAGTTCGAGTTGTAGGAGGAGAACGAATTCGTTGCGGCGAGGTAGCTCGTGGTCGTGAAGGCCGTGACGGGCTGGGGTGCGTAGACGGAATTCGTACCCTGGGATCCTGTTACTCCACTCGCTCCCGTGACTCCTTGAGCCCCTGTTTGGCCCGTGGCCCCTTGAGCGCCTTGAGCCCCTTGGGCCCCTTGAGAACCCGTCGCTCCTTGAGCACCTGTGGCTCCTTGACTACCTTGTGCGCCTTGACTGCCCGTGAACCCTTGTGACCCCGTAGAACCCTGTGCACCTATTTGGCCTGTAGGGCCTTGAGCCCCTTGGGCACCTTGCGCCCCTGTGACGCCCGTAGAACCCTGAGCACCCTGGGCACCTTGCGCTCCTTGCGCTCCTTGCGCACCTTGGACCCCTGTTGCACCTGTAGCACCCTGCGCACCCAGTTGTCCAGTGAAGCCTTGGGCCCCTGTGAAGCCCGTGGAACCCTGCGCACCCTGGGAACCTTGCGCACCCTGGAGTCCAGTGGCTCCCTGAGCTCCTGTTTGTCCCGTTGCTCCTTGACTGCCTGTGAATCCTTGTGAACCTGTCACTCCAGTGGCTCCTTGTGAGCCTCCTTGACCCGTTGTACCTTGATTGCCCTGGGATCCCGTCGATCCTTGGACCCCCGTCGAGCCTTGGGCCCCTGTCGCTCCTTGGACTCCCGCAGAACCGGTAGATCCCTGAGCCCCTGTAAATCCTTGGGTTCCTTGGGCTCCTTGGGCCCCTTGCGCCCCTAGTTGTCCAGTCACTCCTTGGACACCCTGCGCTCCTTGGCTGCCTTGCGAGCCCGTAGAACCCTGGACACCCTGGGATCCCGTAACTCCCTGGGCACCCTGAGATCCCTGGGCCCCTGTAAATCCCTGCGCCCCTGTTGCCCCTTGTACACCCTGTGCACCGGTAAAGCCCCTAAAACCGGTGGCTCCTTGTGAGCCAGCGATCTGTGGAACGAAGGCACTAACATTAGAAGCAGGTGCCGCCGTCGTAGTTGTATTTATTCCGATTGAATTTTGATCAGTCAGAATAACAAGTTCGCCGGGCAGGACGTTGCTCAGCGTAGCAGTCGTGCCCGTGCGGAATCTTAGCCTCAGCGACATTCTACTAAGGGTTTATCTAATACAGAGTCCAACTCTGGGCATTCGACGCGTATAAAATGGCAGTAGGATTGCGTTGGGGGATGGACGGGGTGAGGGAGATGGAGTTGAGTGTAGATTGAGGACTTGTAACATAATACAATGTATTGGAAAGAACAAATAAACTATTCGGCGCATATGTCCCTGTGGAAGAGACCAGTGTAGTGATTACATAGTTCCCCGATGTCAATTCAAGTTGTTTTATTGCAGCTGTATCAGAAAAATAGATCATATTGTAGGCAGCACTGTATAGTATAGCTTTTGGAGCCAGAAGTCTATTTGTTCCTAGAGGGCCGTCTATATTACCACTCGTAGCCAATACACCACCAATCGTTGTAACATTGGAGGTTATGACATTAACTACACGAATTGCACAATTGCCTGTGTCTGCAACATACACAAAATTACTATTGGGATTGAAGGTTGTGCCAGATGCAGTACTAAATCGAGCAGCTGTGCCGGTTCCATCTACCGCTGCAGCAGTACCCGCAAGACCAGCAATTACAGTTACATTCCCCGTGGAAAGAACACATCTTGCAAAATCATAACAATACCTCCTCATAAAATACGCATTGGTTCCCGTGGCATCGAGACAAAAGAATGTAAACACCTGAGCTCCCGTAAATACATTTGAATTAGAATAGTTGGATAAGGTCACAGCACTTAGAGCAGCACTTAGAGCATTCTGATAATCGGCCACATAGAGTATAGTTCCAGATGGATTTATTTTGCAGTCATATACCTCATTATATGTAATAGCTGAACCGATTTGGCCGTTCGAAGGCCCCCCTGCTACTGGTGCACCCCCTCCTGCAATCGATTTGATAGTACCTGTTAAAAGATTTATTGCATATACAACGGTTCTACCCCCTGCAACATACATGGTGGTTCCGTAGATAGATCCACCATACAAGAGAAAGGACGCATTCGAAAACACCTGGACAACCGTATTGGAGCCAGGGATGGTGCCGTTCGTCGGGCCGGCCGCCTGGGTGTAGATACTGCAGCAGCCGAAGCTAGATGTCGTTCCAGCAAGATAGTTATCCGTCGTGTAGTATAAGAGATTACTTTGAATATATAAACTATTCACTGCGTTTGTGCCAAGGCCTGATACAACGGTTGTTACAATATAGTTCGAAGTTGACAGGTCAAGTCGACTTATACGCCCAGTATCCCCAATAAACAGGACATTATTTGCAGCAGAGTATATAATACCGATTGGGTCATTAAATCTACTTGTATTCAGAGGACCGTCTATACTACCGGTCGTGGTTACAATTCCACCAATTCGTGTCACATTGGAGTTTGGACTGATCATGCGAATTGTAGCATTAAAGGTATCTGTCACATATATATTTGATGCATCCATGGTTATACCTTTTGGTTTGTTAAACGATGCAGCTGTTCCTACTCCATCTACAGAATTAGAGGAACCAGTTCCAGCAATAATAGATCTACCTCCTCCAGTTATCGTGAAGCGGGATACTGTATGTGAGAATGTTTCAGCTACATACATAGTTGTGAATGTTGGATCAATATGCATCTGTGCAGCATAGGAAACATTTGCAAAGTTTGATGCTAGAACAGTTGCTGTAAAGGGGGGTGCTGTCGTTAAGGTTGTTAGGATTGAACTGCCCGTATCTAGAATATATAGGATGCTGCCGGTTGGATCTATTGCACATGGAACAGGAACAGAATATCGTATAGATGAGCCAGTCGTTCCATTTTCTACATTACCGTGTTGGCGATTTGATCCAGCAATAATATCTAAGATACCCGTATATATATTCACCCTAAATATTACAGAATTATATGCGTTGTTATCAATATTAACAGCAGAAGAACCCAGATATGCATTCGAGCCGTAAATGACTACACCTCTCAGACCATAGCTGTAATTCGAATACATACGTATAGGTGTAAAAGGTATGACGCTGACATTCACAGGTATGCTGGGGACATTTGAAGTAGCCTTCACATTCACATAGAAGGGGTACGTGAGATTCGAGGGGGCCGTGAAGGTTGTTTTATCTGTAAGCACATAGGTGGCTCCGTAGTTGCCATTGGAAAGCATGGGTGGCACAGGGAAGGATGTGACATTGGGAGTGATATAGGTATTGTTGACGGCGATGTTGTAAGCAGAGAGCGTGGATCCATAGATGGTAGCGGCAGAGGCCTGGATGCCGTTGGAGGAGTATAGGAGATTGCCCTGGACAGCCGAGGATGTGGGGGCGAGCTGGAGCAGGGACACGCCTTCGATACCCCGAGACCCTGTTGCTCCTGTGCGGCCCGTAGCTCCCGTCGGCCCCGTTGAGCCCTGAGCTCCCGTCGGACCCGTTCGCCCTGTAGGACCAGTGCGTCCTGTGGCCCCTGGATCTCCTGTTGCACCCGTATCACCTATTGCTCCGATGAACCCTGTGGGGCCTGTCGACCCTTGGGCTCCCTGCGGCCCTATGGCTCCCGTTTGGCCTGTCGGACCCGTGAACCCTGTGGGGCCTGTGGTTCCTTGGGCTCCTTGAGCACCCGTAAACCCCGTGGGTCCTTGAGGACCTGTGAAGCCTGTGGCACCAGTGGGACCTGTCTCACCTGCGGGGCCTGTAGATCCTTGGGGGCCTCTGCGGCCAGTAGTACCTGTACGGCCAGTAAAGCCCTGCACACCTTGAATACCCGTAGGCCCTATCGACCCAAATAAGGCGAAGGGGTTGCTAGCAGGAGTTATCGCAAATCCATTTGAGCATGCGGTGTATATAAGATTCGAAGCTAATATACCTTTGCCATTAGATATATTTGAGCTTATGGTCCGCACCTGGTAGGAAGCATCGGCGAGAGAAAGAGCACGGAGGGTGGATCCTTCCGTTATATACAGGGCATTTGAGGTATAGGCAATCTTCGATGGATTGTTAAATCTGCTTGTCCCATTCGGCCCATCAATAAATCCCGCCGTAGTAAAGGATCCTCCAATCGTTGTAAAGTAATTATCGGCAAGAGATATCTGGAGGATTCTATACTGATCAACCACATATAGATTTGACCCAGCCGAATCAATGGTAATGCCTTTCGCTGAAGAAAACCCTAGATTGAAACCATTACTAGAGGTATCACCACCCGTAGTACCAATATCAGGTAAACTAGATCCACTTGAACTATACACATATATATTACCGGTTGCAGAATTTAACGTGTATAGTGTACCTGTCGTAGGGTGCACACAAAAATCAAGACATAATTTTCCTGTACTTATAAAGGTCGTTGCAGTAAGATTAATCAAATTTAATTTACTAATAAGACCTGACGTAGGAGTGGAATCCAATACATAGAGTATATCACCACCAGGTCTAATTCGGCATGCTGTAGGGTTGAGGTATCGGATATCAGATCCCTGGGTAGCATTCACCGTGGTACCAGGGACCCCATTCGAGCCTGCAAGAATAAAGGGAGAGTAATTTGATCCAACGGGGGCGATTCCATAGACGACGTAATTTGATGCAGAGGTCATCAAAATAGAAGACCCGTCGCTAGCAATTCCATCGAACTGCGTTCCAGACACCAGATTGATAGGGGTTGTTATGAGAACATTTGAACTAAATCCGGTAAGACCTGTCGGCCCCGTGAAGCCTTCTGCACCCGCACGACCTTCCGCCCCTGTAGGACCCGTCGGCCCTTGGGCACCTTGGATACCTTGGGGACCTGTGGGACCTGTCACCCCTTGAGACCCTGTGAAACCCGTGGATCCAGTGGGACCCGTGACGCCTTGTGCTCCTTGAGCACCTGTGAATCCTTGGGCTCCTGTAGGACCTGTGAATCCTGTGGGACCTGTCTGACCTTGCGCACCCTGAGCACCCGTGAATCCTGTACGACCGGTGGGGCCCGTAAATCCCTGCGACCCCGTTAGGCCAGTCTGGCCCGTGGGACCTGTAAGACCTGTAGTTCCTGTGATTCCCGCAGGACCTTGCGCCCCTGCAGCCCCTGTCGGACCCGTAAATCCTGTAGCACCCGTGCGACCTATAATGAGGTCGGCGGAGGAAGGGGGAACTTCGACGGTTGTGCCTGAAGAAAAGGGAACATTCGAGGTAGCTAGATTTATACGATAGGTACCATCTGTGAGATTAATGCCGATTTCACCGGGTGCCAGGCTTAGATTAGACCAGGCAGCCGTAGTTTGTCGATTCATTAGTATAGAAATATTCGACATTCTAGTATGTAAGACTAAAAGAAATGAAGAAACCTAAGTAGGTTCACGTTAGTAGGACGCCGTTAATTTTACTATATCACGGTAGATATGTCAAATGTTATCAAGATTCAGAACCTACGGGGCACCTCCGTAGAGTTTTCGAATGCGAACCTGGTGCTGAACCCGGGCGAGTTCGCCATAGAAACCGATACGGCCTATGTGAAGATCGGCGCAGGATCGAACTATAACTCCACGATCTTTGCGGGGTATACACCGGGTCAGAATGGCTCTACGGGCTCGCAGGGTGCACAGGGAGCCACAGGTCTTACTGGTTCTCAAGGCACTACAGGTGCTCAGGGCTCGACCGGTACCCAGGGTTTAACGGGCTCTCAGGGGGTAACAGGTACGCAGGGATCCACGGGTACCACGGGTGCGCAGGGCTTTACAGGTACCACAGGTTCTCAGGGCGTTACAGGGGCTCAAGGTGCACAGGGTGTCACCGGTGCCCAGGGCGTTACAGGTACTACCGGTGCACAAGGATATACAGGGTCCACCGGCAGTCAAGGGTTCACAGGTGCCCAGGGAGTTACCGGTGCTACTGGACAGACAGGTACCACCGGTTCTCAAGGCTTTACGGGCGCAACAGGTGCTCAGGGAGTTACGGGGGCTCAGGGTGCGCAGGGTGTGACCGGTGCCCAAGGGTTTACAGGTGCCCAGGGTTCCCAGGGAGATACAGGTGCAACGGGTGCTCAAGGGTCGCAGGGTGCGCAAGGCCCGCAGGGTCCTACGGGAGTCCAGGGATTCACGGGGGCCACAGGTGCGCAAGGGGTCACGGGTGCCCAGGGTTCACAAGGTGTAACCGGGTCTCAAGGCTTTACGGGTGCTACAGGAGCGCAAGGGGTGACGGGTGCTCAGGGTGCTCAGGGTCTGACAGGGGATCAGGGCTTTACAGGGGCGACGGGTGCTCAAGGGTTTACGGGAGCTCAAGGTGTGACAGGGGCGACAGGTGCTCAAGGTGCGACCGGTTTCACAGGTGCTCAAGGGGTAACAGGTGCTCAGGGCTTTACAGGTGGAACGGGTTCCCAGGGCTTTACTGGTTCGACGGGGGCTCAAGGTCTTACAGGTGCTCAAGGCGTGCAAGGCAGCCAGGGTACTTCGTCGACGGTTATGAACTTGTCTTCGACTGCAAGCTCAGGCACGGTACTTTCCACAGTTGACTTACCCAACATTTCGTCGATGGCTATTTGGCTCGACGGGGCGGATCCTCTTGCTACAGGAGTTGCCCCTGCAGTCGGCTGCAACGTACCTCTTTGGAAGGACAAGTCAGGGAATGGCTTACACGGGATAGCGTATGGTTCTCCCACCTATTCGAACGGTATTGTGTTAAATGGTATTGGATCACCCTATTACACCATTCCCTACCGAGGTACGCATTCGAATGAGACTGGGTTTTTTGTTATTTCGTTTGCTAGTCTTGGAACTCAAACTGCTATTCTTTCAGGGTCTAATACTGATTCTAGAGGATTCTGGATAGATCAAATTGGAGGAAATATTAGTCTTACGAATGTAGGAGTTGCTGATGTCGCAAAAAGCCCATATTCATTTACAACAAACACAAATGTACTTCTCGAGTATACCATAACAAGTACCACTAGCAATACTACAGGAAATCTATATATCAACGGAACCTTTGGTGCAACATCTAATTCGACGCGAACAATGCTGTCAGAAACAGTTATTACTATAGGTGCACAAGTATGGAATGCCACTCCATATGCGTTGAATGGTATCATTCGTGAAGTCATTATCTACAGCAACGTATTATCGACTGCCCAGAGACAGCTGGTGGAAGGGTACCTCGCAGCGAAATGGTCTCTGCAGAGCAGCCTACCTATGGGCCACCCGTATAAAGTGTCAGCGCTTAGATCGATTCCACGCCTCCAGAGCTTTCCTGCCGTCAATCCGTCTCTCCAGTTCTGGTTCGACGGGGCGGATCCGAATGGCACAGGCGTGGCTCCTCCTATTGGGTCTGTTTTATCGAACTGGGTCAATAAGACTGGTGGGTGTAATGCGATTGCAACAGGCTCGCCCACTTGGTCGAATGGAGCCGTGTTAACTGGGTCTCAGTACTACAGTGTTCCGTATGTTGTTACTCCCACGAGAGAAACCGCATTTTTTGTTCTAAATGTGTCAACTATGAATACAGCTGGTATAATAAGTGGAAATGGCGGATCTGCATCTCGTGAATTAGTATTATATAATACGAACTTTACTCTTAGTGTCACAGATGATAGAGCACGTACGTTGAACGGCTTTACAACAGGAACAAATATACTTGTTAGTTACACATACGATTCGATAAACTCATATGCATATGGAAATGGAATTGCAGGTACTTCAGTGAGTGGATCTAGCCCATCAGCAAACACTGCGTTTCAACTTGGTGTTAGATATACTATTGCAGGGTATTTTTCAGGCACCATCTCCGAAGTCCTCATCTACAATACTGTCTTATCCGTGGGCCAGAGACAGCAAGTCGAGACGTACCTGATGAACAAGTGGAACATTATTACGCCTATAACGAGTAATCTCGCCCTCTGGTTCGACAGTGCAGATCCGAATGGCACGGGGGTCACTCCGTCGAATGTGACTACGTTAAACACCTGGATTAATAAGACGGGGGGGTGCAATGCGATTGCAACAGGCTCACCTACCTGGTCGAACGGAGTGGTGTTCAATGCTTCTCCTTACTATACGGTTGCCTATCCTGGCACGCATTCTTTTGAGACTGGATTTATTGTTGCGTCCTTCGCAACTGTAGCATCTTACATGCCACTGATAGCTGGAAATACAAACAATTCAAGAAGTTTCTATTTGTTCAGTGGCGGCATATACATGAATTCTACAGGAAAGACTGCCTTTATTCAGTACCCCGTTCCATTTTCATCGAATACAATCGTTCTTTTAGAATACACAGTGAACTCGACTACAAATTATGCGGGATCCGTCTACGCAAACGGAATAAACCTGTCAAATGGCACTGATGTAACTCCGATTGTAGCAGAAGCAAGTATAAATATTGGTGGAACTGTTTTAAATGGCACTATATATGAAATAATGGTATTCAGCAACGTGCTCTCGACCGCCCAGAGACAGCAAGTTGAGCACTATTTGATGAACAAATGGGTAGGCTTATCTAACGTACCTGGTCTGTCCATTTGGCTCGACGGGGCGGACCCGCTCGGCACAGGTGTTCCTCCTGCCATCGGTGCTGTTGTACCGACCTGGGTCGACAAATCAGGGCTCGGGCGGAATGCGACTGCCACTGGCTCCCCCACGTGGTCGAATGGAGTTGTGTTCAATGGGGCACCCTATTATACGATTCCTTACGCAGGAACCCATTCCACGGAGACGGGGTTTGTAGTCGTTTCGTTTGCAAGTTCTGTCGAATCTATCCTGATTAGTGGAAATACTACTAATTCGAGGGTATTCTTTCAATATAATTCAACTCTGTATTTATCAGAAAATAATGTTGCAGATATAGTTACAACAACTACTTCATATCCCCCTAATACAAGAGTCCTTTTAGGGTATACTCTATCATCGTCAACGAGTGCTACAGGTACTTTATATACAAATGGTACTTCGAATGCCACAGCTACGTATGCAACCCCTATTCCAGCAGAGAACTTTATAAATATTGGTGGAGCTGCCTTACCTGTATATGTTGGCACAAAACTCCTCAACGGAACCATTAATGAAGTCCTCATCTACAACACGGTCCTCTCGACGACTCAGAGACAGACGGTCGAGCTCTACCTCGCCCGCAAATGGAATCTGACTCTCCCTGGCGGAACTCCTCCCGCCTTTTCCAATCGTGCGTACCAAACGGGTGCTTTTACGGCTATGCCTTACGGATTGACCGCGTCGAATTCTGGAGTGTCCATGTCGAATTTATATACGACCTCGATTTCAGCGACTACCCAGTCCATCACCACGTGCCCCGTACAGCCTCTAGCCGTATCTGGTGCGGTCATAAGTCCCTTCACTGCCGGCTTCACCTACCTACCCTTGCTCAACGTTATCAACATAAACCCCCTGGTAACCTACGCAGGGTACTACAACTACATGAAGGCAGCCATCAATATGAAGACGTACAGCTACGGGAGAAAGCAGCTAGGAGGGCTGCCTTTTACTTCTGGCACCCCCGCCCTCTGGCTCGACGGCGCCGACCCATACGGAACCGGCGTCGTACCTACCATCGGTACAACCATTCCCACGTGGTTCGATAAGTCTGGCAATGGAGGGAATGGAACGGGTGGTAACAACCCTACCTGGGCGAACGGAATCGTCTTCAATGGGTCGAACCAGTATTATACTGTACCATATGCAGGGACCCATCCAACAGAGATTGGGTTTGCAGTTATACAGTCTTCAAATGGAGATATTATATCTGGAAGTACAAATGCTACTCGAGAAGTATCAGTCCAAGCAGGAAGTAATATAATTGCAGGAGGCTACGGTGGCGGCTTAACAAATCTAACTGGAACTGGATCTTTGAATACAATCGTATTAATCGGATGGTCATATATATATTCGGGTGGAAATCTGACTCGAGTTATATATCTAAATGGTGTACAACTTGCAAGTAATGTTACTACGGCAAGTGCGATAACAGAAACAATTGCATGGATAGGGGCGTGGGGATCTGGAACTGGTCAGGGTAATTTAACTGGTACCATCCATGAACTCATCCTCTATAGCAACCTGTTATCGACGACGCAGAGACAGTCTGTGGAAGCCTACCTCATGAACAAATGGGGCATCCAACAAGTACCTACGAGGTCCATTGTGGAAATGACTCCTTTCTATTCCCCTCCCGCTATCCTTTCCCCTTCCTTTTGGTTAGACGGAGCCGATCCTCTGAATACGGGGACTGCACCTGCAGCTGGAACTACCATATCAACTTGGTATGACAAATCTGGGTATGGAATCAATGCAACAGCCACCAACACTCCTAAATTTGCAAGCGGAGGCGGAGTTACAATACTTTTTGGCGAGTTTTACAACGCTAATTATTCAGGCACGCATTCATATGAGACTGGGTTTTGGGTTGGAAATATTACAAATTCAATAGCTGGATTGTTTGAAGGAAATACAAATGGCTCAAGACTAATACTAGCGAATGGAGCACAGTTACAAATTTATATCAAGGGTGCATCTACAATTGTTGATGCGACAGCATCACTAACTAGTACTACACTTATATCATATACTCTATTATCAACGGGGTCAAGCACAACCGTAAATCTGTTTAGAAATGGAGTATTTATTTCCAGTGGTACGCTAGCAAGTCCTATTACAGCAGAACAAAGTATTACGATTGGAAACACTAGTTATAACTTTAGAATGGTTGGTACAATAAATGAGATTAAACTCTACAATATGGTTATGACTACTGCGGAACGAACGGCGGTGGAAAATTCTTTGATGAGTAAGTGGGGTATCCCACGCACCTCGATTACCCCTGGTCTTGCCATCTGGCTCGACGGTGCCGATCCCCTAGGTACAGGCTCGCCTCCTGCGGTCGGCGCTATAGTACCCACGTGGTTCGACAAGTCTGGCAATGGGTACAATGGGGTAGCAACCCGTGGGAATCCGTCATGGACATCTGCAGGCTTTTTGTTTTCGAATTATGCCTCCACACAAACAGCCCCCTACTTTAACGTAAGCAGCTTCCCAACCACATTTCAATCAGCCCAAACTGTATATATTGTTATACAAAATGCAGCATCAAATCTGGCAGGGAATTACTATTACAATAAGGGAGGACCCGGCGTGAGTTTAATTAATTATACAAACTCAACAGCCTTAGCACTAGATCTCCGAAATAACTCAAGTACCGTTCTTGGTGGAGACATGACAGTTAGCCAAACAGTTCCTACAACCGCCGTATTTTCTTTTACCTACAATGCTTCAGGCGCATATTTATATACAAATGGGACATTGGTTAAAAGCGATACAACACCGATTACATTTCCCACGGATTCTGGATATCCTACCGCCATAGGAAATGCTCTCGTTGGTATTGTGAGTGAAGTCATCGTCTATAACAGCGTCCTGACCACTACCCAGAGACAGGGGGTCGAACAGTATTTGATGAATAAGTGGGCCATTCCACAAGCAACGACTTCGCTTATCCAGTCCATCCCCGTGAATTTGACCGGCCTCTCAGTGTTCTCAGGCCTCCAAGTCTGGCTCGACGGGTCTGATCCTTATGCGTGCGGCGTGGTGCCAGCCAATGGTGCGGTAGTACCAACGTGGTTCGACAAGTCTGGGAATGGATACAATGGGACTGCTACAGCGTCGCCCACGTGGTCGAATGGATTAAGTCTATCAACTGCAAACTATTATACGTCAACGTATAGTATAACTGCAAATACTGAGATGACATTTCTAGTATTGTCCTATCCTACTGCAAGTGGATTTGTAAATCTGCTGAATGGTCCTAATCCATCGAATAGATACACTTTTTATAATTTTACTGCGAACACATTAAATGTTGCAGAAAAAGATACTACTACACGCTATAGCACTTCAATAACTCCCCAAACAAATACTACAATCTTACTTGGAATAAGTATATCACCTACATCAATCACATCCTATTTAAATGGAATACAAGCTACCACCACAACCGTTACTTCTGCATTTACAAGTGGAAATACTATTATAGGTGGATTTGGATCAGTAATATTTAATGAGATACTAGCCTACAACACGGTCCTATCGACCGCTGACCGTCAATCCGTGGAATCCTACCTCATGAACAAGTGGAACATCAACTACTCAAACGTACCTGGTCTGGCCATCTGGCTCGACGGCCAAGATCCTCTCGGCACCGGCTCCACACCTGCGATAGGTACTGTTGTGCCCTTCTGGTACGACAAGTCAGGGAATGGGTACAACGGGACTTCCGCTGGCACTGTCTCCCCCACCTATTCGAATGGCGTGGTGTTTAATGGTTCACCCTATTATAGCATCCCCTACGCAGGCACTCACTCGACCGAGACGGGGTTTATCGTACTTAACTTTGCGGTCGCTACACCTAGTCAATTATATTATATTCTCAGCGGAAATACAGGAAACTCAAGAACTGTTTCATTAAACTATGGTACAACAAACAATACGCATATTAATTTCACGAATAATCAAAACATCGTAAATACTACCAGCACATGGACAACGAATACAAGAGTTCTCTTAGAGTATACAGTAACAAGTTCTACAAATACAACCGCAACTATTTATACAAATGGAACATCCAATGCAACAGCGACATTCAATGGAAATTCATTCCCTGCCGAATCATTCATTACACTCGGTGCATTTGCAAATGGAGCATTTATTGGTTCTTCTCCCATCAATGCAACTATATCCGAAGTCCTCGTCTACAGCAACGTCCTGACTACAACGCAGAGACAGTTGATTGAAGGATACCTGGCAACGAAATGGTCTATGCAAAGCTCCTTACCCGCAGACCACCCGTACCTTTCAACCCCTGTAACAGGGTACAATCCTCGCAACCAGTACTCGACGCCGTCGAATGTGGGGTATCTGGCGGTGCCGCAAGATGCTGTTTCCATGAATCCCGCAACCTCCGTGCTATCGTATGACGGCACGTCGTGGTCTGTGGAGTAGTCTTAGAGTTATAGTAAATCATAACTAAACATTTGCAATCTGCAGATGTTTATTTATACAAAAGATGCTCAAGCCGAAGGCGTACAAGCCGAAGGCAGATCCTACGCATACATCGTAAACGCCGTTCCTGTCCAGTAGACAATGGCCTGCGGAGCAGACACTGCCAGAGTCGGGTTCGTGGCCGTCACATTACACATTGTAATCGTAAAGGCCGATGCATTCTTTATATAGACGTACAAGTTCGAATCCTCGACTCCTAGGGAGGACGATAGACCGTGTAAGCTGTTCGAGGAGGCTGTTACAAGAAAGGTGGAGCCTCTGTTGATCGGCGAAATCAGCTGGGTCGTCGTATTGCCATTCGCCGGCACGATGCTCATCGACGGAGCCACGGCAAATGCTTGCACCGCATCCAGTTGCGTGAAGGTCACTCTCGTCACGTACTGGCCCGCTAGCACATTCACCGTCGAGGAGAAGGAGTGGGCGTAGAAGACCGAGACCGTATCGGCATTTCCTAAGACGATCGTCGTACTGAACGAGCTGCCCTGGAAGTTAATGACGGACGAGGTGAGCATCGCATTCGACCCCTTCGATACAATGATAGTCGGCTGGGCCACCGTCACGTCAAAGATGCTATTGTCCGTTGTCACTTGGCCCGAGATGAGGATGGTCAGATTCGATGATGCGGTGAGAGTACCGTTCGAATAGGAGAAGCCGACCGTGCCATACGAATTTGACAGATCCATCGTGTCATAGGTAATCTTCGTGGGTGTTCCCGTGGAGACCGGTATTTGAGAGGTCAGATAGTACGAGACCGACTGCAGAGGACGCTGTACACCAACAGGGCCTGTGGGGCCCGTGAGACCCAGGGCGCCCGCCGACTTGATAATCAGAATGATTTGGTGCGAGGCAGCGAAGGTGGCACCCCCGCCGACATAGGTTACAGGGATGTCGACCCAGGTATTGGGATACACGGTAATGGGTGCACTCACTGTCCACGTCTGGTAGACCGTTGAATCATTGGCGTCTTGCACAATAATCGTGTCCTTTTGCTGGATCAGAGCTAGGAAAACGTCGACGTCAATGCCGAGCTGTGTAATATGATTTGCACTTATGCTGGTGGCCGCCAGCTGGTTGGCCGAGTTCCAGCGGAGATTTCCTTGGCCAGGGTCGCCACTGGTTGCGCTGCTGGCTCTGTATTGGAAGTAGGAGCTGCTCTGACCTTGGGGGCCCTGTGGGCCTGTATTGCCCGTCGGTCCCGTGTTGCCCGTCGGACCAGTGGGTCCCGTATTGCCAGTCACACCTGTAGGCCCTGTGTTGCCTGTGGGCCCTGTGTTGCCCGTCGGTCCAGTAGGTCCCGTATTGCCCGTCGGCCCCGTATTGCCCGTGGGTCCCGTATTACCCGTCGGTCCAGTAGGTCCCGTATTGCCCGTAGGCCCCGTCGGTCCAGTGTTGCCCGTATTACCTGTCGGTCCAGTAGGTCCCGTATTGCCAGTCGGCCCCGTCACCGTACTTGTCGCACCCGTGGGGCCCGTCGGTCCAGTAGGTCCCGTATTACCCGTAGGCCCTGTGACCGTACTTGTTGCACCTGTAGCGCCAGTAGGACCCGTAGGTCCCGTCCAGCCAGTAGGGCCCGTCTCTCCAGTAGGTCCCGTATTACCCGTGGCACCCGTATTTGTAGCTGTACCAGCAGGGCCCGTCCAGCCAGTAGGCCCCGTCCATCCCGTGGGCCCTGTAGCACCCGTATTTGTGGCTGTGCCTGCAGGCCCTGTAAATCCAGTATTTCCCGTGGGACCCGTATAGCCCGTAGGACCCATTAAACTGTCGAGCTGGGTAAAGGTTATACGTGTATTGAACTGTCCCTGCAGGATAGTAATGCCTGTGGAAAAGGAGTTTACGTACTGAACCTTCACTTCCTCACCTGGTTTTATAATGAGCGTTACTGCAAAGGAACTTCCCTGGAAGTTAATTTCGGAGGATGTTAAAAAGTTGTTGCTGCCCTTCATCACAATAATCTGCGGCTGAGGAACCGTCACGTCGAAGGTGACATTATCGGTGAGAAGCTGACCTACAATAAGAGTATTGATATCATTCGGGGTCGGATTTGTCAACACTCCTGCCGAGTAAACTAGGTCACTGCCCCCACTTGAATTTGCCGAATCCGCCTGGTTGTATGCTACATATACGGAGCCAGGGCCTGCGACCGCAATAGGTGCCGATAAGTAATACGATTGGGAGGGAAGAGCTCGAGTCAGCGGCATAGGGCCCATAGGACCTGTGTTACCTGTGGGACCCGTGACTATACTTGGTGCACCCGTGGGTCCCGTATTGCCCGTGGGTCCCGTATTGCCCGTCGGACCCGTGTTGCCCGTGTTGCCCGTAGGTCCAGTAGGTCCCGTGTTGCCCGTGTTACCCGTCGGCCCCGTGTTGCCCGTGGGTCCCGTATTGCCCGTCGGCCCCGTAGGCCCCGTGTTGCCCGTTGGTCCCGTGTTGCCCGTCGGCCCCGTATTGCCCGTCGGCCCCGTGGGCCCCGTGTTGCCCGTGACTCCTGTCGCTCCCGTATCACCCGTCGGCCCAGTCCATCCAGTAGGGCCCGTGTTACCTGTCACTCCTGTAGCTCCCGTGTTACCCGTGGGTCCATCTATACCGTCCAAGTTCACAAGTAATATCTGTGATGTACAACTGCCTAATGCGTTATGAACATTTGTAAAGGTTATATCTCCCGTATCCTTATTGTAACTGGAAACATACGCCTCGAAGCTTGCCGCACGATCCGCAGACATAACAATAACGGAATTACCCTGAAAGTATGCAAGTCTCGTCTCCACGGTAAAGCTCGTACTCGGTATGCTTCCCACAGGAATACCCGACCCGAACAGACTGAACGCAGTCGTTGTCGTCGTTGAAAAGCGGTCCGAATATCCCGTCGGGCCTGTATTGCCCGTAGGCCCTGTAGAACCCGTATATCCTGTCGGCCCCATCATATTATCGAGCTGGGTGTAGGTAATGCGTGTATTGAATTGTCCGCCCAGGATATTGATCCCCACCGCAAAGGAATTCACATACTGAACGGTGACTTGCTCCCCAGGTCCAATGCTAAGTGTCGTAGCAAAGGAACTTCCCTGGAAGTTAATCACGGACGATGTTAAAAAGTTGTTCAACCCCTTTTTCACAATAATTTGCGGCTGAGGGAGGGTCACGTCGAATAGCCTGTTGTCCGTGAGAACCTGTCCTGCAATGAGGGTGTTTATAGAATTGAGCGTAGGATTTGTCAGAGTTCCTGCCGAGTAGACAAGGTCGCTGATTCCGTTCGAATTTGCCGTATCAGCTTGGTCATAGACGATTTGCGCCGAGCCAGGACCACCCACAGAAATCGGCGTAGATAAGTAATACGACTGAGAGGGCAGAGGCCGGCTTTGCGGTGTGGGACCGGTGGGGCCTGTAATGCCAGTAACGCCAGTGGCACCTGTAAAGCCCGTAAAGCCTGTAGGACCCTGCACGTTATTCAGCTGGGTGAACGTGATTTTTGTATTGTATTGACCGCTGATAATATTAATAGGTGTCATAAAGGTATTTGTGTACTCGATGCCAACTGTATCATCTGGTCCAAGAATAATAGTCGCACTAAAGGTGCTTCCGTAGAAGTTAACAACAGAGGATGTTACAAGGGCATTTCCATTTTTCGTGATTTGAATGGTCGGCTGTTGCAGGGTGAAATTGGCAACCGTGTTGTCCGTAATGACTTGCCCTGCTACCAGGACAGTCAGTGTATTTCCCGTCGTATTTGTCAGGTATCCTGTGGTCGGCGCACCCGAGTTAGCATCGTAGAAGAAGTCGGACTCGCCGAAGGAGTTGACAATGTCCTGCGTATCGAAGCCAATGCGAATGGAAGATAAGGGGGCGACCCCCAGATCGCCCGTGTCGATGGGGTCAATGTACCATGTCTGCGTTGGAAGAGGCAGAATCGGCAGAGATGCACCGATCGGACCTGTCCATCCAGTGGGACCCTGAATACCCGTAGAGCCCGTCTGGCCTGTGGCACCTGTCTGCCCAGTAGACCCCGTGGGCCCTGTAGCACCTGTCGCACCCGTGAGAGTCGCCTCACCTGGAGGACCCGTCCAGCCAGTAGGCCCCGTATAGCCCGTAGCACCCGTAGCACCTGTCAGAGTAGCCGTACCTGGAGGACCCGTCCAACCAGTAGGCCCCGTCGATCCCGTGTAGCCCGTTGCACCTGTATTGCTTGCTGTACCTGCGGGACCCTGGAGACCTGTGGGACCCGTTTCACCCGTGGGGCCCGTCTCACCCGTGGGACCCGTATCGCCGGTGGGACCCGTGTCGCCAGTGTCACCCGTGTCACCCGTGTCTCCCGTATCACCCATAGGACCTATCTCACCCGTGTCGCCAGTGGGTCCAGTGGGACCGGTTTCACCCGTGTAGCCAGTAGCACCCGTGCTCTCCGCTGTACCTGGAACACCTTGGGCTCCCGTAGGACCCGTTGAACCCGTGTAACCCGTTGCACCCGTATTAGTCGCTGTCCCAGCAGGCCCCGTCCAGCCAGTGGGACCCGTCATGCCCCTATTTCCCGTCGCACCCGTATTGCTCGCTGTACCAGCAGGACCCTGAATACCCGTGGGTCCCGTCATGCCCGTCGGACCCGTTTCGCCAGTTGCACCCGTCATAGTGGCCGTGCCGGCAACACCTTGGCGACCTGTAGGACCCCTATCACCTTTAGGACCCGTGTCGCCCGTGGGGCCAGTGTCACCAGTGTCACCCGTGTCACCAGTCTCTCCCATATCACCCTTGTCTCCCGTCTCACCCGTGGGACCCGTATCCCCCGTGGGACCCGTAGAACCGGTAGCCCCCCTCATACCCGTGTAGCCAGTAGCACCCGTACTAGTAGCTGTGCCAGCCACGCCCTGAAGACCTGTGGGACCGATGATACCCGTGGGACCCGTAGCACCCGTATTGGTAGCTGTGCCAGCAGGACCGACCATGCCCGTGGGACCCGTTTCACCCGTAGCACCCGTAGCACCCGTATTGGTAGCTGTGCCAGCAGGGCCGATCATACCTGTAGGTCCTGTCATGCCCGTGGGGCCCGTCATACCCGTTGCACCTGTATTCGTCGCCGTACCTGCAACACCCTGAAGACCCTGACGACCCGTGGAGCCCGTATTTCCCCTAGGTCCTGTCATGCCCGTGGGACCGATTTCGCCCGTGGGTCCAGTGGGACCCGTTTCACCCGTGTAGCCAGTAGCACCGGTACTCGTGGCAGTACCAGCTACACCCTGAAGACCTGTGGGGCCGATGATACCCGTGGGTCCCGTGGCACCTGTATTGGTCGCTGTGCCAGCGGGGCCGACCATACCCGTCGGACCGGTATTACCCGTGTCACCCGTATATCCTGTTGCACCTGTATTCGTCGCCGTACCTGCAACACCTTGGAGACCCGTAGGACCTGTCTGACCCGTCCAGCCAGTAGCACCTGTATTCGACGCTGTACCTGGGAGACCCTGGAGACCCGTAGGTCCCGTCATTCCTGTCGGACCCGTTGCACCTGTCTCGCCCGTCGGACCTGTGGACCCTGTCCACCCCGTAAAACCGGTGGCGCCTGTATTCGTAGCCGTACCTGCAACACCTTGGAGACCTGTAGGGCCGGTCTGACCCGTCCAGCCAGTGGCACCCGTATTCGTCGCCGTACCTGCAGGACCCTGAAGACCCTGACTACCTGTGGGGCCTGTCCTGCCCGTGGGCCCCGTCGAACCCGTGGAACCCCTGGCTCCCGTAGCTCCTGTAACACCTGTAGCACCGCTTGCACCAGTATCACCGGTGTAACCCGTCGCACCCGTGCTTGTGGCCGTACCAGCCACGCCCTGAAGACCCGTAGGACCGATCAAGCCCGTAGGACCCGTGGCGCCTGTATTCGTCGCCGTACCTGGAGAACCCTGCATGCCCGTGGGGCCCGTCATGCCCGTGGGACCAGTCTCTCCTGTTGCACCGGTATTCGTGGCTGTACCTGCAACACCTTGGGGGCCCGTCGAACCCGTCTGACCTGTCCAGCCAGTGGCACCTGTATTGGATGCTGTACCTGGAGAACCCTGGCGACCCGTGGGACCCGTCATTCCCGTGGGACCCGTCGGCCCTGTATCACCCGTATCACCCGTCATACCTGTCCACCCTGTAAAACCGGTGGCGCCTGTATTCGTCGCCGTACCTGCAACACCTTGGAGACCCGTAGGACCTGTTACGCCTGTATAGCCAGTAGCACCTGTATTGGTGGCTGTGCCTGGCATACCCTGAATACCCTGAATACCCGTGGGCCCTGTCCTGCCCGTAGGCCCCGTAGCCCCCGTGAAGCCCCTGGCTCCCGTTGCGCCGGTCCTACCCGTAGCACCCGTCATACCTGTATCGCCAGTATAGCCTGTAGCACCTGTATTCGTCGCCGTACCTGCCTCGCCTTGCATACCGGTCGGCCCCGTCAACCCCGTGGGTCCTGTGGCACCCGTATTCTCCGCTGTACCTGGAACACCTTGCATACCCGTAGGACCCGTCATGCCTGTCCACCCTGTAAAACCGGTGGCGCCTGTATTCGTTGCTGTACCTGCAACACCTTGGAGGCCCGTAGGACCCGTTTCACCCGTATAACCTGTCGCACCTGTATTCGTAGCTGTACCTGCAGGACCCGTGTATCCTGTAGGTCCTATATACCCCGTTACACCTGTTGCACCCATAAGGCCTGTAGCACCGGTGGGGCCAATCCACAGAGCACCCGACGGACCCGGATTTCCCGTAGGACCCGTCATACCCGTGGGTCCTGTGCGACCTGTACGCCCCGTAAATCCAGTTGTTCCCGTGATGCCTGTAAATCCTCTCGGTCCCGTTGGACCAGTAGGGCCACTCACTCCAACATCACCCTGTGGACCAGTTCTTCCAATACGACCCGTGTTTCCCGTAGGACCTGTGTGACCCGTCATTCCCGTAGGGCCAGTAGGACCCGTATTTCCCGTAGCACCTCTAGGCCCTGTATTTCCTGTTAGACCGGTTGCACCCGTTGCACCCGTATTTCCTCTCGGCCCATTGTATCCCTGAATTCCCGTAGGTCCCGTCATACCGGTCATGCCAGTCATACCTGTCATGCCCGTCATGCCCGTCATACCCGTGGGTCCCATGCGACCTGTAGGACCTGTGGGCCCTGTATTGCCAGTGTTGCCCGTGTTACCTGTAGGACCCGTCGGACCTGTAGGACCTGTCTGACCTGTAGAGCCTGTTTGCCCTGTACATCCTGTGGGCCCCGTCGGTCCCGTGGCCCCCGTAAAGCCCGTCGGCCCCGTGGCCCCCGTAAAGCCTGTAGGACCCGTAGAACCAGTAGAACCCGTAGCGCCCGTGGCTCCCGTGGCTCCCGTAGTACCTCGAATGCCAGTTGCGCCAGTTGCACCCGTATAACCTGTATATCCTGTAACACCTGTGGCTCCCGTAGCTCCTGTAACAGTTGAGGTAGGACCCGTAGGACCCGTTGCTCCCGTGTGACCCGTCTGACCTGTCGGACCTGTGTGACCTGTCGGACCTGTAATCTGCGAGGCATAGCCGGTGGGTCCTGTTTGACCCGTGGGACCCGTGTATCCTGTCGATCCCGTCGGACCTGTTTCCGTTGACTGCGGACCCTGCGGTCCATAGTAGCCAGTAGGTCCCGTAGGACCGGTCACCGTTGACTGCGGACCTTGTGGGCCATATAGACCGGTATAGCCCGTAGGTCCTGTCGGACCCGTGATTGTCGATGCTGGACCCACGGGACCCGGGTCACCTGTATTACCGGTTGGACCGAGATATCCTGTTGCACCTGACGGACCCGTGACACCCGCCATACCGGTCATGCCCGTAAATCCTGGAGCCCAAAAGGTACCCCCTTTTCCGTCGGTAATTAGGATGTTATTAGCAGGTAAATTTGCACTATTGGTATCTAGTGCAAAAATTTTCCTTAGTGTAATAACATCCGTGTCGTATACCCGTCTCGACATTATCTACAATAGATTGTACGTTTTTGACTGGGATTTTCCCTAGCACATTCAAATATAGGTGTAGTACACGTACATTTTGAATGAGCACTACTATCAAGTCTATTTCGCTTGAATGGATGCCCAGGTCTGCCCAACGAGTGTGTAATAGTCGGCAACATCGTCGCCGTGGATGGTTCCATCGGCAACCCCCTTTTTCACTTCCTCCAAATATAGAAATGTGTATTTGATGATATCATCATAGGTTGTTGTTGTTCCACTGTTATATTCGCTAACGGCCATTCCGAGTTCAAAGCCTAGATGTGCGAATGACATATCTACCGTGAAATACTAAATTAAGTGTCGTCTCATTCAAGGCCGGAAAGGGTATCTAGCAGCATATCAGGAGATGTAAAATGGTGGTTGAGGTCTGATATGGTGGAGAGATCGTGTGCTTCGGTAGAGGATGAACTAAGTTCCAGTACATGGGCTCCCTTTGGAAGCAGCCAGATCCAAGCGCTAGCTGTTCCAGAACAAACAACCGCCCACGCCCCTGAGAGGAAGGCGATGATTTTTTCAACTGGCATATCGTCCACCACTTTCACATCATACCCACGACGCAGGGCTGCTTCTAAGGGCGCATTCGATTCCATAAGAACAATGGACCGATAGCCGTTGAATAGACGTACTTCGGGTACCCAGAAACAGGAACGCAAAGCCGCTATTCCCGCCTTCGAGGTTGGTGCAACAGGGAGGCAGTATGCTTTCTTGTAGACGATGTATTTGTCGCCAGTGTCGATGGTATTTGTAAGTCCGAAGAGTGCTGCGAGACCCTTGGCTTCGGCGGGGCAGAGGTATTTGACTGCCTCTTCTGCTCCTTCTGCTTCTTGAGCGAATGACTTGAGTAAGAGAAGTTTTGCAAAATAGGGTAAGAATCCGAGTCCCCCCTCGACAGGGAGCGGTGCAACCAGACCTACTTCATACTGCTCAGTGGGGAGCAGAGGGTAGAGAGAATCTACCGACCATCTTTCTTGAGCTCCAGGGGAGGAACCAATATACATCTTTGACGAATCAAAGGCAAGGCCCGTCATAGTCTCGAAACAATTGTTCACGACAAATACTTCTGGGACATCCTGTGTTACAGGGGTTGTGCCGAGCTTTCTGGAGATTCCTTTCTTCGAGAGTCGGTGCAGCCAGCCGGCAGCATCAGGTCCTTGGACGCAGGAGGAGAGAATTTCTTTCTTGTTTATAAGTCTGAGAACAGGAAGTCTCTCATTCAAGCCCGTGGGGTGGACGTGGTGGTGGATAGGACTCGCCGTTTCACTCACTGCCTTGGACCCCATATGCCATGTAATAAGAGAGCGGGCAGGGTTCACCACAACAAACTTCTTCTGTAACATGCGAAGAGCAAATACGCTGCAGGCAGGGGTTCCGAGGGGGAAGTCGAGGTCAGCAGCTGGATTAGGATGCCGCTGCACATCCTCAGCACGAATGACCCAGCAATCCTGGGAATCGGCTAGCGAAGCGGACGGCGAAGCTGAAGAAACCAGCTCCGGATTATCCATATTTCCTGATGCAGGTAGCTCATACCTCCGCAGTGCCAGGCACACATTCTCCAAATTCAGCGTCCAGAGATCTTTCCATCCCAGATCCAAGAAGATAGTAGGGTTCGCAAATACTACAAGGACATCTGGTGGGAAGGTTAGGATCGTCCGCATAATCTCTGCATACGTGAGTCGCCGGCCGATACTTCTTTCTTCTACCTTTTTACTTATAGATACACTTTTCCTCGTGGGTAGCATACCCGTTTCTTGTAAGAGAATTATCTTGTCGATCAGAGGATTCTCTGCATTTCTCTCAAGACATTCCTGGGCCTCCTGCGTCTGGTTCGTCTGCGTAATCAGCCAGAGGGGTCTGGCTTCTGGACCCGAAACAACCCTGTAACACAAGAGTTCTGCTAACAGGGTAACTGCATGCTGGATCGATCCATCCCATTTGGGTAAATGGGCAAATGTTTCATGAATGGTAGGTAAGTGCAAACGGTTACCCATAGGTAGGTGCAAAATATTGGGGCCTTGGCCTTTGTGGGTAGTTAATATAAGAAGGCTGTCGCAGACCGGTGGCTCATCTGTAATAAGATATGTCGGCCACACACCATCGGTAGGCCCTGTCCACACCGTATCGTAGTGTTTCGAAGAAGGCGAGAAGCAGAGAGTTTTCTTCTCCTTCCAGAGACTCGCATCCGTCTGAAGAATTCGCTGCATCTGCATCTTTCTCTTTGGCCGCCTCTTAGTTTAGGCCTGTATTTTAAGAACGGTCAGAGCCGCTGTAAGTTCTGTGTGATTATATGATGTTGACGAGCACATCCAGATAGTGTAATAGAAGGTTCCAGCACCTGGGCTATCGATAGCAAACCCCTGTATATTCAAGTGGTCATCTGCTTGGTTATCTATGGGAAATGCTGCCATATAATGGGTGCTTGTTGACGCTGATGGTAAGGTGACTGGCGTCGTTCCTGTTACAATATTTGTGGAAGAAGAGGCACTAGCATTCGAGGTGGTAGCACGACCCACGGTTAGTTGTACCCCGTACTTTCTACCATAATAACATGCATTCGCCATAATAAGAAGTTTCGTTGTCGCCGTAGTCGTCGTAGGGCCCAGCTGATAGATGGCAGTCTGGGCCGTTCCTATCGTCGTTGTTAGCAGCGTGGAGGAAGTGGCTTGGGGAGAATTGCCCAGCATATAGCTTATAGAACTCGGCGGATTCGTCAGCGAGTACACAGGACCCTCTAGGCCTGCAGGCACCGCTGCACCAAGCGACTTCTGTTGAACAATTAGGTCGTAGTTTGAAGTACCATACGTGCCCGTCGGCCCAATCATCCACCCTCCAATGGCACCAGGGTCGATGGGATTTAGCGCAGGACCCACATTAATAAACGGCGTAGCAAAGCCAGATTTTGCATATAGAATACCATTTTGGTCGGTTCCCAGCGTACCCCACACATTTGACGGTCCACTGATGTTCAGAGTTCCTTGACCAATACTAATGTCCCTCCATCGCATGGCCGTTGCACCAAGAGAATATACATTGTCCTGGCTAGGAAGAATATTTGCCCCCACACGCAATGCAGGACCCGTGGGTCCAATAGACACTGTCGTGCGAGGAGTTTGTAGATACTGCGGGGCATAGCGAGCTCCTACGGCAATGATTGGTGCAAGTTGAGGCGAGATATCGATGATAGACCAGTTGATTCCATCTGTCGAAGTCAGGACCCTCGTATTATACCCTATTACTCCATTCGTCACAATCCACCGAGCCCCGTTCCATGTAGGAATTGTAGGACCTAAATATGCCACCACTGATCCTGGTATAGCTGTACAGTCAGTCCAATTGATACCATCATAGGAATAGATAATCTGTGCACCACCCGCCCCACCCTGTCCCGATATTACCCACATTAGACCGTTCCATCCAATTCCCCACCCCGTTGTCATACTCCCTGAAATATTAGTGACCTGCGTCCAGTTAATTCCATCGTATGAGTAGGCAAGAAGAAACGTACCATTTAGTCCAGATGCTATCCACATATACCCGTTATATCCCACCGTTCGAACTGCTGAAGCACCGCCCGTTCCAAATATACTCGCCGCCGACGAAGATACTAGCCAATTGATACCGTCATATGAGTATTGGATGGCCGGTACCGTTGAACACTGTATCCAGAGATTTGCACTCGCCACAATACCAGATACCCCCGCACCATTGAGTGTCCATGTGATTGCATCATAGGAATAATATAGGTAGTTTCCAGATCCATACGTTTCCAGAACTACCATCCACATAGTTCCATTCCAAGCACCATACCTGAAGAGACTATTGCCGCCACCTTGAGTCTCCATCGACGCCACTGCCCTCCAGACAATACCGTCCGCACTCGTGGCGAGACGAGCACCTGTATTATTAATTGAGCCGCCCGCTAGCCAGTAACTCCCATTCCACACGACAAATCGCACGCCTTGGTTCGCATCCTTAAATAATGCATTCCCCGTAATGGATGGAAACCACTTGACACCATCGTAGGAATAGCTGATTCCCTGCCCTCCCACGACCATAAAGTTATCTGTCTGCAACGTTGCAGTAACAGCATTGTTTGCATCCATATCAACCAATACACGACGGGAAGCTGCCCCACGACCAAGCGATGTAAAGGCGCCCACCGAAGAAACAGACCATGTGATACCATCTCTCGAATAGATGGCCGAGCTCGTCCCACCTGTAACAATCCAGAGAGTTCCATTCCATACCACGGTCATTGGAAGGGTAATTGTTAGTAGACCATTCGCACTCGTCGCAGCAGTCCAAGCAATACCATCATAGGAATAGGCAATTACATTGGTCGAACTTCCTGCCGCAACCCACATACTCCCATTCCACCCTATAGCATTGACGGTAGATGTAAAAAGGCCATTAATATTCGGCACGCCCAACCAAGTAATTCCATCTGTGGAATAGGCGATGGCTCCTCCAGGCGCAGCCCCAGAACTTGTACCAACTGCGACCCAAAGTACTCCATTCCATGCTATGCCATACACCCAATTTGATGCGAACACCGTGCTCGATGACGGCGAGAGTTCCCAACTCATGCCATCGTACGAGCTATAGATGCCATTATACGCTCCAAGCTGCCACTGTCTAGAGTTCGCCGCAATAGACATCTGAATTTGAGCACCTGATGGAGAATTCGTTGACACAGTCCACGTGATTGCATCATAGGACGAATATAGATATCTAGCTCCATTGGCAGCATTATATATGGCAACGAGCCACATACTTCCATTCCACGCCGCATAATCACACGAAGATCCGTTCGAATACACATTACTCAAGGCTGTCACAACCCTCCAGGTAATACCGTCGCTACTTTGTATAACCCGTGCTCCATTATTTACATTCTGGCCGCCCGCCAACCACATTTGGCCATTCCATACAACAAAGTTTATAAACGAATATTGTGTAAAAAGAGCATTGGCTGATGCCGAGGAAATCCAGGTTAGCCCATCGTATGAATAGTAGAGGCCGTAGCCACCGAGCACCGTGAACGCTTCCGTGACTGGTTGTAAGGTTGCAGGCACTGCGTTGTTTTCGTATATATCAACCAATACACGACGGGAAGCTGCCCCACGACCAGTCGCTGTAAAGGCTGTGGCCGAAGAAATAGACCACGTGATGCCATCTCTCGAATAGATGGCCGAGTTCGTGGCACCTGTAACAATCCAGAGAGTTCCATTCCATACCACGGTCATTGGATATGTAGTTGTTAGTAGACCGTTGGCACTCGTTGCAGCAGTCCAATTGATACCGTCATAGGAATAGGCGATTGTATTGTTTGAACTTCCTGCCGCAACCCACATAATCCCATTCCACCCTATAGCATTGACGGTAGATGTAAAAAGGCCATTACTATTCGGCACGGCTGTCCAAGTATATCCATCCGTGGAATAGGCGATGGCTCCTCCAGGCGCAGCCCCGGAATTTGTACCAACTGCGACCCACAGTATTCCATTCCATGCTACGCCGTACACCCAGTTTCCCGTGAACACCGTGCTCGATGTAGGTGAGAGTTGCCAATCTATGCCATTGTACGAACCATAGACCCCACTATAAGATCCAAGCTGCCACTGTTTAGAGTTCGCCGCAATAGACATCAGATATTGAGCACCAGACGGAGAAACCGTTGACACCGTCCATGTGATTGCATCATAGGATGAATATAGATGTCTAGCTCCACTGGCGGCATTAAGTATGGCAACGATCCACGTACTTCCATTCCACGCCGCACAATCACATGTAGACCCGCTCGAATACACATTACTCAAGGCCGTAACAACCTTCCAGTTAATACCGTCGCTACTTTGTATAACCCGTGCTCCACTGTTTACCACGCCGCCGCCCGCCAACCACATTTGGCCGTTCCATACAACAAAATTTACATATGACCCTGCTGGAAACAGAGTAGTCGCTGATGCCGAGGAAAGCCAGCTTAGCCCGTCGTACGAATAGTAGAGACCATTGCCACCGAGCACCGTGAACGCTTCCGTAATTGGTAGCAATGTCGATACAGGAACTGGATAGCCTACCCTGCGACACGACACATTTGTTGTAGTCGTGGGCGGCAGATTTATCCCTGTCCAGGTGATTCCATCGGGAGAAGTCAGGGCGTTGAAACTGCCCCCTGATACATTTGCAACAATCCAGCGTGTCCCCGTCCACGCAGGAGTTCCATTGTTCACATTTTGCGTTGCATTGATGGTTAGATTCTGCGGTACAATCGTGGCTATGGACCAGCTAATTGCATCGTACGAATATAGAATCTGTGCACCGGAAAAATTGCCGGTTACTATCCACATGGAACCATTCCAGGCAACTCCCCAAATTGCACTTATAATGTATGTTACGCTGCTCGAAGCTGTCCAAAAAATTCCATCGGTGGAATACGCAATAGCTCCTCCTGAATTGGAAGCATTTCTTCCAACTGCCACCCAGAGGGAATTACCATAGGCAGCATTTAGAACATTGTATGCAAAGATAGCAAAGGCTGATGCAGAAGTACTCCAGTTAACTCCGTCATATGAGTATTGGATGGTAGGTATACAGGCTACCCAGATGGACGAATTTGCAGTGATAAGTGCAGTTGGACTCCCATATGAGGTCCATGTGATTGCGTCATAGGAAGAGTACATTGTATATCCGAAATTTCCATATAGCCAGGCTATTACGAGCCACTGTTTTCCATTCCAAGCACCCGATAGTATAGAAGAACCTCCTCTGCCCGCATCAAGATTATCAAGTGCAGCTACCACTTTCCATGTAATTCCATCCATGCTCATGCAGACACGAGTGCCTGAATTACCATTTGACCCACCTGCTAGCCAGTAACTCCCGTTCCATATGATAAAGGAAATACCACGGATGGATGAACCCAATAGACTATTTCCAGTGCTTGATGAAAACCACTCAATGCCGTCATATGAATATGCCATGCCGGCACCTCCAACCACGGAGAAGGACTCGCTTACGACGAGGTAGGAAGTGCCAGAACCTGTAGGGCCTTGGGCACCAGTATTCGTAGCAGCACCATCAACACCTTGAGGACCTTGCGGTCCCTGCGGACCTTGAGGTCCCATGGCACCCTGGGCACCGGTATTTGTTGAGAATCCGCTAGGACCGGTAGCACCAGTGGCTCCTTGACTACCTTGAGTACCTGTGGAGCCTGTGGAGCCTTGACTGCCTTGACTGCCCGCAGATCCAGTGGCCCCTTGCACCCCTGTATTACCTTGACTGCCCTGACTGCCCTGACTACCTTGACTACCTTGACTGCCTGTAGCTCCTTGGGCGCCGGTATTCGTTGAGAACCCAGCTGGCCCTGTCTCCCCAGTAGCTCCTATATCGCCTTGACTGCCTTGACTGCCCGTTTCGCCTTGACTGCCTTGACTGCCTTGACTGCCTGAATAGCCTGCCTCGCCTTGAGTGCCTTGAGTGCCTTGAGTGCCTTGAGCCCCTGTGTGACCTTGACTGCCCTGAGCGCCTGTCTCGCCTTGACTGCCTTGAGCCCCTGTGTCGCCTTGACTGCCTGTATCGCCCTGACTGCCTGTATCTCCTTTCGGTCCAGAAGTATTTATAGCCAATGATGTTTGTGATACAAGCATTGAAGGACCTGTACTAAAGAGAGTATTATTGGTTATTAGATTCCATACTAATCCGTCGTAACTATATATTACATTGTACGTCGAGGCATTATATGTATTAACAAAAAATCCAAGATCATTACTACTATATGTTAGCGTATATCCAGATGCTATAAAGTATAGGCCGTTGTATGTAATAGATATACATGTGCTTGTGATATAGCTATCAGAATTTGTAGTAGGCTGCCAGTTTACACCGTCCTTACTATATAATATGCCGTGGCCAGAAGACGTTCCTGCTAACCATATAAGACCATTCGAACAAAATATATAATTCGTCGGCATAAATGCAAAGAAAGCATTTCCATTTGCAAATCTAGCACTATATACTGGTTGCAGCGTCTGTGAACTAACAGATCCGTACCAAGTGATTCCATCATAACTGTAACAGATGGGGTATGGGGCATTTGCTTTACTTCCTACCATCCACATTTTTCCATTAAAGGAAATTGATACTATGGTCTGACCCGATATTAGAGAACTAATATTCGTTGGATTTGTCCATGTGATAGTATCAGCTGACAGGTAGAGGTCAGATGAGGTTCCAATGTAGAAGTAACCACTGCCATAGGCAATGCTGGTGGCTGAGGCACCTGGACCTGTTACTGACGTCCACGCCTGACCATCTGTGCTTGAAAACAGTAGACCATTAATGAGAGTTAGCCAGAGTCCATTGCCCCATACAATATGAGAACATATCGCTGGTGGTGAAGGAAGCCCAGTTGTTGCTGTATTCCAGGTGGTGCCATTAGTGCTGCGAGCTAATACTGCAGATGAATCGCCGCCGATCGATCCAGCAAGCCATATGACATTATTATAGGCAATGATTGCCGTTGGAAGGGCAGAACGAGCAACCGTACTGGGTGGACTATTTATACCGGTTTTCGTTATTCCGTATTGTAATCCTAGAGCACCAGGACTGTCTGCTGAAATTGTTCCCTCAATCCATATCGAAGATCCAGGTCCCAAGGCAGGATTTGCGAACGGCTGGGTTGATACCTTTGTCCATGTAAGGCCATTGCTGCTGTATGCCATAAATCCATTACCTGATACATCAATGCCAGAGCCGACGCAGAAATTTCGATAGACGAGGTTTGCGATAAACTTCCCCTCAGCACCAGTGTCACCTTGAGCTCCAGTGTCACCCTGGGCCCCTGTATCACCTTGACTGCCTGTATCACCCATGTCACCTTGAGCGCCAGCAGGTCCAGTATCGCCACTATCTCCTTGAGCTCCTGAATCGCCTTGACTGCCTTGCCCAGTATCACCTTGACTGCCAGTAGGACCAGTATCGCCACTGTCACCTTGACTGCCAGTGTCACCTTGACTTCCAGTGTCGCCTTGTGCACCCGTTTCAGTTGCCGAACCTGGAAGACCTTGAGCACCCGTGTCTCCTTGACTGCCTTGACTGCCAGTCTCACCCTGAGCACCCGTTTCTGTAGCAGAACCTGGAAGACCCTGGGCGCCCGTGTCACCTTGAGCCCCCGTATCTCCCTGTGCACCCGTGTCACCTTGAGCACCCGTTTCTGTAGCAGAACCTGGAACACCCTGGGCCCCCGTATCTCCCTGTGCACCCGTGTCACCTTGAGAACCTGTTTCACCTTGAGCACCCGTTTCAGTTGCTGAACCTGGAAGACCCTGGGCGCCCGTGTCGCCTTGACTGCCTTGAGCGCCAGTCTCACCCTGAGCACCCGTTTCTGTAGCAGAACCTGGAAGACCCTGTGCACCCGTGTCCCCCTGAGCTCCCGTGTCTCCTTGAGCACCGGTGTCTCCTTGACTGCCCTGCATTCCAGTGTCTCCTTGACTGCCTTGACTTCCTGTATCGCCTTGACTGCCTTGGCTGCCCGTATCTCCTTGGCTGCCTGTAGGTCCAGTATCACCCGTGTCACCTTGGGCGCCAGCGCCAGTATCGCCCTGTGGCCCCGTCGGGCCGGTAGGGCCAATTAGCGATAGGACCGGATTCCACGTCCCGCTCATATTTCTAATTATCTTACTATATAAATAACACAGACGTATCGAACCCTATACATGTGCACATATATCAAATGTATCAAAGCTAAAAGATAAGCATCGTACTGCATATCTTTTATATTTGCACTACAGCACTCTATTACGATTTCACATACAGCATACCTGTAGCATAATCGATGTAAAAGTCGCCGATGCGGCTCTCAGCAGGAGGATTCGTGTCGGGCGTACCTGTATCGCCGAAAAAATATGTACCGCGCATACCCGTATCTCCTTGGCTGCCTGTATCTCCTTCGCTGCCTGCAGGTCCTATGTCTCCTGTGTCTCCTTGACTGCCTGCATAACCCGTGTCACCTTGAGCACCTGTATCACCTTGACTGCCTGTAGCTCCTGTGTCTGCTGCACTACCTCCAGGTCCTGTGTCTCCTTGGCTGCCTGGATAACCAGTCTCACCTTGTACACCCGCATAACCAGTGTCGCCTTGGGCGCCTGTTTCTCCTTGGCTGCCCGTTTCTCCTTGAGCGCCCTGTGCCCCTGTTTCTCCTTGAGAACCCGTGTCACCTTGACTGCCTGCATAACCAGTGTCGCCTTGGGCTCCTGTGTCTCCTGTGTCTCCTTGGGCACCAGTATCTCCCTGAGAGCCAGTATCACCTTGACTGCCGGCATATCCTGTTTCACCTTGGGCTCCAGTGTCTCCCTGAGCCCCAGTATCTCCTTGGCTGCCAGTATCACCCTGAGCCCCTGTGTCTCCTTGAGCTCCAGTGTCGCCTTGTGCACCAGTGTCTCCTTGGCTGCCCGTATCGCCCTGTGCCCCTGTTTCTCCTTGAGAACCCGTATCTCCTTGGGCTCCAGTGTCGCCTTGAGCTCCTGTGTGTCCTTGAGCGCCCTGTGCCCCCGTTTCTCCTTGAGCACCAGTGTCGCCTTGAGCTCCTGTATGACCCTGAGCCCCAGTATCTCCTTGAGCACCCTGTGCCCCTGTTTCTCCTTGAGAACCCGTGTCACCTTGACTGCCTGCATAACCAGTGTCGCCTTGGGCTCCTGTGTCTCCTGTGTCTCCTTGGGCACCAGTATCTCCCTGAGAGCCAGTATCAC